TGCTGGTTCTAAAGCTGATGTTCCGTAAGGAGCATACTTATCATTCCCTAAAATCCTAAAATGAGCAATTTGCCAGTTTTCAAAGGTCAATCCACCACTGTTCCACTGGAATTGAACATAATTAGGGTTGGTTGGGTCCTCTCCTTCTAATCTCTCGACTTCATCTTGGGGTAAACCGATACAATTTTGAATCCCCGTGTGTTCGTCGATGTCTAAATATAAAAAGAAGTCTCCATATTTACACATTGTTCGTGCCCAACCAAAAAGGTTGGAATTTATGTTTAAAATATCATAATATAATGAATGAAGGATAAACTTTATCTCTTCGTTAGAACATTTAATGTTTAACATAGGGGTTAAACTAGAATGAGTTGTCATTTCATCTGCATAAATATCTAAAGATGAGGCAATTTCAGGAGTGTATTCCATTTGATCAAAATCAACATAACGCTCTGAACGGTTTCTGTTAGAAATCATATTCAGTGCCATGACATTCATAGGGTTGTATTCAGACTTTTTAAACTGTAATCCTGACGCGGACTGAAATTGTGACGCAAATCTATCTAGTTGCCGCCTTCTCAGTTGTCTTCCTGTTTGAGTTCGTCTCTTTACGATTGGTCCGGAAAAAATCCTCGTCAATGCTTTAAACAGGTTATTCTCGTTGTTGTTGGGGTTTCTATCGTTTTTAGCCATTTTTTATCCTTTGTAAATCCAGAAAAACTCTTTCGCTTTCTCTATTTCTTCTTCGTGTTTCTGGTCAAAAGTCTCTTTAAATCCTTTTTGACCATCAATTCGTGTTTCAAAAGTTGTAGTTGTCCTCATAATACCTCCTATCATGGCCTTTTTGTATTCGATCTCTCTCTGATTTTCTTCCAATGCAGTATCGCGGACCCAGCAAGCAATAGCCAAAGACATGACGAGATCGTCATTGTAAGAGCGCATTGCTTGGGGCTTGCCATTATACCAGATAAAAGTTTTAAATTCATGAAACAGCCTTGTAGAGTTCAGTTTAATTAGTTTGTTTCTAACGTACTCTTCCAATTTAGCTACAATTAAGGGTCTGGTTTTGGTACTTGTTGTAAACCCCATGACGGCACGGTCGTTACCTTCAGCCATCACAGCATCAATATATTCATGAGTCGACTTAACCGAATAATAGATCTTGGGATAACCAAGATCATTTAATTTCTCTAAAACTGAAATTCCAATTCCGTTGTTTTCTACCACTAATAAACAAAATCCATACTCTTTCCCGGATTCGTTTAAAATATTCGCGAAGAGATCTAAGCTTGGCTTCCCTTGGTATTCAGCGACGACCTCCATTGTATCAAGCCGGATGATGTGAAAAACAGAATAGTCAGCACCGTCTCCTCTGGCGACATCGGCCACAAGTACATATGAGGCTCCTTCAATATATTTTTCCCAAATCCAAAAATTTCGGTCATAGCCGGTCTTATACAACGGAGCCTTAAGGTTTTCAAATAACCATTGCATATCATCCGGATGAACAACCGTATCTCCTGACGTATTGAAGTTACATTCCAGTTCTTGAGCAATTTGTCTCCGAGACATATTCTTGGTTTCTTTTAAAAACCAGTCTTGATCTCTTTCTGGGTGTACATCCCAAGGTAAATTAATCGGGTGAAAATCGTTCTCTTCTGCATCTGCATCAACGTATGTCTTGTGAAACCAGTTTCCTACCCCATTAGGGGTCGACAAGGCTATACAACGGCCTCCTGTTGACAGAGTAGGGTAAAGACCGGTCCACAGGTCGGCGAGGCCGTCAACGTGTGCTGCTTCGTCTATAACGAGCAGTGATAACGCTTCAGAACGACCGGCATCTCCAGAAGTGGTTCCGGCTTTGATCTGAGACCCGTTTGATAATTCAAATGAAGTCTTATTGTCCGTGATGATCTTTGAGATCTTAATCCAATCCGGAAGGTGCTTCATGATTGCTTTTACTTTTCTTACTAAGTTGGCCGCAGTCCCAAATTTGGTTGCGATCACAAGAATGTTCTTGTCTCGGTGGAAAAGCATAAACCAGACAATGTACCCCGCTGAGATTGTGGAGATACCAAGTTGTCTGGCTTTAAGTATAATATTAAATCGATAATCATTAAAGTCCTTGAGTAGGTCTTTCTGATAATCGAAGGTTTTAAAAGGAATGAGTCCCCTAAGCGGATGTGAAATTAGACAATAGTTATCAATGAAGAATTGTGGATCCTTCCCGCATTTCACAATCTCCTTAACAATTTCTTGCTTGGAAAGTTTAAAAGCCATTTGACCTCAATTATTATTTATTCCATTGTTGAAGAAGAGAATAGGCTCCGCCAGTATCTATACTCGCTTCCTCTAAAGTTCTGAGGGCCTTCATAATTCCTTCGAACCCTGCTCGATCTTTCTCTATTGCTTCTCTTCCGACCTTTTGCACTGCTGCAGCGATCCGTTGTGCCTCGGCTTTTGGATTCTCTTGATAGGAAGCACGAACCGCCGCGTTATAAACCGAATGCCACGGGCTATTATGATAATATTCTTGATGCCGATCGTTTTTCCATGAAGAAAAACTCTGCGGGACCTGCCTAAGTTCCAGAACGTTTTGCAGTTCTTCTCGGATTATTTGTTTTAGTTGTGGATTTGTAAGTTTCATTTTTTTGTTCCTTTCTTTTTTACAGGTGCCTTGCGTTGCGGTTTGGTTGCATTTATAACATTCTTTAATTCTTCGCGAATAATCTGCTTTAGTTGTTCTTGTGTAAGTTTCATTTGTTATTTGCTCCTTTTTTAATTTTTTCATTTTGTGGGCGCTTAGTAGAGTGTTGCGCTAAAAATTTTCTAGTTACTTCGTTTTCAGTATCTCTAGAAGGTTCTAAGAGCGGATCTCCTTTTAGCCCCGAGATTTTATAATTTTGATGAGCCTTGACAAACGATCGGACTCTCGAGATAGCTATAAAATCAACAACGGGTTCACCTTGTTTTGTCAAAGTAACACTGTTACCTGTTATTTTTTTGTACTCTCTTTGGAGGAACTTTTTCACTTCATTCAACATTGATTCGATTTCGTTCTCGAATTTTGGATCAGCAGCCTTCTTTAGAGGATAATCGCTTTGATAAGTAATGCAGACCGAATTAGCAGAAAATCTAACTGCGAATCCATCATTCACTCTCTTATCAGTTATGGGGTTTCCCTCTTCTCTTTTAAGACCAACCTTGCGAGCCTCTCCATCAGATGAATACCTTTCATCATGTGCACCATCATAGCCATTTGCGGCTGCTTGTGCTAGGCCTTGTATAATTTCTAGTGTATTTGAGCTCATATTTTATTCTCCTGGTCCTTTGGGGTTTTTACCCTTTTTAAGATTAGCTTTGTGAACGTCTCCACTTTTAAAACGTTTGGCTAAATTATATTGAGGAGAACCTTCGGGACACTCTTTTGTTCCCATGGGAGTACAACGTCCTTTTTTGAGATCTGATCCTTGGATCCAATCTTTCTCTTCCTCTATTTCTGATTTGGCCGCCAAACCAGCGTCTTCATAACTTTGCATATTATAAAATGGAATGTTTTCTGGGTTTTCATTTCTGATAAAGAGTTGGCTCCACACCAACCTTTGAAAGTCGTGTTTGAATTCATTATCGAAAGGTTCTGCTCCGATTAACTTTGGAGCGTCTTCTAGGCCCCAGCCATAGTCAAGTTTCTTTTTGAACATACCGTGCTCTTTATCAAAAAGGTCCTCGAGACCAGCTCCGGTTTTTAATTGCTTAACTGCTAATTGAACAACCTTATTATAACGATTCAACATTTCGCTTTTGGTTTGTTTTGACATGCCAAGCAATTCATGTTTAAAATACTTCCACACTTTTGACTTCATGTCATCAAATCGGCCTTCTTCCAATTCTTCCTTTATAAGTTTTTTTAGATAATTGGGTGTTAATTTCACTTGTTTGGTCTCCAGCCTTTCATCCATCGTTCTTCTCTGTTTTCGACCCACTGAATGTAACACTTGTTGCAACATTCGAATTTGGTCATGTAAACATCATCATTCGATTTAAATGAATATGTATTACAAACAGGACAAGAGCGCTTGGATTCTTCTTTAAGTAGTTTTGAGGGGATAAAAACGCCATGGATCTCTTCTTTGTCTAGGTCTTCGCTGGTCGTGTTGTCCTTGTAGGTCTTTTTAAGTTGAACTAAATAGTCTTTTTCTTTTTCATCATCCCAGGTGGCTGCGGGATTCACAACAGCTGCTTCCCCGTACTTCTTTGCTATTGCTTGTTCTACTTTAACGGCGTAGTTTGGGTCTTTCTTGTTCATATTACCTCGGTTTTTTAGGGATTATTGGATCTCAGCGCATTTTGTCCAAGTCGTCTTTGGTGTATGGCTGAGGCCGATCGGGATCTTGAGGATATGCTCTAAATTCTTGATCCAGTCTCGATGCCGATTTCATACTTTTAAAATATTGACTGGATATATCTCCGTCGCGTTTTTTGTAGTAAACAATGGTATGGTCTTTTGTACCTTCAGGGATTTCACTGTCCTCGTTGCCGATATAAACAGCAGGCTTTTTAACTTGGTATGTCCTTTTTGTTTTAGGGTCGTAATTGGTTAGTAACGCTTGAAACTTTTCACCGGGCTGTATGGCTTTGGCTTCAACAGCCGCATGAACGTCCTTTGGTTCATACGTTTTGCTTTCGCTATCTTCATTAACGAGACTTTCAAGTTCTTCTTTAATAATTTGTTTTAATTGTTCTTTAGTGAGTTTCATCTTTCATATTCTCCTGTAAGGTAAACATATCGTCCTGCTGCGGGCTGATCTATATCCCATTCTCTTGGTACATCTTTTGTCATGATTCGAGCGCTGTCTCCATCATCAAAATAAATAACAATTTCACCATCGTCTTCCACATCTTTCTCCAAAAAATCATATTTCTTAAGAAACATTTCTACTTTAGATGGACTTGTTTTTGGGGCAATCCGCGGACCGTCTTTGGCTCCCCAATCTCCCCAATCGTCGAGGCCATATCGGCCAAACATATTAGATTGGCTCTCGAGAACATTTTCAAGTTCTTCTTTGATAATTTGTTTTAATTGTTCTTTAGTTATTTTCATTTTCTATAAATCCTTTTGAGTTGCTCCAACTCGGCATCTTGTTCCTCGTCGGACATTGCTTGAAACTCTTGACTATTCATTAATTCATCAAATGCAGCGTCGTAATCTGCATCGGCTTTTTCAGCAGGATAATTTCGAATATCTCCAGCTTCATCTAACATAATTTCAAGCTCTTCTTTAATTGTTCTTTCTAGTTGTTCTTTGGTTATTCGCATCTTAAATTTCTCCGTAGTAACGCTTGCCGTTAATTTCGACAGCGTCTTCATAGCCATAATCACCGGGCTTTACTTCCCAAAATTCTGCGTCTTCGATGGAACCACCGTCGGGCACGAGTTCTCTTTTAACCATGTCTGCGAAGATTACTTCCTTTGCTTCTTGAGGAACCTCTGATTTCATTATTTTTGCTATCATTCTTTTAAGCATTTCTTCAGTTATTCGCATCGATTTCCCTCACGGCATAATATGTCCCCAGTGATGTTCCTGTCGCAAGCAAAAAGCCTCCGAAGAAAGCCCACATGGTTTTGTTTGGCTTCATTTCTTTCCGGAGCGTTGCAATTTCGGTATCGCGAATCTCCAGTAGAGTTGTATTTTTTGCGGTTTCTGTTTCCAACTCTGCTTTTAAATAGTCTAATTCCAGTTGTAATTCCGCTTTTGTTGTAGCAATTGCTAATGATTTTTGGATCTCGCACTGCTCAACGGACATCTCACGACCAGCAATAATGTTGGCCACCGCCTCATCATTCATTAGACGGCCGTCAAAGGGTGCTACGTCGCCTTCTTCAAGGTGAACCATCAAAGGCTCTGCTAACGCTGTAGAAAGCAAGAATAGGATCATTACGCCTCTTCCTGTTGATAGTGACTTTTAACAAGTGCAACAATCTCTTCTGCTGTGGCTAGTGGCCAACCTTGAGATTCATAACGCTTAAATTCGTCCTCGATCCACTTAATCGATTCATCGGTTACTCCGGTCTTGGGAGAATCTCCGGTCCTTGGTGCTCGGTCTTGATAGGCCTGGGCGACAGTTTTGGGATCACGATACAAGCAAATCTTTTCTGCGTGTTCTGGAAACTTAAAGGGCATCCTATAGTCAATCCACGCAATTCCAACAAGAAACATGTCTTGCTCTGCATGGTCAATTATAAAATCATTAATCCCACTATTCATTTTAGGTGTAGCTGCTTTCTTGAGAGCCATAACGGTTTTGCTGTTTTCATCTCTTTCATCCTCGGGCACCTCATTCCAATTGGGGGTTGCAGCCTCAACTGCCGGAATGTAGTCTATATCCTGAATTATAAGGTTGGGAGCATTTAATGCTTTCACTTTATCCATCAAATAACTTTTACCAACCGCCGGTGGTCCGGCAATAACCCAAAGTTTATTGTTTCCTTGTTCTTCTAGAAACCTATTCCAATTTTCCATTATAAGTTTCATGGCTTATCCTTTGGATCCATAACAAGGATTCCAAATTCATCGGCGAGGATGCGATCAATTGCTTCTGGGTTGTCTTTGTTTTCTTCGACAAGCCTTCGCACTCTCTCTGCTTTTATCAATTCAGCATGGTCGCTAGACTCCATAGCTGTTTTGTTTGCAATCTCTAAAGCTCGTTTGTATTTAATGTTGGCTTCGGTTTGCATCTCTGTTTTCTTTTGGGAGGATCCTTCAATCGCATCGATCTCTTTCTTATAAAGTTCTCGAGACATTTGTAATTGAGTTTGAAGGGCTCTGACCTTCTTACCTCCAAGAGCGTAAGCCAAAACAATAGCGCCTCCGATAACCAGAAATCTCCAGTTATGGAAGCACCATAGTTTTATTTTAGCCCACTTAAGCCTCACGACTTATCCTCCGTGTTTCCACGATTTTGCAAAATCAATTGCAGATTGTCCACCGATGTAGCAAACAGCGACCATTCCCCAAATGTCTGGGTCCAAGTGAGCCCAAAGCATCAAGCCTGTTGCCGTGAGAAAAACAAGCAATTTACGGCTTGCAATTTTTTCTTGGATGGAATCTAGGATCCCTTTATTTTTGTTTTTAATGTACAATTCTTTTTGTATCATTACTTTCTTTTCTTCATTCATTTTTGATCCTCCTCCATTCGACCTAGGCGTTGGCGCATACAATCCTCGTGTTCTTCTTGGGTTTCAGCACCTTTGCAGAATTCTGCTGCCTCTTGATCGGCTCTATCTCGCCAATCCTCTTCAATTGTCTCTTCGGACATCACGGCTTCGAGTTCTTCTTGGATAATTTGCTTTAATTGTTGTTTTGTTATTTTCATTAGATTTTAACCTTTGCATAGCCATCTACTTTTTGAATGTCAATTGTCATGTCGACAATGTCTTTGAGGGATTCGAGATGGGAAATAAGTAGAACCGTTTTGAATTGTCCTTTGATCATCTGCAGGAGTCTAATAAACCCTTCCATATGCTCTTCGTCCAATGCTGTTGCTGGCTCGTCAAGGATAAATAGTTCGCTTTTCGGTAAATTGGTTACTGAAATTAAGGCTAAACGTATAGCCATTGAAGCAATTGTCTTCTCTGCTCCGGAGCCCATCGACAACGGTCGAGGATCATATTTGGGGTGTTTAATATAAATTTCTAATTTATCTCCAACATTATCAAAGAAAACCTCAAAGTTAACAAGGGTATTAAGAATGTTAGAAATCTCTGAATTAATGATAGGGAGCATAGATTTAATTACTTGATAAGAAACACCGTTGGCATGCATGGATTGAATGAATAAATCATAGGCAATATAATCTTTCTCTGCATCTTCGATCTGTCTAATTTTTTCTTTTGCCTCATCTATCTGTCGGCGGGTTGCTCCTTCTTCTGACATAAGACTTAGCACTTTCTTATTACACAAATCTGTGTCTTTTTCTTTCTTTATTATTGTGCTTTTAATAGCAGTGAGGTCTCTCTGCAAGGACTCGAGATTTTCGTAAGCCTCCTGGTTTTCATAGTAGTGACTAATCTTTGCTTCGATCTCTTGGATCTCCTTTGACGCAAGAGCCTTCTTACTCTCGTTTGCCTCGTTTTGCGCTTTAGTCTTTTGTATCTTCGATTCATTTGTTTTTACCTCTCTCATTTTTAAACTGTAATCAGTCAGTTCAGCTTTGATGTAAGTGATGTTAATAGCGCCTTTTTTCTCTGCTGTCAATTCTAGATCATACTCAAAACCCTTAAGGGCTCTTTGGGATTCTTGGATTAGAGTCTTTGCTTCCTCTGCTTCCTTAACGAACTGGTTGTTGGAGCAATATTGACACTCCGGATCATATTCGTGGTCATGCAACAAGTCAATTTTGTTTTGATAATTGACTATCTCCATCTTAGTTGAACGAATATTCCTTTCTATAATTGAAATATCCTTTACAAGATCCTTGTGTTTTTCAACTTGGGACTCTCTAGAGTCAAGATCAAAACCCTCAATAAAGCCTCGTAAACGTGCTTTTAAGGCAACCAATTTCTTCAGGCGACTCTCACCATTAATTAAAGACTCGGAGGCTGTGGATAAGCTATTCTGCTTATTTAATAGTTCATCTTTCAAATCATCTATATCAAGCCAATCTGCTCCAACGTTGTTTAGTTGATCTTGAATTATTTTTTCTTCTTCTTGTAATTCTTTGGTTCTTGCTGTGTGTTTTTTGCAAAGAACAGTTTGGCACTCAACCTCTTCTTTAATCTCAATCAGAGCCTCTCGGCTCCACTGAAGTTTTTTTCTCCAATCGGTTGAATTGAGATGCTTGATTACCCCTTTCATTTCAGCTGAATCTTTCTTTGCTAGTTTATGCTTCGCTTCAAACATCTTGAGATCTAGGAACTTTGCAAGAATTTCTTTACGCTTTGTAGAGCCCTCATTGATGAACCCGAAAGCATCTGTCTGAGATGCCATCGAAGTCAGCATGAAGTCATTAAAAGTTCCGAAGGTTTTTTGAATGTTGGAATCCGTTTCGTTTCGGGTGGTTCCGTTTTTACTTTCGTAGTGCTCACCTAGGGCATAGCGTGAAAAATCGAGTTCCGTTTTAGCTTCGTTGGTTTTAACACCTTTTAGGGTTTTTTCGTATTTTTCAAGATTTCTAGTAATCGTGTAGGAATCGTCGCCGACGCCGATCTCGAGTTGACACTTAGATTTTTGTTTATTTTGATTAATAATGTGGACATTCTTTCTTTCTCCTTTTGACGTTGCATTAAACAACCCAAACAAGGCAGCATCTATTATGCTTGATTTACCTGAGTAATTTTTTCCAAAGATTCCAACAAGACCGTTCAGTTTATCAAAATCAATTTCATTCTTTTCGCCGTAGTTAAATAGATTGTTCCACTTCATTTTACGCAGTTTCCATACAATATTCCTAGAAACATCTTCAGAGCCTTCTATTTGTTTGGAAAACTTTCTATTTAACTCCAGAACTTTGTCGAGAACCTCGGTTGTAATTTCCTTATCGGACAAAAAAACTTTTATATATTTCTCCTGTGTGTTGGGGTCTCGCATATTTATTCTCTTACCGTCGTTATCAACAACAGCCTTAGAAGAATATCCTGCTTTGTTAACAAAATTAACAGAATGAGGATTCCATTTTATATTAGCATAATCGCAAGCTCTTCTTAATTTGACGAGTGGTAGATTATAATTTGATACCAATCTAAGTCTGGCATTTTTAGGTACATCTACTTTTGGTAGAGTTCCGTCTTGATTAATCTCAACGGTCACAAATGGCCGGGGCGACATAAATAACCTCTTCTCAACGTTGAAATTGTCTTTGTCTCGAATATTCCAGAGAAGATAACCTTTAAATAAAGATTCTCCAAAGTTCTGCTGAACTGTAGAGCCGGCATACCAAACGCGCTGATCCATATCTAAATATTGAGTTCTATGAATATCTCCAAGCATGGCGAAGTCAAAGTCTTTAAAAACATTGATGTCGTCCTCTCCGTTTTCTAGAGACCAACCATCATTGATTTGACATCCCATAATCGCCCCATGGTAAAGCGCAATGTTTACCTTAGATTGATCTGAGGGAGAGACCCAATTGTCCCGGTCAAACACCGAGAGGACATTCAGGCAGACCGAGTCAGTTAATTGGGTCTCTCCAGAGTTCTTTAATAAATGTAAGTTTGGATGCTTTAGTGCCTCAATAATTGGGGTTATAGCATCTTGACGATTCTCATTCTTAAGGTTGCCATCGTGGTTTCCTAGGATGATATAAGTCGGCGCGATATCTGCTAGGTTCTTTAAAAATTCTGATGTTAGCTCAAAATACTCAGGAGATAACTGTGTCTTTGTATGCGCCATATCTCCAGTGTGGATAATATAGTCAGGACAATCTTGCTGCAGTCTATCGTAGATGTTTTTAAATACAATCCTATATTCTTCGTGATATTTTAAATTTCTTATGTGAGTGTCGCTAATGTGTGCAAAAGTAGTCATGAGTCCTCCATTACTTTCTTACTATAATATAACCCATATTGTATAGGTTGTCAAGTGTGAAATCTAATTTATAAAAAATTAAAACCTCACAAACTATGCTTTTCATATAAGCCGAGTTGCCCGTTATAATTCTCATTTCAAGACCCCAGTGTTCATTGATAAAAATATGCAAAGCCTCCTCTACTTCCCAATGACGCAAGCCATGTAAGTCAAGCGTCTTCATCTTTAAGGTCCTGCAGGATCAAGGGAACTTGAGCCTTCGAAGTCTTAAGAATTTTCAGGTAAGATTTAATAATTTTCTCATATTCCTCTTTGGAAGTATATTTTTTAAGGTAATAATGTATCGACATAAAATTATATAAATCCTCCCTAGTAAATTTACCAAACAGCTGCGAGATCAAGCGGATGGCTTCTTCCGGTGATGTTGCTACAAAATTTTGAGTTTGTTTATCTTTTATGCCGTGTAGGTGAGAAAAAGTATAGCCTTTTGCGGAGAGCATTGCCACCATTAATTGTGTCCGATGCATTCCTTTAAGGTGTCCGGACTCGCCTGAATGGTAAGCAAATATTAACCAGGGAAGGTCACCTATCATCCAATCAATTTGAACATAACTTTCTCTTTGGCCAAAATAATCATATTGAGGAAACATTGAAAAAAGGTTACCCGTGGTTGTTTTTTTATTAGCCACATGGATCATCCCCTCTGTACTTATCGGGTGTGCTAGCAGTGTTAAGAAAGCCTTCAATTTACACATTTCATCAGTACTTGTTCTCGCTCTTGACCTTATATTTTCATAAAGAACCTGCCATTCATTATGACACACCCTATATTCACTAAGCTCCTCAGCGTTATACGGGGCGGCTTCAAATAAGTGTTTAAAATCCAAAGCCAAGTCCATATCGCCCGAAACCGGCTTTTTACCGACGCTACCAACAGGATAAAAGTTCTTAAACACATGCGCCTTTTCTGGAAAGATAAATCCTAAATGCTCTATATACTTTTTCAATGTTGGTCTAATGTTTTCGCGAACAATTGGACTCGCGTAGTCCTTGAATATATTACCGCCCATTGGTGCCTCCTTCTTGTGCTGTTATGAATATTTCCTCTATTTCTATACAATTTTCTTCTTGAAGTATTAAACTATACCACCAGCATCCGCCTTCATGATACATTTCTTGCTCCACATAAGAATCGTTAAGCAACAAAACAGAAACAGTCAAAGAGTCGAATTCATTACACACCCCTGCTGTTATTTCAATTTCGGTGTGACTCGGGTAATCACAACAAGACCACTCATAAGCCTCTGTTGGTATCTCTATGTGAGATGTTTCTTGAGTTGGTACGTTTCCGCAACCTAGTAATAAATATAATAACATATGTCCTCCATGTTAATAAATGGGATTAAAGGGACTTGAACCCTTACAGCCTATTTGGCCAACGGATTTTAAGTCCGTTGTGTCTACCTATTCCACCATAATCCCTTATAAGTTTCTTAATTGTTTCTCGAGAAAATACATGTCGCCATCTATATTCTCTGCTTTGTTTAATCTTTTTTGGAAGACCTCTGGTGACATCGATCCAATGTCCTCATAACTTCCAATGTTTAATTTTTTAATTTCTAAATCATATTTCATCAGCGATCTAATAATCCAGTGCGCTTTCTTTTCGGCATCCGGGTCTAAAGCAATATAGACTGGTGTGTCATGAATTGCTATTGCTTGAAATAACTTTGAGTCTTCTCGAAGTGTTGAGCCGAGAATTGGAATTGCATTGTCTCCTGCCACAATAGCATCAAAGACACCCTCGACTATTATTACAGGCTCGTCCCAGTCGATATTAAGCTCATTAAAGACGATGTCTCGGCCACAGGGCGGATTAAGATAGCGACGACCATGCCCCACATATGAACGAGCAATAAAGTAATTACAATCTCCGTCGTCGTTAAAAGATGGGATGATGATTCTTCCGGCATATTTTCCTTTGGGGCAAAAGCCCATCTTCCAGTTTAGGATTTCTTTTTTTGTTACTCCTCGGCCTTGAAGGTAATCAAGAGGGGTCTGTGACCTAAGTGGCAGATGTTTATTACAAAGCGAAATAAATTCTCTGGGCAAATCAACCACCTGTTTTTCTTCAACGTTGTTCATTTCATCAAATAGACCATCAAACTCAGAAAGATCAAGTCTTCCTTGCAGCTCCAGATACTTTTGTCTTTGCTGATATTTTCCAAACTTTCTTACAAGTCGATAAATGTTTTTTCCTCTCGCATCACACACCCAACATTTAAAGGAGTTGATCGAGAAATTGACCGACATCTTTTTCTTGTGGTGTTTGCAAAACGGGCAGGAATATAAGTGTTCGTCGCCTGCACGACGATAGGAACCGAGTATGTCGGTTACGATCTTTCGTTTATCATTCATGTTGTCCTCTCAATTATAATATAACTGGTTGAGAAGATTTGTCAAGAAAAAATCTTTTTTATTTCTTCTTCATTGACATGATCTGGTATAAATTTATCAATTGGTTTCCCTGCAGCGAGGGCTTCTCTGAACTCTGTCGCTGAAACAAAGTCTTCCTGTTCGTAAGAATGTTGGATCTCAACGATGTTCGCAAAGGATTTAAAGTAACCCAAGAACCCTGCTTGGTATCCTGTGTCTTTTGACGACATCCCAAGAGAGATTTGATTTTCCGTTTTGTCGTAATTTTCCTCAGCCCAATCAAACACATCAGCAAAAGGGTTCGTGTAGTGGCCGTTTTTGCCCTTTCTGACGCTTGCGCGTTGATAGATGACCTTTGGGTTATCCAAGATGCCGTAAAGCCTTAAAACGGCTTCTGCTTGCTCTATGGAGACTGCAAAGTCATCGCCAACTTTACGCTGACGTTCTCCGCAGAAAATTCGAACCTCAGAAACTTCTGGGTTGTTAATATAGTGCATAAAGAATTTGTAGTGCCCTACATGGGGTGGCTTAAAGCCGCCGGGTATAAGTACAGTAATCATGTCCATGTGTCCTCCTAGTGCATGATAATATATAATATAACGTGTTAAGTAGTTGTTGTCAAATCTAAAAGTGAGACAAAGCGACGACAATTGAATCGGCCATGTCATCTGTGCCGGGTTTTGGGTTTCCGTGTCGAGTTAGTTCAAAAATAAAATCTTCTGGATATCTTGCCGAGACCCATTCAATAATTTTTTTCTTTGTGTTTTCGCCTCTTTTAATTTTGATGCCGCACTTAGACCTGGCTGATCTTGACGGAACGAGAACAGGAACCATATGAAAGCAGTGATACGCCATAAGCGAAATCATGCCGTTGAAGCGTTGCAATTTACTCATTGTTCCTGCCGTGGTTTTTCCACCAGAGAACATCGTGAAAGGCTCCTCTATTCGAACTTCCGTTACCTTATACTTGCGATCTATATCCTTTAAGGTATCGACAAAGAATTTCCAAGCCCTTTCCTCTAAGGGTTCTTTTTTAAATTTTACAAAGCCGAAGACCAAAAGGTTTTGTTGATCATCAACAACACAGTATCCAATTTTGGATGTGCTTACATCTATTCCTAAAATCATATACATATTATAACACATCTAAAGGTATGTGTCAAGTTTTATTTTATCTTATTAGTAGTTGGACCTGTAATTGATATTTATAGTTGTCCCATGTTGGCCCCAATAATCAAGTAATTCTTGGTCTCCACTATATTTTTCAATATGTTTTTCAAGTAGTTTTAATAGATCAGCATCTCTACCTTCGAGCTTCTCAAGGGCACTGGGGTCTCCATCGCTGGCCTTGTCTAAGGCTGCTGAGACTTTGGCCCATTCCATATTCATATCATGTTTGTCTTCTAATGGCTTTGAATCAATATACATATCAAGCATTCCCAAAAGAACATGATATGGGTTATATTCCACTTCTGCTTGTTGGGTTGTCTCTTCGCCACTAGGAGGGGCAGTATCGTCTGCTTGTGCAGTATTTGGGGCCCCCATCATTCCTAAAGCTAATGCGCCGCCGGCTAAAGCTTTTTGTAGCCACCCTTCTAGAAGCTTTTCTTCTTCGGTTATATCAGAATTAAATTCATAAAGGACAGTTGGGTCTTGAGACTCCACAATAAATTTACGCCAGTTTTCCATAATTAATTTTTGCTTCATGATATAATCCTTTTTATTATAAATAGTTTCTATAGATCTAGTTTCAATTTAAAAATGAATTCCCGATCTTCAGTTTTGCGGACGGGGGTTGCAAGTTTTGCGATTCCAATTAGATTTTTGTCTTTATCATAGAGTCCGATTTTGGAAATATAAGTCTCTTTCTGGAATGGCGGCAGTGTATCTGTATAATCAGATGGAACAACATTAACAAGGATTCTTTTACTTTCCTCATAAATGTTTGAACCAGAGGTCACCGTTCCCAAGGAACCTGCTGAGTTCTTGTTATAGGTGGGGTTGTTTGAGTGATTTAATTGATTATAGGGTGCTTTTGCCATAACAGTTAATGTTTGAACATGATTGGTCCCTTGGAATTCTAACGCATAAGAGGCGGTTAGTTGTGTATTTGTCACAGCAGTCAGCGAATTTCGAGGATAGGTTCCATCGTTAGATCCAAACCCAAATCTACACCACGAAGAGCTTGTGGTCGTCTCATATGCTAAATCCTCGTTGCTAATCTGGACCGAGGATGTTAATAGAATAATCCCTTCATTGTAAAGAACAGTGCCCACAATGCTACCAGTAGTCGTGCCGGAGACCTGAACTAGTTCGCCGTTAAAACGACTGTCTGATGCCTGTGCTGCCAATGATCCTGAGATAAAATACTTCAGGTTTACTGTTCCTTTTTTTATCGAACTTCCATAGAAAATAGAGGGGATGGAAATCATATTTACTTCTTTACCAGAACCATAATAGTCCGCAAAATTAAAACAATTAGAAAGGTAACGATAGTGATTAATAGTGTTAGTTAATGCCCTCAATCTTTTGTAGCTAGTATCGGATTCCGAGGTAATCCTATATCGAGTGATTGAAGAAGATAGATTATAACTAGATGTAATTTTGTTTCCACCGTAGTTAAATTGAGTATCCCAATCCAATTGTGATATTGATTTAAAGGTGGTCTTTTGGCCGTCTTTTATTACAAAAGGATAGATTCGTTGAGAGTCGGATCTGTTTATATTATACTCGTAAAGAGAAATAAAATTTCTAGGTACGCCTGTGATATTGTCAGAATAAGTTCCTGAAATATAGTTTTGATCATTGACATAAATTGAACCAGACTGAACATAAAATTTTACATTCGGATATGCTTCTATTGTGTTAACGAATAAATCATTCTCTCGAAGTTTAAAATATGGCATAACATTCTAGTAATCCAATCTTGCACGAATCGTAAACTCCGTAGCGGGTGACTTCTTAAGGGGTTCACTGAGTTTCGCTGTGGCTAACAACTCATTGTTATCGTTATAAAGACCGATTGTGGTAATGTAGGACACTGGGTTGTCCGAGGCTATAGTCTTCACTCTAACTTTGGAATTAAGTAAGTAAGTCGGATTAGATGAATAATTGAATTCATTATGATTCGCACGACAGAAGTAAATTGTAGAATTCAACTCTGTTGTATTGTTGAATTGTAAATTATAGATTCGATGCCGGAAATAATCCGCAGAGCTCGAAATCTGAGATCCTGTTAAACCGGCCACGATATCGGACAAAGCACCTTCGGAATTAAGACCCCAAACCAAACCTTGAGTGCCATCGGCAATCCCGCCGGCAGTTTCGTTTAATTGTTGCTTGAAAACTGACGAAGTCAAAACCATAACTCCGGCCTGATAAAACAATAAGCCGGCATACCAATATTTGTTGCTATTAAAGGAACTAGTGTGTTCACTTGACGCATTCAAAGCTCCACCGGCACCAGCACCTGCTGCCGAAGCAGTTGCATAAAGGATCCCGTATTCCCCCACAGGAGAGTTTACTCTATATTCAGAGGATGCACTAACATCTGTAATTGTCATTATGCAACCAAAGGGATCGTCATATCCCGATTTCGATCCAGATATTCCAAGCTTTAGTTCGAAGGTTTCTTTCTTGATTTCATCTTTCGACAGAAGACGTGCCATCGGGACAATAATAGCATCTTTTATTTTGACGCCGCCCCCAATAATGTCCCCATCCTCATCGAAAAGTTGGATTGACCCTGTCTGATCATATCCCATTAAAATTTGGGACATTTGATTATAGATATTCTTTTTCTTTGATGCCTGTGCGGCTGTAGTCGTACAAAGAGGTTGTAATTCCCCTGCTGTACTTAGGCCAATGGTGATATCAAAGATATGATTGGCGGATGAGCTTAGATATGGGTAATCATAAACTGATTGAAGCATTCCATGGGAATAATTTTTAATATTATTTTCTTGGTGAAATGTTCCATAAGTTCCAGAAATAATTGTTCCCGTTAGTGGAACAGCCTCATGCAAAAGTGTTCTGGTATTTGCAATGTCGTTTTCGTTTAATGGTTTGAATGTCATTATAAAGTCCTATTTAAGTCTTAGATATCTGATTGGGACATCTATCATACATCCGGTTTTAACACCGGTAACTCGCACATTAGAGTCGATGTAATAGCAAACAGATGTGGTTCCGCCTCTATTATCAAGAGTTACTTCTGCCCCTAGGGTAGTGAACAAATATGAACTAGTATTAAGATCCATAGAAGACATTATTCGAAATTCCACCTTTGTTCCTCGAGGGCCTTGAATGATTTCCTTTTCGTTTGTAGAGTCATCAGTGATGTCTGTTACAAATGTATCTCCCAAATCTACTGTATAGTAAGCCATGTTATCATCATCAACATAATCAAAGGACGCTAGTGTTCCCGTCGAATCAACAAGCTTGCCAAGACGATTATCCATTTGAACAATATAGCTGGTTTCTTTTAGTTCATCGTCTAGTTTTCTTTTTGGAGAGATCTCGCTGGTGTCTAATCCCTCGTCCACACGAATAATAGTTCCGATTAGTTCCTCACCAAAAATAAATCCTTGATTTAAACCCTTGTCGGAGTTTCTACCCACGCCAGTTTTAGTAACTTCTGAACCATCATTGTCTGATGTTTCTCTGTTAGCTGTTACATAAAAAACATTATTTGATGCCATTCCGTTGACACCTGGGTCTCTGGTGTTAAGCCTCAGAACTGGTAAAAATAGCAATTCTAGATTAGAATATGTCTGCAGTTGTGTCTTCATTGACGCTGCGTTATCTGTAAATGCCTCTAAAATTGGAGTTTGTAAAATCTCTAAATCATAATAAGAGCTGCCGCTAGGGTTTGTTTTATCATAAAGAGAATAGTCTATCTCCTCGTCGCTCAGGGCAAACTTGGTTATTTGAAAAGAACCATCTCCTCTTGCTAATAGTTTCCTTCCGTGGTCTGTCAAAACAACATCTAGAATGATGTCGCCGCTGTTATCTAAAAAGCCCATGTATTATCTCCCGATCTTTTTCATAGTAAATAGAATTTAATTAGAAATCTTCTTCTGTTTTGTTCTTTGTGAGTTTAAACGTTATATTATAGTCTATAATTTTTCCACTCGTGGTTGATTTTACTCTTACTTTAAATTTCCTTCCCCACACAGAATGCTGGGCTATTCCCAGATTTAAGTTATCCACTGTTCCCTGTAGAGAAGTTTTTCCATAAAGATATGGTTGACTCTCATCAAACCAAGTTTGTTCATATGATGGATAAAGCTGAAAGAGATTTTTAAATTTCCTGGAGTCTGCCTTGACAACTGGTTTTGGGAATTCATATTCTGAAACCATTATCTTAGAATCATCTGCATCTTTAATTAACTCTACTCCATAAATAGCAGTTGGATTAGACACCAACCCTTTGACATTAACTTTTCTAAACATATAATAATATTTGGTGTTAGGTATAACCGTGTCCTCAAAGCGAGCAGAATTCGAAAGAAAAGTCATCTGGACATTTGTCAATTTTTTTCCTTGGAAGTCAGACCAGTATTTCGGCGGCACCTTTGTTCTGAAGATTTCATATTTTCCCCTTTGGTTAGAATATTTAAACCTCGTTTTGTTGTCTTGATTCATACTATTCATATTCATATTGATTTCCTGGTGCATATCAGAAGGAGTCACTTGAATAAAGGAATCTATTTTTTCACCTTTAGTGGGAGATAAATAGACTTGAATCTTATTGTTAGAGTTGTTTTCAGTTACAAACTTAACCTGCGGTTCGATTGGTGGAGGCATTAGTGCTATGACGGATTCTGTAAACAAATGAAAAGGAACGATTACAACACTAGGGACATTAACAACATCAACCAACGCATGGTTCTTCGGTTGCTCTATGGTCTGGGCTCGAGGCTCGGCGCCGAAGTCGTCGAGGATTTGCATGTTGTTGAACCTTAAATTTTCATAACGATAGCGGTTACCTACTATAATATAATAGGCATCACACTTATAGACGTATTGTTGACCATATTTGATTTGAGAATCATTAAATAGGCTTGTGTCATCGACTGCTGGAATATAAATATTTTGGGCTTTGGCTCCTTGTAAAGTATCTCTAAATTTCTGCACTTTATAAACAAAATCTTCACGGTAGGCCATTTCATTATTATAAACTTCTTCGAAAGAGCGGAATTTTCCCTTAGATAAACTCCTAACATAACCTGCAAATAGCAGTTTTTTGTATTTATTAATCATAGTAGATTTTGATGATGCATTAGGGTCCAAAGGAAACATATCATCTGGTAGTAAAAATGCTGTTGAATTGGCCCACTTTAACATTTCAAAAGCCTCAATCGACTTGGTAGTTACCGATTGGCCTTCTTGAACTACAAAATCTAACGTGGGATTTGTTGATTGCTCAAAAGCATTCAACAAAGCATCAAATAATTGTGTTTCGATAATAAAATCAGAAAAATTATTGTCAACTTTATTGGTGATCTTGATTTCGTTGTAATAAGGATATTCGTCAGAAACATTGGAAGAGTTCATCCCAGGATCCCTGTTGGGGCCTGCATTTGGAACTACAAAATTTTCATATCGGCTCGAATCTATTGAATAGTTTATTGGGCTTTGTTCTTTATCTTTAATAAAACCTACAAAGTCCTGTTTTGACTTCCTAAACGTTATAGGGGGCAACTGAGGCTCATTAGTGACCATCTGGAGTTCATCATAATCCGAACTAAGATAATTAAAATTAGTAACAATATCATAAGATGACACGGATTGATTTAAATTTTCTGCTTGAATAGCAGTGGCTTTTTCTGGGATTGGAATCTTAACAAAATGATTAGTGAACTCTTGCCCTGTAGTAATCGCCTTGTTAACTAACTCATAGACATCATCTGATGAATTCAACGCTTCCAATTTTAAAGTTGTAACCTCTGAATACAAGACACCTTCTTGTTGCATTTTGCTTTCAAGAAAACTAACTTTGAGATTGGAGAGATCGTTACTCTTAATTGCTTGGGTTTCAAATCCAGTTGGGACAACAATGGCAGCTTTCCCTAGATCTTTTAATAAAGGATCGACAACTTGTTCTGTCATAATAGCTTTAGCCATCAGTAAGTTCCTCCAGGAATGTATGGGCCAGGACTAAAGCCAGCAACTGGTGAGTCGCTTACTCCTCCGATTGTTGCTTGATCAACCTGCTCGATTGTTGGCGGTCCCACGGAACCCAAAGGTGCCACTGCAAATTGCAGGGAGTCTTTAAAAGTTCCTTGAGTTACGATGTTAGTGGTGGCAAACTTTATCACTTTGGATAGGTGATTTTTGCTTAGCATATTTATATTACCACCGGCGTGGACTTCATCAGGCAGCGTGGTAATATCCACCGTTACAGGCTGGTCTCCTACTACAATCACATCATTTGTGGATGGTAATTTGAAAATTTCATCTGGTTTTAAACCAAGTTCAGGAATTTCCGCATATTCCATTTTTACCAACACTCCTCCTATGGTGGGTAAAAAAGAATGGTTCATTTCTTCCCAAATAGGTTCTGAGAGCATTAGATCCCCTTGGTTGTCTCTTTTATAACCAACCAAAACAAGAAGGCGTTTATTAGTTTGAAAAAGAATTTCTGTTGAAATCTTAGTTTCTGGGCTTTGAAATATATCTCCTTCTTCAGAAAGAATTTCGTTTTTAGCAGCTTGAGATCGAGAACATACTGCTGCCTTGTATGACACCGGTGCTCTTCCCAATATAGTATTTTTAAAACCATCTGATCTTACATACTGGGACACAGAGCTATCTGAGTTTGTTAAATCAAAATTAAATTTTGATGCTCCAGTTTGTGCCTGGGTAGTTGATAAAAGCGTTGCCACCATGGCATAATCTGAAGAAATTGATGGGCGGTGTAGATGAGCCTCTGCTTCAATAAAGGAGGAGTTGATTCCCAAGTATTCTTTACTATCTGCTAATCTTTCTTTTTGTTCTTCTTCTATTTTAAATTCAGGTATATCAAAACCTGGAGTAAATGAACCATTAAACGTTGGTGCTCTTTGGCGACCTACTGTCACCCTTTGTTGGGTTTCGGACTGGTCTTCGGGAGGAGTTTCTGTGTCTCTTTTTTGAGATGCTCTCCAGGGTCTAATGATTTGATCTGAAACTTGTTTTGCTCTTAAAAATTGGATTGATAAACCTAGATTATCAATGTTTGTAAGGTCTGTTAAATTAAAACTCTGATTATCAAAAACAAAAGCCAAGGGGGATAGATATATTTGCTTTGCCGTGGCCGTGTTGGTTATGGCTTTTGCGGTTGCATCATCTAAATTGCTGAATTCAGCAGGAAACTTACTTTCATCTAAATTAAAATATCGTTGTTCTTCTAGGTTTGATCTTTGTTTTAAGTTTTCTATCGATATAATAGAATTAAGGTCGTAAGGGTCATTCATATATTTATAAAACCGTCGATAATTATTAAATTGTATTATTTGAGCAAATTCTTTAGTGAAAGAGATTAAGTTAGGAATCATAGATCTCTTATTGTTCTTCGGTTTAGAGGACCCTGGGGTTCGGTTAATCGGCGGAAATAATCTTCTGAATGTCGAGAGAGCGGCCTTAAAGTCATTCAAAATCTTAAGCCCCATTGTGGCTGTATAGTTTTCTGTTACTGTTGCTTTCATCAAAGAAACAATTTCCGCTTCAACCTCAAAGGGTTGCATCTCTACTAGATATGTCCTAAGAGTTATATAACTAATTATTGCTGTTTTTATAGTTTCAGGGATTTCTATCCCTTCCCTTAACCTTTCTTCCCTATGAGAATAATTGGTTTTTTTATTTAATCTATAGATCGATTGCTCTAAAGAGTCAATCTGTGAAGTGAAAGCTTTCATCTTTGTTTCAAAAAACTGCTGTGATTTGTCAACAATAGAGAACTCTGCTTTGTAGGAAAACTGGCCGCTTGTTTTAGAGGTATTCTCATTGTCTTTAAATTGATAATACCTTATTGTTGGGTCCTGATTAAGATAAATTTGATGTATAGCCTCTGTTGGTTTTAGTTTATTGGCCTTGTCATCAACAGTTGTGGTAATGTATTTATACCTATCTACCGAAAACTTAGCCACCTTGGGAGTTCCTAAATTATTTATTACCCTTCTGGTTCTTACTTGGTTCCGAACTATTGAGAGGGAGTTTATCTTAATACTAAACATAAATTCATTAAACAATGAATTGCTAATTTTTTTGAAAGTTTTACCGTGTTTAGTTTTCTGGAGTACTATTTGTTTCATATTAATCGCAAAAACCCCTATAAGATCAATGTTTTCATTAATAGAATAATGAAGAGTCCCTATTAAGGGGTTGTGGTTAAACGGCGATTGATTCTTGGACTTGTAAATGTTAGTTCTCAAGTCGACTAATTTTAAATTCTGAACCTTGACTCTCTTTAAAACTGGTTTTTGTTCTAATGAACTAAAAGATCCAGCCATGTAACCTGCTGCGTTGAGGTGTACTGGCCCGGGCCAAACGCCAGTGTCTGATTGTAAAAACAAGTTTGTTAATCCTGGGTTGGATCCATTTTTAAAAATTATTTCTGATGTCACTGCTCCAAAATATTGCTTCAGTAAACCAGTTAAATCGATCTCAAAATGAGCCGAAAGGTCTTGAGTATCGATAAACCCATAAGCAAAAATTATATAATCTTGCGGGTCCATCGGTAATTCCAATACAAAATTCCTGTGATATTGACACACTCCTGGGTTTACAGAACTGGCTGACTTCACAACTTTATTAAATGTCTTAATCGACGTTTTTTTAATTTCTGTTGATGAAGCATTATAATAGGAAGACCCTACAATCTTAGATGGATATGGGCTAAGAGTCCCCTCTTTTATCGCTGTTGCAAGGCTAACATCACGGGTAGCTATAAGTCCGACCTTAAAAAAATCGACAAAACTTTCCTCATCTTTCCAAATATAACCACGATTCGTTTTTACATCCAACACTTGTAAGGTCACAATTGCTTTAAAAGTCTCTGTATTGTTATCCTCTAGTTTAACTCTGGAGATATAAACATTTGGAATGTTTTCTAGACCTACCACTTCTTTTGACATTAATCGCAATCCTCTATTTCTGTTATCCGAGTTCCATAAATATCAAAATCTATTCCTCTTTCTTGTGTACATTCCACATCTACATCCAATTCTATATCCTGAGCTTTTAATTGACTGACGCCTCTGCAAATATCCACATCCGGAACCTGTGTATCAAAATTCATATCTATCCAATATTCAACATAAGAAGAATCCAGTTCCACATATGAATCGTTACTTTCCTCTAGTAGAATTCCATCTTTAATTAAATTAGTTCGCGGACGAAACTTCAAGGGAATCAAGTCTGTTTCTGAGTTTTCTTCGTAAAGATAAACTTCCATCTCTAAGCCGTCCTTAAATGTAAAACCCTGTAGTTCTTTTAGTTGACATAAAATCTGCTGTTGAGTGATTTCCAAGTAGGTTCCGTCTGCATAAACATCTGATGCGGGAATCTGAGTTGAAATCGTTCTGCCTGAAACCGATGGAGAATTATAAGTATTTTTTACTCCCATCTTATACTCAATAGTGGAGTTAACTTGAGGGATTTGCCTCAAATAAACATTAGATCCCGTCAGTACTGTCTGGACAGATCCTGATATCTCTCCTTGAATAAAAATAGACTTCCACGCGGGACCATAATCACTTGCTTGTTCGGAGGTCCCTAGGGGTTCTGTCAAATAATTTAATTTTAATTTAGTGTGCGGTCGAGTGTTTTCCTGAGTTCTCTCGTAACTAAAGATTAAACTCTCAGGGGAAATCAAATCCCTTTGAGTTTTTAATCTTGGTGTATTAGTTAAAATCCTCGCCGTGATTGCGTCTTGGTCTTCAGCCGATGTCTCGCCTGCTGCCATAGTGTCATAAAGAATGTCATCATCAAAAAAAGCATAGTACTGCGGTAGAAGTTGGCCTTTGGCTATAAGGCTTCTACCGTAGGGGGTTAATTCTATATTTATTACATCTTCTTTTTTATTAAAAAATGTCATTCCTCTTCCTTCGTTATTCCCAATGCAGTTTCTTGATCAGTAATAGATTGATCTCTTTCTGCTAATTCTTCTGGGGATAATTTTTTTATAGGCACTATATCTCTCTGATTTTCGGACGTTGTTTCAATGTTCGCAAATGTCACTTCACTGTCTAGTTTAACTAGTTCGACGAGAGAAAAGAAATCATAAGGCCAGTTGTATGTTATTGAGGGATCTTGACCGACAGTGGAGGACTCTAGACCCTCTACGGTGATGTTACTGGTGTCTTCTGTTGTTCCTTTTTGTTGAACCACTTTATCAAAATAGTTCGTCTTTGCTCTTTGTTTAACCTTAAATAACATCCACCGGATTTCTGAATCAATGCCGTTTCCGGGAGCATTAGGGACTAGCTCCCCATCTCTCATGACTGCTCCTCCTCCCATAAGCTCTTTTGCTAATAGTTCATGAGAAATAGAAACTTCGGACTCTTCAAAGCCGGTGCCAATTGAGGGAGGGAGATTCTGCCAAATATCTCCAACGTCTTTCCGAGTAAGATTAGCAGAGAACTCAAAAATATACATTGCAAAAGGTTGGATTTCTGGATATTTCACAAAGTCCATGGGTGGCGGAAATACATATTTTTTCATGTTTCTAACCATCTGGACCACTGATGCTCCAGTCTTTGGTGGGCCGCCGGCAACGAAAACATTGGGCTCAATTTCTCTATTCAAAGCTGCCGCTACATCATCTATTTCTTTTCTTGGTATCGTGAAAAACTTTCGTTTTCCTTCTTTCTCGACAAACGGAACTGCTACCACAGCCTCCCAAAGTTTTTGAGTAATGGCAAGGTTTCCAAGTTTTACAGGTTGCTGATCAAACCCACATAAGCTCGCTAAGGATTTTACATATCTTTCCTGAGTCCCTGAATTTAATCCTAGTGCGCCTTTTAGCCAATTTTTGGGAATATCAGTAACCTGGAGAAAGACTCCTTTTGATGGGTCCTCTTCTATTTCGCCATATTGATGCCACATTCCTCGAGGCACCACTGGTTGTCCGTATCTTGGTTCTGTACACTCATCCGATAATTTTTTATATTTATTAAAATTCATCATAGGGGTTTCAAATTTTGGTTGAATTATCCATCGAGACGTACGCGATGTTCCGGCGGACTCCGCAACAAGGACAGTTTCGTCCTGCCCAGTTGTCGAAGAGCCAACCTTTATTTCACGTGCCGCGCCAACGCCAAACAGATTTACTGATGATTCAAGTTGCATGGCGTTACTATTAACATAATAAGGGTGATAAGGGTAACTACCAGTGTTGCTCCATATAGGAGGGCCGGCCCAGGCTCCAGAATTGAATGTATACCCGTCAGTCATCCTATTGTCTCCCCAATTAAAGTAGGGGACATTATAATCAAGAGTGGCCAGTTGAGGCCAGCTCGGTTTTCCACCGCTGCTCGGCCCAGGTGGAAGAGCTTGGTAATTATAAGCAGAATAATAAGCGAAAATCCTACCAAATTGACTTGAGTTTATTAAATTACTCCAAGGACTGTAAACATAGGATTCATAGGGGCCTCGAATATCACCGAAGCGGTCGGAAACCAACCCTGGGTAAGTAACACCTTTTGCACCTGGTGGTCTATTTTTTGGACTCGTTATATCTTGATAGCCCGTTAGGTCTCTCAAAGCATTCATTGTTCCATTCCACCAATGTCGGGTTTGATATGGCCATTCTTTGGCTTTGCCTATGATCTCTTCCACGGTATATTTCTTACTAGCGGTGCAATTAAAAACTAAATCGCACCACGCTTCGCCATGATAATACGGAGGAGTGTATGCCCAATTATAGCCCCAAAGAGAATCATTTCCGATCACTCTACTTGTTGGCTGAACGGAAGAGGTATAGTTACCAGCGGAGCCGCCCTGGAGCGCATCCCCCCAGGAGCCAGTTCCGGCGCTGCCCCAGAGGGGTGGCCCAAAAGCAGACGGCCTTGAGTACATGGTAAATGTCTCTCTTGGGCCGGAACGGTTTCCGCTCCAAGAGCCACTTACTAAATCCTGCGGGGCCCACGTTTGCCAGTTTCCGTAACCCCTTAAGTAGGTACTTGGGCGGTCTGTGGAGCGGTACATCTTTACTCTCATCATATAATAGTTGCCTGAGATGGCGTTTCCAAAATTAGGATCTTCGGATTTTGCAGAGGCAATGGTGGAGAAATTTTTACCTTTTAAGAAAAACTCTGGAACCATGGCAAGGAAGTTGCTCGACATCTTCGTAAATAAAGAATCTCCTTGGCCATTCCATTGTGCCCATATTGATCCTGTTCCTCCATAAGACCACGGATGTATTTCTTGTGATCGTAATGCAACATCTCTCAAGTATTCTTCAGGCTGGACCATTGCTTCGAATGGAACCCTTTGGGAAAAAGTAGTCCACAGATCACCGTAGAGATTGGAGGGTGACCCAGCGGTCCAGGTGACACTGGCATTTTTTAATGAACCGGTGCTCATACAATTCATAAAACTATATTGTTTCCAAGGCATCAAGGACACTCCGCCATAGCCGCCCCATTTGGAGTAGGCTTGATTGTATATGGCCTGGCCGAAATCATTAACAAATGTCATGCCCGATCCCTTTGTAGCGTTTTCTGAGTTGAGATCATCACGGTTAATCATTGGCCAATCACATGCAACACCGGCCTTTATTGTGTTATAAAGAATTCCTGGAGCAAACAGAGGCTGGAGAAGACACTGGGCTGCTGCTGGGTCTTCTCTAGTATAAGTGTTATAAAATTCTGTGTTACTAGCATAGGACTCATAGAACTGTTTTGCCATTTGGATTGTTCGCTGCACTGGGTAGAAGCCTTCATAAGGCAAAAACTTCTTAACCACTTTGCATTTTAATTTCAGAACCGTTGGTTTGACAAAATCTTGATGGTCTTTTTTAATCAAATCAAAATGTTTTAAAAAGTCTGTATTGGATAGAATTGAGTAAAAATTCTTCCTCTTATAAGGATCGAGATCATCCAGAATAATATCTGATGAAGTTGTGTTTTTGTCCAATGCCCCAGAGAGCTCAAAAATGTCCTCTAATTCTTCTGTCACACCAAGAGACTGATAAGTCTTTACGTGCGAACTGATTCTGAATTCCGGAAGAATGGAATAGTCTGCTCCTTTTAAACGGATATCAGCTGAATAATCAGAATATGAATCGTACCATGGGTTTTTTCCTGATTGTTTTCCAGCATCCCAAGCTGCTTCTCCGGCGAACACAGTGCCACTATACATCGACATGGGAAATGTGGCACCGTAATCTTGCAGATATGCAGATCCTGTCTCGTAAATCGCCATTCCCGAGGGAGCAACAACAGAATTAATATTTCTAAGAGTGTGTCTTCTGGCGTAAACCACGGAAGCTGTCATAAATTGGTTAATTTCGATGTCTTTATAATCATTCTTTGGGTAATTAAAAGGCCCAGCACTGGTGGCGCCGATGCCGAGATTGCCCCCAAATTGGGCATAAGAGTTCCATAAAACCCCTTGGCCTCGGATGGTGTCGGACCTGGCAGCTCCTCCACCGGGGATATTGGCATAGCCTCCAGTGATGTCAAACAAAGAAGGTAACGTGCGGGTGGTGAAATCCTCTGATGCGTCCAATGGCCATATGGATTGGGTTGGAATGGTTGGCTGGTTGGTCGCGAACCTGTTAGGGATATTGGTTTCCTGCCTGTTGGTTCTGCTGTTTCTCCAAAAGGTTTTATAGAACATCCTAGATCTTGTTTTGTTTAAGAAACTCCTCGACATCTTAGGAAAAACAGTCTGCTTATAGAGAAGCATTCGAAATGATTGGAAGGGTGATGAAGACCGATTAAGAGCGTCGTTTAAATATAGACCCTTGAGGTCTTCATAACTAACGTCAGTTTCCATTACGGTGCCCACTTGATGATTAAATTTTTCATCAGCAAAAAAGCAAGTTTCATTTGAAAACGCAGTGGACACCGATACGGCTCGGACTTGATTTCCATTAATATTGGGATTGTAAACAGTCATATCTCCTACAAATTGTAAGGGTTTATAAGATGATGCAACCACTGGCTCAATGGAAGAAGAAATTGGCCCATATCGATCTGCCCTGTTCACTGTTTGAGATCCAATCTGCGTTTGATAACTAGATCCCGGGGATCTGACATGTGTCACGATGTTGTTTCTTTTTTGATAACGAATTAAATGGTTATGGGATGCTCTAATTTGTTTCCAAGATCCATAGCCGTAAGGCCCATTACGATGAAGATTTAATAAAACTAAAACATTTGCATTTGGAGTTTTTGTTAAGGGACCGACGTTTCCATATCCAACAGAATTTGTATAATAAAAATTTGTTTTAAATGGGTCACTGCCCCACTCGGATCCTGCATTTATTGTCCTATAGCCCATAGTGTTGGTACTTGGCCAGTAAATCGGTCCATTATTATCGAAGTAATCTTTTTGTACGTAAATATTATCAAATGAGCCACTGTCGGGACCGCACGGGTCATAAATACAAATGTTTAATCCCAAAAAATCTTTATATATCTTGTCAGCCATTATTTCTCCTTATTTTTATGCTATAGCTATGGTCACTTTTTTCAATGTAATTAATAGTTCAGCCGATGCACCATCGCAAGTTAGCACTATTTTAATCTGTGTTGGAACTTCTGCTCCGGGGGCATGGGTGAATGTGACCGCTGCTCCATTATTTGTAACAAAAGTTCTTGGACTAGCTACATAAACAACTGAATCGTATGTTGCTTTGGTTCCTCCTGTCGTGAGTGGGCCTTTTACAACCATCCCATATTTCACCTCATCACAACACTCTTCGCTGTAGGTGTAAGATAACACTAAGTCACTTACTAATTTATTGACAGCGACTGTATAATCACCTGTTGGGGTTGCTCCTGAAGCTAGGACGTCCCACTCTGTAGTATCATCTGACGATGTAGAAGAACCAGCATCTCGATCACCATCAGCATCCCAAGTTAGAGTAATCAATGCGGAATCATCGTCGCAATTATCACAAACAATCTCGGAAATAAGAGGCCAGTTTATGGCGCTCTCAAGTTTAGTGAGAGCTCCGTTGCCAACAATTGTTAATTCTCCGCTTTTAGGGGCATAGCCACGAACTTTCTGTTTGTCCATCCATTTGGATCCACTTAAACTTTGTCGAATCCAAGAATATTGAAAATCAGATCGGGGCATTAGAGAATTATAATTCATGTTGTCGTGCTGGTTGACATCTTCTAAGGTGTGTATGCCATAGGGGCCGACAGAACAGGATAAATTATCTTCTGCTGTTAAGGAATTTCCTCCGATCTCCGAAGGGATAATGGTTCCTTTTGATATTCCGCTTCCAACGGCAATTGATGATAAAGTGCTCTCTGTTCCCAATCTCCAATAATCAATCAAAGCAGAGTAAAAAGAAACCCCAAGGGCTTTTCCGTTTGCATTATAAAGCTCAGAAACCTGCCTGGGAGTAAATTCAGTAGTCCAGACTGCGAAATCTGATAGTGAACCTTGTAGTTCATAAAAATGAGCTGCGGCGGGTCCATCCAATAAATAAATTTCAGGGTTTAGATACCTAATTGGGTTTGGTGGTGATGCAGTCACTGTTCTTGTTACTGTTTGCTCAATGTTGTTTATAAATACTGTAATGTCTGAAGATGGATTCCCAGACCAAGAAATAACTATAAAGTTCCAGGTGTTGGTATTTGTAAATGGGAAAGTCCAAACATTTTCATTGGTATTTATATCTTCAAAGGAAACCTCTATTTTATCAGTGTCAATCTTAATAAATTGGGTGGCATATCCATCTAAAATTGTTTGATCAGTGGCTGTTGTAGTAACGTTGATCCAAAAACTATAAGAAATAGCACCAGTTTGTGACCAAGGCTGAGTTACCGATTGATTGCTCAAATAGCACTTATTTTCCACTGCTGTCGTTGGGCTATTAATAGCCTTTCTTAGTGAGGTGCTTTTAATCCTCGGGGTCACCAATGTATTTCGGTGCTGCTTATAAAATGCAGCCTGTGGGTCAGTGGATCCCGAATCAGGGTAGCTAATAGAACCCCATTGGGAGTCGACCCCGCCTTTGCCAAGCCAGCGGGCCAGGAGCGTTCTGTTGCCTTCTCTTCGATTTAGGTTCGAATTAACCCTAATGGTGCCTGCTTGTCCTGAGCCGCTTGCGCGAACAGAAAGGTTTCTATAGTTAATCGCATTATAGACGGAAAATTCTTGTGAAGAGACATCTAGAAAATCCTCAGACATAGTCTCAGGTCCGCCGGGTGCCGAAAAGCGAGTGCGGACAACAGACTTGTGAGTGGTTGCGCCGCTTAATTGAGATGCCAACTTGTTAGTTTGACCCATACGATGACCTGATCCGACTCTAATATAGGTTAGTGTTATTCCAGTGGCGGGTGTTAAAGGAGCGGCAGAGTCTACAACCCTAAATTCTCCGGCATCATTCGCCTGTAAATAAACTTGAAAGTTCGTCGGGGTTGTTGTGGGGAACCTTGTGGCATTGAGCTTGCCGGCAGTGATTGCTGCTCCGAAAGCAGTCCAAAGAGCGACAGCACATTTAGTAGCGTTGGAAGCATTAAGTGTCCCAATAGTTGTGGCATTAGATGATAAGTAATCTAACGAATTATTGACAGTGAAGGTGTGCTTCCTAAATGCATTTGTTGGACAAGGGTTATAAATCGTAAGGGTTTTCCCGTTTCCAGATGCTTGCAGATCTGTTGAAACCCTGAAATAAATTCTTGCGTTTGCATTACCAAAAGTGCCAGCTCCCAGCAGCGAAGATGGCTGGGTGGTTTGGGGCAACGTTGAGTGAACTGTTCCGAACAATCCATCAGTAGGATTCAATAAAATTTCTCTCATTCGGAATCTTTGGTCACTAATTCCAAAACTAGACACAACTTCATAGGGAAATTGGTAGTTCCCATGAACTGCTGATGCTGTTGTTGTTAAAATGTTTTTAACATTAACGGGCCTCTTTGCTCGCTCTTCACGATACCACATGGCTAGTTTTTTAGTCTGATCAGGATATGGTGCTCCATAATCAGGGCCTGTCAAGCCCATAGCACCATCGGAATCTGAGAATGGGTTGTTGAGTGGGTTTTCACCGAATAAATATCTCCAAGCTTCGGGTCTCGTGTAAAGACCTTGGAGGCCGTTTGGTGGGGCTACACCAGCACCTTTCAGGGTGGCATCGTATTTGTTTATATCTATGTGTCTACTTTGACGACCGCCCACCCACGCATCAGTGAAAGGTCCCTGAATAGGGATGGCATTGGTGTAGTCAGTAGTGTCGGAGTGAACATTGGTTACTATAGAAGAACTGTTAAACCAATAAGAAACCCTTTTGTTGTAACCCGAGGTTAAAGTCCCGGAAACCACATTAAATGGCCAAAATCGAGAAGAATGCATCTTATACATATATTCTTCTTTTGGGGTCTTAGGTAATTCTCCCTCCACGCCTGTAGCATATTTACCTGCTGTACACTCGAAAAACTTGTAAGCCTTCTTGTTGGGATTATAAACATCATCACAGCGCTGCTGGACGATGAGGCTAGATCCTGTTGTTATCCCCACCGTGTAAATATTCTCCGGCGCATTACCTACATTCTTTCCCCCTCCAAAAGAAATTAAGGTTTTATAAAACTCTCTATCTTTTCCTAAAGGGTAATTTATTCCCCCATGGATTCTTTGTCCAAAATCAATGCCGACTTTATAAGGCCTTGCCAATCTGCGAGCCGCGAAGGTTGATCCCTGGTATATTGTTTTATCTACGGTTGATAAATTGGAGGATGTTGCATTAGTTTGGTTTATTATAATTTCTCGAATTTTTTCTCGATCCGGACCTACCGAGGATTGGCAACTTAAAGTGCTACGCTCTTTTCTTTCTTTTTGCCAAACACAGTTTTCGTTTGGTGAGCCGGTACCGGTGACAAACGCGCCGGGTGCGGAGGTGACATTTGTAACCCCAGACATATCAATAACTGTGTTGCCTGTAGTTCCTACTATTTGCTGGTATAGCCCAACAACTAAGGGAAATGGGGATGTTGCTGTTATAGCTATATCTCCATTTGAAGCGGCACCATTGATGGCCGATACAAATCGATCTCTTATGGTCGTGCTGGATCCTAAAGCGCTTTGGATTCCAATAATGACTTTCCCCGAAGATTTAGTTCCATCCGCAGTATTAGAAGTAGTGTCTGTAATAAAGACCTGGCTGCAACCATTTGCATCTGTTAAAGTAAATTCTTGTGAGTTTCCGGGGTCTCCTGCGATTACTATTGTTCCTATTGCTGCTTTTAAAACAGGTGCATGTCCAAATTTCCAATTATATGTAAGCTCTTCGACTCCACGGATTATACCCTCCGTACTTGCAAGTTGATCTAAGAGTCCTACTCGCCTTTGATACTTGTTTCTCTCAAGAATGTGTGACTCAATGACATCTGTTGCTCCGGTGCCAAAATTAACAGAAGCAGGCACAAGTTGTCGGATCATTTCTGATATATTTCGATCTATCCATTTATAAAACTTAATAAATCTTTCCTGGTCTGGGTCATCTTCTACTCGATTGAAAAAGTCTTGACGAACCTTGTTTAATCTCTTATAGTCCATTCTATATCGATCTTTAGGGCGACCCATTAAATTGGCAAATTCGTGAACACTTGAGAACATCTTGAGCATTTCTTCAGAAATAATCTGATTCATACTTTTTTCTAAAGTGTAAAAATTGTCGCTTACATCATCATCTTTTATAAAATTAATATCTCTATCAGTCTTGATAACAATGTTGTCATCAGTGTAGGCTATCTCTGGGAGTTCTTTCTTTTGGGCATAAATAAATTCATTTTCAGCGAACGTTGTTTTGCTAGCCCCAAAAGAGTATCCTTTCCCTCTATTTTCTCTGCGAATAACCGCATCAATCACTGTACTATAAATAACATCTGTGGAGCCGCTAGTTAAATCTTGAACAATAAAATCACCCGACGGACTAGACCCTGTGACTAAGTCGAACTCCCAATTAAGAATAGTTAATTCTTCTGAGGGTATATTTTTGTTAGTCACTGTGAAGATGTTCGATCCGCGGAACGCTTCAGAGTTACCATAATTCATTGGATCTTTATTGTGAGCTTGTATGGACGAATCTTCTAGGTAATCCAACCATGATCTTACGGCTCCAATTTCGATATCGGACTTGGTCAAAACAGAACCAGTAAAGTCTGAATAATGCGCACCGGCATAAATTCTTTTTGCATTAGATAAAAAGGCTGATCCAGAGGCGTTGTTCAGACTAGCTGTTAAATGAACCACATTCTCCAGTTCGTCAAAGTTATAGTTTACGGCATAAAAATCTAAAGTATAGGAAGGTGCAACATCCGTGACGTTCCCTGCGTAGGGATATGTATCTGGCTTCACGCGGATAGCCATATTCCAATGGTTATTCTCGTAAATGTTAGTGAAGTAACTAGATGTTAAGTTTATGGTTCCATCAGTATTTTTTAAAACAAATTTTCCATTTTTCGAATCAAGTTCGTCTCGGACTAAATAAACTTGAAGATTTGCAGTCTCTCTCGACCCGCCAGATCCAGTAGCCCACATGTAATTGCCGGGAGTTTCCTCTCGGGCTTCATGGAATCCAAAAATTGACGATGATAAAAACGGGGTGTAAAGATATCCTATTTCTGTGGTATCTTTTTTATATGGAAAAAGAACGTCGGCCTCTACAGTAAAAGCATCCTTCATTAATTCAGTAGTGGCGAGGCGGCCAAAAATAAAAGTATAAGGATTGTTCGCTGATGAGGTTTGAAAGATTGTTGATGAGTTATATTGAGGGTCCTTAAAATTTAAATATTTTTTTCGAACTGAAGATCCTTTCGCCTTATCGGTAAAGTAATGAGTCCCCCCATCCGTATAAACATTTAATTTAACTATCTCATCATCTATCCCGAAACAGCGGAGGAAGTTCCTGATTGACTTTTCAGTTCCCTTAGATTTATAGATCGCCTCAATGTTATTATAAATGTTAGTATAAATCAGGTTTCTCAACCTATCAAGATTTTGTTCAAATTTAATAGAATCAAGATCAACATCGCCAAATAGATTGACAATTTCCGAGTCTATGAATAGGTTTCTGACCACAAACCCTCTATCTGTTAAAAGATGGCTTGCAAAAGGAAGTGGCTTCTCGTTATCTTGAACGTAAACCTTGTCTTTGAGGTTAGGTAATGCAGTTATTTGAGCGTGTAGGGTGTCAAAGTAACTAGCCATGATTTGTGTCAGACTTCTTAGATTTGCACTACCCTCCTCGACGTCCTCATTGGTCATCCATTGAGGCAGAGAGCGAAAGATGGAGCTACCCACCGTGTTGTCATGCAAAGCCCCGGAGATAGCCATTTCGGACTCCAGAGAGACGACTTTGGGATGATCTGAATAGATGATTGGGTTTTCCTCTTCTATATAAGCAAAAGAGGAAGATGCAAAAGCAGATCCAGTATTTCTTTGAGTGGAAGAAGTATATCCTTGCCAATAGCCATTAGCAATTCTACCCGAGTAATCTAAAACCTTTTGATCGAGTGCCGTATAGCCAGTTATTCCTTCATTAAATTTATAATAGACCCCCAAATCAGTGTTAGAACTATTGTTATCAGAATTAGCTCCTCCTCCAATTTGACGGAACCAGTTCAGGCCGATTTGTTGCCCTGTTCTTTCTTTCTTCCAAAAACGAAATTCATCCAGAGATCCGGAAAGCTTACCATAATTGGCGCCGCCGAAGCCACTTGGGGTGGTTGTCTGTAATGCTCCCATGTAGCCAGTTATCAAATTTTCTACTTCTGATCCCATTGTAGCACCGTGCTGAAGCAGCCGATCTTCTTGTCCATCGACATAAAAGCGCGTCCAAACTTGAGATCCATTTTGTATAAAAGATAGGGCGTAGTGATGCCAATTCGCCATTGATGCATCCGTTGTTGATCCCACTGTACTTACGACTTGCTTTATGAAACCGTTGGTTCCATGGCGCAACGTCAACCTAAAGACAGGATCAGTTCCACCAGATGCTTTATAAACTTCTAAAATAAGACGCCCATAGTCAGCGTCAGACGGAGTCGTTACTCCATTCCATAGGTCTAAAATAACCTGAGATTGAGTCTCTGTTGAAGTATTTGGAAAGGTCGGAATCTTCAGCCAAAATTCAACTGTTGATCCACTAGCAAAATTTAGTCTCCAATTTTGAGTTCGATTATATTCTAGGTCATATTTACCGGATTTTTCAAAGGTCTCCCTAAGTGGCTTACCAATCATTCCTGCTGATGCAGTATGGATGCCTCCCCACGTTCGAATAAACTCTGGTGTGTTAGTTGAACCGTAGTTCGCACTTATGCTGCCGCCCCAATCAGCGGTAGTTCCTAAGTTTATGTATCCTGTGGTTTTTGGATACTTTTCCTCATACATCCACCGATCAAGATAAGAGGAAGATTGGTGAAATTGAATTGTTTCTAATTTAGAACCATCATAGGGATAATTGTTATAAATGCGAGAAATGGAATCGGCGTAATACACTTCCGCAAGGCCATATTTAACAAAATTAGATGCGGTTGTAAAATCTATAGGTGGTATATAGGTTTCTCTTTCCTTCACCTCCTCAGATACAAACTCTGGAGATTCTACATAAACACTGGAGCTTGCGTAGCTTTTGACACCTTTGCCGAATAAATTTTTAATGCTCATTCTTTACCACTCGTAAATTATAAATAAATGGTTGTTCCTCATAAGTTAAAGTATCCGGATCATAAACCGAAAATGTTATCCCATATTGATAATTGGGTTGCAACATTGAACAGTTTAGATCAAAATAATTTCCAGAAACATCATAGGATAGGCGCGTTGCTTGATCAGAGCCCGTATTATAAGGAATGACAACTTTACTATCAGACACTCTAACTACCTGATAAGAAGAACTTTCAAAAACTAGGCTATTTGGCACAGTTGTTGCTTTCGTATAGATGTTTGGGGACCAATTCTTCTCTCGGGCGTAAAGTCTTATTCTGTGGGTCTGATTATGATAATAACTCTGGTTTTTATTGCTTACGGCGAAAACATATTTAGGGGTGTAGGAATATTGCAGTGCTGCTGATCTTTTGATCGCGATAGAGCCTGTTGAAAATTGATTGGCTGAATCCCTGGCATCTGTTGCAGAATTGCTTCCGCTCCACCACACATCATAAACGGTTTCAATGGTGGACGAACCTGTATAGGCAAAAGAAGCAGAATAGATTCCTTTTGAAACCCAGCCGCCTGTTACTGCATATTGGTTCGCAGACCTCACATAGTCACTGTCGGCTACTAATTTTAAGGCTGGACCAGTCGGATCAGTTGACCCAGAAAATAAACTAACCATTATTCCACGCTCTGCTGTTCCAATAGAAGGAATGTTGGATAGTCGACCTCTAGCATAGTTATAAAGATAAATTGTATTTAAATTGTCTGGGCCTGAAACTAGGGATGAACTTAAGTAAAACGATCCACGATCATCTAGTTTTGCTGAATCCCATCGGGCTTCAATAACCGGCCTCTCAAACCAATTGTGCGAATTTCTTCCAAAGAACATCTTAGTGTAATAGGATCGATCCTGCTCGGCTAATGAATCAGCAATGCGAATAACCACCCCATTGTTGGTTTCTTCACCGTCTACCCACTTATTAACAAGCGAAGTGATGTCTACCTCGAGGTTTTCATCGCCAACCGGGAACGCTGCGGAATATATAATAGATCCTGAGGCTCCGCCGGTCTTCGGGCTGGGGACAGTGCCCCATATTTGAGAACCCGAGCGCATAATCCAGTTAGAACCGCGAATGTCATAAGTCAAATCGGAGTAGTCGTTCATGTCTAGTCCGAGGCCCTCTTGCCACTCTTCAGTAACGTTCAGAATCTCTAAAGTATAGTCACGCGGCAGGGTCTGTGAACTTTTACAATTATATAACTTTAAATAAAAGGAAGACCCAGATGAAATTGCGCCGGATGTCTTATCTGCTGCCACCTGAGTGCTATCAAATTGTAACAAAATATTGGCCTTTTCTCTTTGGAGACCTACTGAATTTGAGACCTGGCCATAAATTGTGAACACCTCTAAAATGTCAGACTGGCCCATGTTGGACCCTGTTCCTCTGGTAGCCAAATCACTCTCATAAGCATTCGTTACTGTATTGTCCTTTGTGGCATAATATCTTTTTATCATTTAATTAAAGTCCCCTTTATATCACTATTCGGATATTTTAATTCCATAATTACATTTTTTGGAGTGTTGATATAAGTCCCATCTTTAGATAGCGCGTCGGCGAAACTTATGCGGGTTGATGAATAGGGGCCACCAAATTTTTGATCAATGCTAACCTTTTTTACATCCGAGACTCCCTCAACTTTTCCTAACACACTGTAAAGGCGACTGATATAAACTGGTTCTCCAATGTATAATTGATTAGAATAATACTCTTTCAGTCTGGCTACGCACCTTCCAATAATATCAAATTGAGAATATCTATGGTCAACTGTTACCTTAAAATCTACACCAAAGTTTACGACCTTCGCATCATAAATATCTACAACATCATTAAGTGATTTATATTGCATAATCCATGTCTTAAGGTTGCTTTTTATCTTGGAGTTACAAGTAGTTAGTTTTCCATCTGAGTCTTCAGAAATAACATAAAGAGCCAATCTGCGGTTAGTTGCACTTGGGTCATTCACTACACTTGCCCTCTTAACTGTTCCAAACTTCTTGGGCATGTTATAGATCATCGACTCATAATCTTGCCTTGTTACTGCTCTATTCTGAGAGGCATAAAAGGATTTTGCTCTTTGTTTTAGTTCTTCATTTGTCAATTGTTCTATGTCGCCCACTATAGGCTCTTCGTTCGTAACTTCCAATGAACCTAAGACATCAGCTTTACCAATTGAGGACAAAGTTTCTGTGTTATCAAACTCCATTTTGACACTCTGCACAGTTGTGATTGTGTTGACTGCCGCATTAATGTTTGCATTATCATTTGACTTAACGATGATAGTTAAATTAGTACCTGACGGGGCCACTCCGAGCTTGTTAGTCTTTAGCAACTTTGATGGATCGAAAGACATTTTAGAAATACTTTTCTTCCCAAACATCTTAATAGCTACTTGAGAAGGGTCAGCTATTTCATCAACGCCGTCGTCTTCAGAGCCAAACCCAAATTGTAAATAGGTTCCCGTATCGTCTTGTTCTAAAACAAACCTACGAGATGCCACATAGGGTTTCATAATGCTCCTAACTCCATCGCTTAAGGCATCCTTGTTGGTGGTTTCCTGGAATACTACCTCTTGAGATAAATTTTCCACTTCGTAATAATCATTTCCGTCGGAATCTTTAACTGAAATAATCTCTGAAATCAATGATCCTCCGACTCTAACTTTCCTAAACTTCTTGAAAGTAGCGTTGGCCAAGTTCACATCTACACGCTGGTAAATCCCACTGACTACTTGTCCGAAGGCCTTCACTGCGAAGTATGTGGTTGCTCCCGTGCTTGGATTAAATCTAGCAGCAACAATTTCATTTTTGGGATCGGAGAATCTCACATCTTCTGTCAAAGTATAGGTACTTGATGCAGCTCCGAAAGAAGATCCCTGTTTTATGGTGGGCAGATAGGCAAAGTCAGGAGCTGTTCCATCACCATTAGCTGGTATTAAACAAAACATTGACACAATCCCATAAGCATTAGGGTTTCCTGCGAACTTATATCCCATGGCCCGTGCGTGTTTGCGAATATTATTAAATTCTAAAGCGGTGTCCAGGAAACTTTCATTAGCAGAGTAATCTACGTAATATGACAAAACATCTCCTACATAAGCGACTGTGTCTAACATTAAGGAGTTGATTGTTGATTTAGAAAAGTCCTTCCATTCTGCGGAATAATATCTCTTTGCATGATTGAGCAAATCTCTTTTGATAGACTCATAATCTCTGCTGGTGTAATTAATGGGTGTTTTTTTTAATTTTGACATAGATTGCCCTCTCTAAATGATAAATAGTTGGCTGATTAAAAGTTAAGGAGTCACATAAAGGTTCAAAACCTCAGAAAAGGCCGAATTTGAAATAGAATAGTTTATTGACACCCCCAGGGCATTTGAATCTATATTGTCCATTTCAAATTCAACACTATTAATGGTAATATAGGGCATGTATTCACCAACTTGGGAATAGATTCTAGACTCGACCTCATCATTCGGGAATTCGATATCCAAGGAGAATAGGTAATTTGGCAGACCTACACCAAAGTTACCACTCATTGCATACTCCCCGGGTCTAGTCAGTAATAAAAATTTAAAATTTTGTTTAATTGCCTCAGATTTTTGCTCATCTGTGAATGATGCAAACCCTGCGGTTCCCATTTGTATAGGTAAAATAGTTGAAATCATTTGTTGTCTCCTTATCTGAACATTTTTTGGAAAGAATTAAGACAATCCTGGCCATCGGCATCAAACGGCTTTATGTCTACAAAGCGTATACGCTGCCACCATTGAACACTAGAGTCTAAATTCATAAAAGCTTGGGGGAGCAAATTCTTAAGAAATTCGCTTTTTTCTCTCTTTGATCGAGGTTCGTTCTCTTCTTTCTCGTCATCATCTGTGCGATAAGTAGCGTTGAAAAGTTGTCTTAGTTTTTTCTTTGTTTTATCAAACAGAGCTTTTTTCCATTGCTCTCTCAGTTTACCCGGGTCTTCATCTACTTCGTCTGGGTTGCTAAGATCCATGCCTATAGATTCAAAGAACCCGTAAAATGAATAAACTCCATAAAACGAAACAAATGATCGGGCTGGAAAACATGTGTCAAAAAGAACCTTGAAATCTTCTTCTTTGGTTAAGTTGTCTATATAACACTTTAATTCTTCTCCCATGTTTTTGCCTTCGAGATCTAAGTCTCCAACAGGCCTATCTTTAATGTCTTGCTCAAACTCAACTACAGGAATGGCTCTTGAGAGCGACTCTTGTTGCACAGTTATGCCGTCCAAGGATTCTATTATTCTCTCCTTTAAGGCTGTGTTTCCTAGAAGAGTTTCCAACCACGCATGCACACTCTCGTCCACTTTCAAAGAAACTTCAGGGACTCCGATCGTATACGTCCTTTCTTTCTGATTGTCTTCAGGTGCAGTGTAGTTAAATTGAGGAGGAGGACTATAAATAAGACGTACTCCAAACTTCACCCCTATGGTCCCCATAACTTCATCCTCTACTATATAAGCGTTGCCAAAAAACTCAGAGATATTTTTAGAGGGATCCAAAACCAAAGTTTCTAAAGAAAGATCTTCGGATTGTGTAATAGCCACTCCTGGTTCATACGCCTGCAACTTTGAGGCTATTAATTCTTGAAATTCCGGAATGCTTAAAACTCGTTCTTCACCATCTTTTGTATATACTCTCACATATTTCTCAAGATAAAATAAACCATTTTGAAAAAGAGTAATCATATTGGAGACTTTTCTTTTTAAAAATTCAGGAATAGCGGCGGGAGGAGTTTCAAGAAGGCCCTCGGAAAAGTATGCCAATGCATCGTCGTGCTCAGCGGGGATGGCCAGATTGGCAGCGGTTACCGTAATCTCTTGATTATTAAAAGGGTTGTCTACTTCCACATCTCTTACTACATTAAAGATGTCACCATAATCGAAACCAGTTGAACCTTCGACGGCTGGTTGCTCTATTTTCATCTCTCCTGATCTTAGAGAGGATCCGAAAAGAATGCCATTACGAGATAGTAAATATTTTTGTATGTCTTCTATATGAGGACGGGGCCGCATATTCAAATTAATTTTTTTCATTAACAATGACAATTCATTTTTTGCCAACGCTCGTAAAATTACCTCTGCTGCTGCGCGAGATTCATGAAGCGAGTTTATTTTTCTTGCTAGTCTCAGTTTGAAAGGGCTTAGAAAAGCGCAGCGGGTCAGCAAAGTACCAACGAGATGGGCTTGGGCCGCTGTTATCGCGGCAGGGCCGCCTACAGCAAGCAACGCCAGACTCTTTAGTAATTCTTCAGTAAGAACGTTATCATAATCTTGCTGCCAGTCTTCTCCGAACGCAATAATCGCTGCTCCTCGGAAGGTGTCACTTATTGAATCCCAAGGCATATTCTCCCAATCAAAAATATTTATTTTTATAGGATCATAGTTTATTTGCGTCGTTTCGATAATCGTGAACGCGTTCTTTATCTCTTGAGTTTCTTCCATTAACCCATCTTGAATTTGACGTTGTACAACTTGAACTGCTTGCTCCAAGAACATCAAATAATAAGTATATCCCTGAACCATATTCCAGCTAGTTGTTTGTGCTGTCAGGCCATTTTTCATCTGTTGTATGATGAGATTTAAAAATGCATTATCCACGTTTTTGCTGGACAATTCTATTCCGCTATAAACGGGAAGAGTTTTAAATATGTATTCTGAACAATATACTCGCATAGTAGAGAGCACGACCCCTTCCATTATCCCATGGGTTGCTGATGAAAAATGCTTATCATAAGGAACCTCTATTCTGCAGTCTGGTGCTAACGAGAGTCTCTCATCGAAAGGCAAATTATCTTCCACTTCTTTAGCTCTCTTGGCTATCTGAGTGATATTGAGAAACCCGTTGTCCTCTTTTTCACAAGACTTTAGCTCTGGTATAAAAGTCCTTATCATCCCTAGCCAGCCATTGTAGCTAGCTGGTTCTACATAAATTTTTGGGAACAAATAATTTCCACCATGAATCGAAGGATCCAAGAAATGTACTCTGGGATTTTCTGTTGCGCTTTTTCCTAAAACCCTGTCTCCGGGGAGATGAGTATACACCCAAGACGACTTGTCGTCTGGGGATGCGTCGGGGTTAACATACCACAGATCTGCAAAAGTTAAAGGCTCTCCGCCTTCGTAGCCAAATCTAAATCCCGTTGGGATGTCTCCGCTTGGTGTTTGAATTACCGCATTCTGTACACACTGCAGGACCGTCTTGTTGCCTCGATCAAAAGCCTTCATCAAAACTGCTGGGTTTTGTTCGATAGTACCACTTATTTTAGATTCCAACAGTGATTTAAAGATCAAGGCCTGATATGGCAACTCCTCTTGGTTATCAACATAATTGAAATTTAAATACTTAGTGGCCTTAAAATCATTATTTACTTCTAAATCTAAAGAAACCATGGGTGGCAAAGATTTTTTCGAAAACAATCCGTAATCAAGACCTAATCTCTCAGCTTCTGCCTCTGTTATCTTATTTCTAAAGGTTTCCACCACCTCAAGCTGATAAGATGGCTTTGCTACTTTTCTTAATTTAAAGTTAAGTTGGAACTCGTATGAGGGAACAGATTCAAATGAATTAATAAATTGCTTGGATACTTGTGCTTGGGGAGTAGTGGATCTGTTCGAAAGGTAGCTCGTGTAACTTTCCATCTGAGTTTTCATTAAAGACCCCACTGTCTTAGGGTAATTCCCTAAAGGTTTTGGCTCAGGGTTGAAGACCGGGATGGGCTCCATCCTTCCTGAAATTAAAATGTTACTATTTTCCTTCCGAAATTCCCAATCCGCTGGTGAGTTGGTATAGTTTGGAAAAAAGAATGGCGAGTCCGCTCTTCTTTCGTGTTTTTTGAGTCGAAAATTGTTTTTGTCTCTCAGGATATTGTTTAAAACTGCGTTTCTCCTACCAATTAATTCTCCCAGAAAGGATCTGTCTATGTTTTCAAACATGCTTTTAATCATTTCCAACTTTGTTTGTCTCAAAGATTCGTCTTCAAAAAGGAGGGCGCTTTTGTCGTTAACGCACCCAGGATCCCTACTGGGGTCCAGCAAGGAGTCTACGGCGTCCCCTAGAATCCCATCGGTTCCTTTTTCTAAGTAATCCAATAAATCCCCTATATCTTCATCTCGCTTGCCGTTTGCTTGATCTACTAGGTCTCTAGCAGTGGCTGGGTCAACACCAAGGTTTTCGTAGATATTTGCACGCTCTTCGTTCCAGGCGTCCAGCTCGGGTTGAGTTAAACAAACTGCATCATATAAAGGAGTCTCTTCATCTGTGAGGGCTTGGTCTCGCAGGGCTTGTCTCAATTCGGGCGGGATGTAGTTTCCTGCCTGGCCAAACACTTCTGCTACTTGGCTCGGGGTCCCGAAGACATCAGCCAGTTCAGGATGCACAGTGGCAACTAATTGTGATAAATCTGTTAAAACCTTCGCATTCATATTTTTGGGAGTGTTTGTCAACAATCCTACCAGGTCATTCTTAGACATTGTAGAGTTCATTGACTTATAAAGATCGTTATAGCTTTGGTCGGTAATGCCTGATCCTACAATGCCCGATGCTTTGAAAATGTTTTTCTTTGTGTTATTGAGTTCATCTTCTGATGCGTCTGGGCAAAAAGCTTCTGCAAAAATAGAATCCAACCCTGCTGTTTTGCCCGAGGCTAAATCAGCTGCGGCCATGCCTACGGCATTCAACCCTTTACACAAAGCACTATCTATACCTTCTAGGACTTTTAAAATTAGACGCTTAATAACTTCCGTAAGCAGTCCCTCTATTTTACCTGCGAATTGCTTTTTTAACACTAGCAGTGCTGATTTATCAAAAAAGCCAGGGATTTCCTTTATTTGATCAGGAAAGCCGATTCCTATTCCGCCATCGCCGCAGACATCCAGAGTAAAGGTAGACAAGAAACTATCTATAGGGGGCTTAAACATTCCTTGATAAGCACAAGTGTAGTCTCCTACAAATTTATACAAAATGTCTGATCCTGGGAATCGATCTAATATTTGCATTAACTCATCTATTTCTACAATATCTAGTAAAAATTCTATATAAGCATCTACCACTAGTTTTTGTATATTACCTAATGCTACACCATAAGTGCCCTGTTGCCCGCCGGGTGAATCTTTGCCAAGTTCATTTTTGGTGATTTGCCGCCGTTCCTTATCTGTTAATTTTGACCACTCTTCCGATAGGCTTTTTCGTGTTGCCGAGGCAGATCTGCCAATATAACTATTTCCTGCTTTTGCTTGTTGTTTGCGTCCCCAATCTCTAATCGCCATGGCGCCGGGTGACAATTCATAGCCAGACTGCTCTTGTTGTTCATATCGAGCATCTATAAGAGCTTGAGTGTCAGCCATCATTTGCTCTTGCTCTCGGCGATATGCCTCGGCTTTGGCTGCAGCTTCTTCTTGGGCTGCTTGGGCTGCAGCTGCCATAACTTCTCTTTGTTTCTTTCTTTCTTCTTCTATAACAGCCTTGTCCCATTCTTCTAGAGCTGCTTGAGTTAAAGGAATCAGTTTTTTAATCTCTTCAACTGTTTTGTCTCTTCGCATTAATTTAGTACGACTGGCGTTTTCTACCAGATAGGCTTGGGTGTTATTATACCACTTTACATAGTTATCGTAATGAAGGAGATTGTCATCTCTAGGAAAATCCATGTGAAAATCATAAACACCTTTAAAATCCTTAAACGCCTGGGTAGTAACCCTTGCGTCCCAGTATAAAGTAATAAATTCATACCACGCTTCTTTGACTGGGGTTCCTGATGAATATCCTTTATTCTTTCTCCTTTGAATATAGGCTTTCCAAGATTTATCAGCATCTTTTAAATGTTGTTCTGTTGGGCGTTTAATGGGATCGGGCGCAGGGGGTGTAGCTACAATCTCTTCTTCAGAGATTCCTGTATAGCCTGGTAGTTCCATATCTGGTTCTTCCGGGGTTTCTTCTATTTCTGGTTTTGGAACTTCCGGGGGCAATTCTTTTAAATATTGAATGTATAAATTAGTGTTCTCTATTGAACCGGGGTCATAATCTTGCTCCCATGGGAGAGGGAGATTGCCAAATTCCTGCTCGAAAGCTTTTCTGAGTTCTATTTGTTTCTGTGGTGGCAAGTTGTTAATGAAAATTCCAAAAACATCAAGATCCATAGCTTCTAAGGATGCTTTTACTATTTTTGTCAGCGCATCATCTACAGTTACACCCGAAAATAAGCATCTAACTGATTGGATTGTTAAAGTCTTTAAATTACAAACTGACATTCTTTTTATCAATTTTACTAAATCAAGTTCTTTCATATTCTTGAAATTTAGTCCCCCCTTTTTCAAATAAGTCGCCTTGTCCACGATAGACTCCAAAAGAGTGTCTTGTTGTGCAAACTCTTCTAGAGCTGCCTCATATCCAATTCTCCAATAAGGATCCTCTTTGGGTTTTTTGCTTTTATTGTGTTGCTGTCGAACATATTTAGATGCGGCTCTAGAGTATTGCCTTTCTTTATTGTTTGTCTGTCGGTCTGTTTTTTTTATTTTCTTTTGAATCTCTTTAATTTTTTCTTGATTCTCTTGAATCCCTTTCATCCAACCTGCAAGTTCCGTGGGGCTTGTCCATTTTTGTTGAAAATCAGGATCATAAACAGATTTTAAGCTATTAAACCTATCAATCTTTTGTTGCAGTATAATAATTTCGGATTCTAGGGCTCTTACTTTCTTCCATAAACGTTCTTTTTCTACTCGCGCTTCTTCGATTGCTATATCCCGGGCTTCCTTCTTAGCTTGTTTAACTGAGTCTTTCTTCTTTTTTCTTTCTGATTCTGGGATTTTTACTTCGTGTTCTTGATCCAGATCACCGAAGTCAGTGCACGAATTCTTATTAAATTCGTATTGAATAAAATCGGAGACAGACAGGGACTCGTTTAAAATGTAATCTCGCAACTCCACAGCATGATTTTTTATGTTTTCTGATACACACTGCAGTCCTTCTTCTTCTAGGGATTTCTCCGAAAATCTCCCGTAATCAACGGAAAGCAATGGATAGGTAAATTTTATTAAAAAATCCATCCAGGGATAAGATTTGCGGGATCTCAGAGATACATCTATCTCATTTAATTTAGCTATGTAGTTCCAAACCGTTGCGTCAAAAGGTGACGGGCTACCAGAAAGCTTAGACATTCCTTGCGTCCACTCTTCATATGGGCAACCTTTCTTTTTAGACTCGATTTTAAGAACCTTGTAGGGCTTGTCAGTGTCGGAGTTATCAAAGGTGATTTTCACCAACCTCGCATTGTTTTTAATTACACTCGGTATATTCGATCGAATATTCCACCCATTGTCTAAGCCTACATCTTTCAACGTCGTGTAAAGAGTGCCAATTCTTTCACTATATGTTGAGGCATAAAAACTAATTTTACTCTCTTCAATCGGAACATATAAATAGCCCTTCTGAACCTGTAAAAAGGCAGACTGATATTGAGAGTAAACCCACATTGCTGATTTCAATCTTTGAATTTGTGCCCATAACTTATCGGTTGTTAAGACAACCTCTGATTTTAAGTTTACTGCTTCTTTTTCTATTTTATCTCTGGTTGGATTATCTGGGACTTTTTCTAAAATAAAAGACGGAATAGCTATCAAAACTTTTAATAACCCACCTTCACCCTCTACTAAAGTCCACTCCTTAGGATAAGCATAGATTTCCAAGGCTAATGGATTTTTGATTTGTGGCAATTTTGCTGATGCGCCTATTAAATTTTGAGTAAACTCCGAAGGATCCTCGGGGTTTAAAAAGGGAGAAGTAGGCAAGTCAATGTCTCGGCATGCGTTGACTCTATCTTCTGCTGCCATCACGGGGTCAAGAGCCAATGCAGCATATGCATCCTCATAATCCTCATAGGTAGTTATGATTTCGGCAGGGAGCATATCCAAAGCTGGACCAGTGTGATAGGCACAAATGATCTGGTCCGCAATGAGCTTGCCATATTCCTCCAACATTAGTCTAATTCCGGCTTCGACATAGCTTCTTAATAGCTTTCTCTTCTGGGTTCGACTCTCTGCGGTTTCGCCACTTGGGAACATGTTAGTTGGGCTAACCACATAAGAATCACCAAATTTGTTTAAGGTTACACACACCATAAATTCGCAAGTTTTTTCATTATAAAATGGCTCGGCAACCATCTGAGTCCAATTTGGAACAATATAGTTGGGGTTGGGCTTACATGCAGGACAAATCCTCTTTAAAGGCTCTCTTTCCGGTGGCTCGCACACATTTTTTTGAAATTCACTAAAATTTTCTGCCATTCTTACATTCCTATATAAACTGTTGAACTCAACAGTCTTTCTGTTTTGGAGCCCTGTAGGACTCCGTTCTCTGTACCTAAAGCCTTGAAGGTTTTCATGTGCTGTTGATACGTCTTAATAATAGAGTCCACATTCGTTTCTAAAAAAGCCGGGATGCTCTTGGCTGCTTGAGTAGCAGCATTTACAGAAGGGATGGTCTGGACAACACCCAGGCCGAAGCCAGTATGGGTATGAAGAGCCATTGCTGTTTTGTATTTGACAAGATTAAACTCAACATCCATAACCCGGTTTCTTAACGTTTGAATCTCCTCGTTTAATGATCTCAAATATTTAACTAAATTATCTCCTAGAACTGCTGGTTGTGCGCTATCGTCTCCAATTTGGGCGATTTCAATACGAGGAGTTATATTCTTGTTGTAGTTAACAAGCCTTTCTACACCTTCGGCTTTTGAAAACCCTACTAAAATTCTGACTCGTTCGCGGCCTATAATCAAAGTGTGATCAGCTTTTATCCCTATTCCCGATTTCATAGTGGAAGTAATTGAGGTAGCGGGGGATCCATCTCCTACTGCGAAGTAATGTTGAATATCTCCCCTCTCTGTTAAATAAATTCTCGCGCCGTCTGAAATAAAGTTGGCTCTGGTTTCTGTTGAAGAGGTTTTTATTCTAGCTTCACAACTAAGAGCCCCAGCAACAATGTCTATAGCTTCACACATAGTTCCACCTTGGCCTCCAACACCAGTTGCTCTAGAACCATAATTATCCTTGGTAAAAACAATTCGGCCGCCTTGGTTTTTTGAACCTTCTTCCACCCGGGATAACACTCTTTCGATTGCACCTTTGGGTCCAAAAACTGGTAAATCCTCACAATCTTCCGTTAAAAAAACTCCGGACTTTTGAGGCATAAATGGAGAATTTATCTCCCGATCTATACACTCTTCTATCAATCGACGGTCATCCTTAAGAGCTGTGTACGCGCCAACTAATTTTACTTTTTTAGGTCCGCCTTTTTGCAAAGGATTAAAAGCCATTTTATGTTTCTCCTCCACCAACATCTTGTGGTGATTTTTTAATGATCCCTTTGAGGTCTATCCATTCGAAATGCCATGGTTCATCGGGACCTTTCGCTCCTTCTAAAGCCCACGGTGGGTTATGAAAACCAAATCTTGGAGCATGCTCTTTCATCCATTTGTAAGTAGCCGATCGGTATCTTTTGGATCCATATACTTTTTTACCTTTGAGGTTGCAAACTTTCCAGTCAATGGCCAAACCCCATCCGTGTCGGGATCTGCCTGGGGTGGCTGCATATTCTGAAGTTCCAGCTTTTATGTTTCTTATTTTAGTGGAAACTTGCCTGTCGTAACTTCTGACTCCACTCGCAGTTCCTGCTATGGAAATTTGAAATCCGAAATGTGCATTGAATGCATCTTCTATCTGGTTCCAACTAGGGATTATGTCTTTCACAACTATTGTTCCTTGATTAGTCACACCCAATAATTCTTGTGGAAATGAGCCATTATAAACTGGCTTATTGTGCCAACCGGAGACGTTGCCTACATAATATCTCTTCAGAGGCGCAGGAAACCCAGAGTGTCCCGTAGTTCTAACGGAATCGGATCCGTTTGGTGCATTCGGAATGTTTGAGAGATCCGGGGTCCCTGAGTTGTAAAATTGCCCCATAGTTTCTTGATCCCAACTGTTTGCAAACGTTTGGAATAGACTATCCTTTTCTCTAAGGTTCAAAAATTTCTTAGAGAGGCCCACTCTTTGCATTAAGACTATGGAATTTTTCTTTCCTTCTGAATGGTATCTAGCAGACCAGATTTCCCCTTCTTGAGGGCTCCTTCCAGCCTCTTGCATTACAAATCCAATTGGGTGCATATTTATTAATTTCTTTGTCATTTGAACATCGGGTTCACTAAAAGGATCGGGGAATTCTAAATCATCGTTGATATAACTCCTCACTCTACTAAAGAAATACGCAGGCTCTTGAGGATTATTAGTAGCTGGGTTTCCATGAGCAGATCCTCGAAATGGATTACTGCTTTTTTCTCCAGACAAAACCACCACTTGAAATATCTTTGGTTCTTTTCTTTGATTATGTTTTACCACCGCATGTTGCAAGTTTTGGCGATGTAGGTTGATTTTTTCAACTGCACCCATAAGAATAGCAGGAACTTCTATCATTTTCTTTACCCCTTGGCTAAATCACGTATTGCTATAGCACGTGGGCTTTTATCGATTGCAGCCCTGACTTGATTAATGGCATTCATTGATCTGTCGGCGTCTGCTTTATTTACAGCCCCTTGCTTGTTAACACCAACACCACCATAATATTTAACATAAGCAGGGATCCACTTTCCTTTTCTATATGCCCCTTTTTGTAATCTTATTGATGCAAACTCATAAGCCAAATCGTTTCCGGCTGACTTTGGGCTTACGCTGTCTCCAAATAAATAGCGGCCGAGTGTTTTTCTCTTCATCGAAACCAAGTAAATGCCTAAAGCATTTTGATTTAATTTATTAAATTGATCACCTGTGTTCAAACCCTGGATTCTACTGACAGCACTTTTGAAAGTTTTGGGAATTATCTGGTAGCCTCCGGTGGCAAAAAGACGTCCATTTCCTGCTGTTATGACTTTTGCGCCTTTTGATTGTCCAGCTCTGACTTGAGCAATTGACCATTGTGATAATGGTCCCCAGCCAGTTCCAATGTAATTAGTGTTGCCTATATAACCAGGCTTTCCATATCGGGAATAGTAATTAAAAGCATCGTACTGTTCACCATTAAAGTGTTTGGTTGCACAACCTTCTCTAGAGCACTCGTGTTGTCTTATGTTGTTTAACAGTGGTTCAAAGATCCCCATACCTGCTAGTTCTTTTAATTGAGCCCACGTGAAGTTTAAACGACCTTTGATTTTTGTCCCTTGAGAGACTCTTACATTTACAACTGGTTCTGTGATCTCACCATTGGGCCCTACTTGTGCAACATCGCCGATGATGACAGGGCTATGCCTGAGATTTTCCCAAACATTTGCTGCTTGTTGGTATAAACTATCCTTCTCTTTAAGATTTAAGAACCCTTTATCTACCCCCACTCTATTAATAAGAATTATCCCTTTTCTATCTTTTGTTAAATAACGACAAGTCCAGATATCCCCTTCTTTGGGGACAAGGCCCGTTGATTTCTCCAAGACACCGATCGGGTGCATATTAGCCAACTTCTTTGTCATCTTCACATCTGGTTCTTTAAACGGATCCGGCGTGGTTAATTCATCTATATCTTTTCTTCTTATTCTCGCGAAATAATATGAAGGCTCTTGAGGGTTATTAGTAGCGAGATTACCATGGGCAGTGCCTACGTGAGGGTTATTAGAATTAGTTTCACCGCCTGATAAAACCACCGCTTCGAAGATTTCAGGTAACACATTAGAGAATGTTTTACTTATAAAACCGAATTCTCTTTCTCTTTTGAGAGAAATGCGATTTAAAGCAGTCATAATGTTGGCGGGGACATCTATCATGATGGAAAAACCCTATCGACTGCGTCTGCTCTTTTTTTGCGGTGGCTTGGATCATGACTATTATTAACATAATCAGCTAAAGATTCGTTTGGAGTTCTTTTACCGTTTGAAGAGTGCTTATCTACACCCCCAGAGCCTGCTGAGTTTCTGATTCCTGCTATTATTGCAAGATTTCTATTAGTTTTAGGCCAACCATAGCCTGCTAGTTGTGCTTCGGATGTATCTGCATATTTTCTTTTCCATACCGCTCTCTGTATGTCTCTGGTTTTGGGGTGTTGAACAAAACTTTCCCAACCTTTTCTCCACCAAGGGTGTTTATAATAACAAGGGTTTCCTTTTGACTTCTTTGTACAAGTCTTGTTGAAAGCCTTAAGTGCGGAAGAAGATTTGCCGAACCAAGTTACAATGATCTCCTCCCCTAGCAGCTCAACTGCTTTATCCACTAGCGGATTCAAAGTTTCTCGCTGCCAGTGGGCTATACCTATAATGCCTCTACCATCTACAGGGCAAACCTCATCATACCGTTTTCCCCATTTACACTTTTTGTCTCCTTTTATACCAGCGTCCAGTGCAATAATAGATTCTAAAGTAATAATCCACCAGTCTGGAGTGTATTGTCCCGGGGCCGTCGGCTTTGATTGGTAATAGACAACATTAGGGTTTGTGGGACCTTTATTTTTTGGGGCTTGATATTGTTGCTGGGGCTGTTGATAACCTGAACCTATCAATTGTGGTTGATTGCTGGACCATTCTGCTGCGGATGTTTGATACATGCTGTCTTTTGTGGTCAAAGATAAAAACCCCTTATCAACATCTACTCTGTTAATCAAAAGAATAGTGGCCTTATCGGGCCCCAGAAACCTACAACTCCATATATCTCCCTCCTTGGGGATTACATTCGCTTTATTATTCAATAAAACTCCCAGAGTGTGCATCACAGCTAGCTGTTGTGCCATTTGTTTGTTGGATTCTAGGAACGGGTCTGGTTTATTTTCTTGTAATGCTGCCACCTTGCGACACCTAACAAAATGATAGTTTTGTTCCTGGGGATTATTATTCGCGGGATTACCATAGGCAGTGCCGATATTAACATTATTGCTTTTAAAACTAGCAGCAACCACAACAGCATTAAAAATTTCCCCTTCTTTGTTGTAATAATCTCTGGCTATCGTTTCGAAACTTTGTTCATTAGTCAAAGAGATTCTATCTAGCATCGAATGGATTGAAGCTGGAACCTCGATCATTTTTCATCTTCCTCTGATTTTTGAATTTGGTCGAAAATTTGTGCGAAATCTTTTTCCGATAGCTCATCTGATGATTCTTGCTTGGTCATTAGGCCACAAAGCTTAACCAATTGTTCGTTCGACCGCTGTAATGTTTCTACATATTTTGCTAGTGTCATTCCAATAGTTTGATGTCTTGCGTCGTCAACAGCAAGCCACTTAATGGCATCATCGAGCAATTCTCTCGTTATTTCCCTATCATCTTCAAGGTTTTTAATAGCTTTTTCAATGTGTTTTTTACTTTTCATATAAATAATTAGATTTTATTCAAATTTTCCCGTCATCCCAGTCTTTTTTAAAGTCCTTATATCTACTTCTCATTTTATTAAGATGTGTCACAACCTGTTTAGTGTTCATCCCAGTAAGCTCCCGTAAATAAAGATAGATGGCTTTTTTATTGAAAATTTCAATGTCGTCTACTGACGATAAAATTATTTTTACCGCTTCGTAAACTTTTTTCTCACCTTCTTTTTCGTAATCAACCTCCCAGGAATTAATCTCACCCCATAGGTTTTCCCAAAACTCTTTTGTCGATCTTTCTTGATAATAATGATCTCCGGGATCAACAAAAGAAGTCTCCAGTTCTAATTCTGCATTTTCATATGGTACTTCTCTTTGGAGTCTTTTTGTGTTCTTTTTTACTTTATGTATAAACCAATTTTTAGTTATCACACTAAAATAAGAAAAAGCCTTTGATCCACGATTTGGATCATATTTGTCTAAAATGGTGGTGAGCCAAACTTTGCACTCCATCCTAAGTTCATCAATGTTTGGCAAGTTTGTAAACTTATAGGAAAATACAATCTTATCAACCATCTGATTAAACGCTGGTTGTATCCATTTTATGTATAGCTGTTCTTTTTCTGCATGATCATCGCTGTTGCAAAAATCAAGAATTGCCTGTTCGTGTTCCTGCGTAAAATACATTTTGCTCTTTGCTTTCTTCTTCACTTTTCTCATTTATCTCCTCCATTTCTAAAACATCTAGGGGTTCGGTTATATCTACAATGTCACCATATTCATCATCCATTAGGGCAATAAGCGCCCTAGTGTGTTCTAGTAGGTGCTGTAGGGTCTCATCTCCATAAAAGGTGTCTAGAGAGTAAACTTTTTTTAAGTGGTTTTTGTAGGCGGCCAAAAGTTCTATCAAATCACCTAAGTTCTGTGAAACATAAGACAATCTTTGTGACTGCTCTCTTGCAAACCAGATCAAAAAACAATTAAGGGTAAAAGACACACAAAGTGCTAACCCTAGCCATATTTCAATTGTCATCATAATAATTCTCTCTTACGTTACGTTTCATATCTTCTAGGAGGGCTCTGTTGTCCTCTATAGCCGCTTTTGTTGCGTCCCCTACCTTACCACTCCTTGGTTTACCAGAACTCTTGAGAAAAGGCATTTGCGGCACTCTATGAGGGTCTTCGGATGAGCAATGAATACATTTGTCTATTTCCTCTGACATCCCATGGTATACCTCAAAGCACTCTTCGCAAGAGTTACATTTGTAAACATACTTTGGCATTATTGAACGCTCGTTTCGATTGTTCCACCTTCTGGTGACGGGGCTTGCACCACTGGAGGGTTTATAACCACCAGTTGGTCAGAATCATCGATTTGTATTTCAAAACCAGTTAAGGTTGGGACGATGTCTGTTTGTTCCATTAGTGATTTCTGAAGCGCCATCATAATGGCACCTACTGCTTGATTAGATAATTTATAGTTCATTTATAATCTCCTTAATATAATCTTCTAACTTGTATTTAGGCTCCCAGCCTAAAATTTTCTGTGTGTTTTTAATATCTGCCTTTGTTTCTTGGGCTTCTCCTCTTCTTTTTGGAAGAGTAACTTTTTCACTTTCGAATAGATCTACAATCTCATTGATTGAATAATTAATTCCCGTTCCAAAATTAAAAATCTCTCCTTGCCAAACAGCTTCGGCTAGTTGAATTAACCCATCACATATATCGGATACGTGTGTAAAATCTCTTCTCTGTTTTCCATCTCCAACTACCGTTAGGGGTAATCCTTTGGATTTCAACTCTTCAAATTTCGCTATAATTGGGGTGAACTCTCCAATAAGTGGATTTCGTGGACCGTAAACATTAAAAAATCGAGCGGTCACTGTTGAAACCCCAAACACTTTTGAATACATTTCACACATCTCTTCACCTAATTTTTTACTAAAGGTATATGGGTTTTTTAGCTTACCCCCGTAACATGATGACGATCCAGCGTAAACCACTTTACAATCTCTGGTTCTTGCATAATCGCAAACAACTGATGTACCTAAAACATTACTTTTTTGCCACAAATGAGGATTTTGAAAACTAGGCTGGATTCTGGCCTCTGCTGCTAAATGGAAGATAACGTCTACATCTTCGCAAAACACGGATGATAGTAGACCAATGTCATCATAATAATATTCTTTCACAGAATCATTCTTCCACAAATAACTTCCAGATGACATATCGTCAATAACATAGACAGTCCAGCCTTTTTCGACTAAGCGATCAACCAAGTTGCTTCCCACGAAGCCTAAGCCACCAGTAACTAATGCTCTCATTTGTCCCCCTCGTCTTTCGACACAGCACCTTCGATTTTCAACCAATCATGGTTCTCTCTAACTTCAATATTCTTTTTCCATGCAGCCTCCATGACTGCCGGATCAACCCCCAATTCTTTTGCTTTAACGATCATAGCGTTGATATCCTTTGGGAAACATTTTCCCCCAAATCCCGGAGAACCATCATGGCCCGGAACATCGATGTGTGAATTACCTATACGTCCATCTGTTATAAATCCTTCAATTGCTTGATCCCAATTGGCCCCTGCAGCGTCACAAATTTGCTTCATTTCATTCATAAACGAGATCTTCGTGGAGAAGAAACAATTAGCCATGTATTTAATCAACTCGGCGGTTTCAAAATCAGTTTTGATGATCTTAGTATAAGGAAACCGTAATCGATATAATTTTTCGACCTCTGTGGTATAAAGGATATTCCCTCCTAACACAATTCTAGAGGTGTTTATAAAATCTAATTTTGCTCGCCTTTCTGTCAAAAACTCAGGATTGAAAACGAATGCCATCTGAGGAAACTTTTCGCTAAGTTCTTGGCTTGTTCCCGGAACAATTGTTGATTTTAAAACAAATATATTATCGCGGTAATCTATCCCCAGATCATCAATCGATTTTAGGACTCCTTCAATTATTGAAAGATCACATTTTCCATCTTTATTCATAGGAGTTGGAAGAGACAAAAAAATAATTTTTGCTTCCTCGAGCATTTCTTTTAGTGTGCTTATTGATCGATTTGGGTCCTTATCATAGATTAATATATCATCGGTGTGCAAAACAAACCCATGAACGATAGCTGACCCTACAAATCCATTCCCAATAATTCCAATTTTCATATTTCACCTCTGGTTAAAATCATGAATGTACTCCTCTTTTGCTCGGGTCAATATTATATTTCTTAAAAATAATTTCCAACTCATTCTTATAAATGTCCATAGCCCACATTGATGGGAGCCCATAAGATCCCCCGTGAAGGGCTGTGGATATATAAGGAAAAACACTTGAATCATGATGCAGTCTTCCTCTTTTCGGCTCCTCATTAAAGATATAACAACCTGTTATCCCAAGGGCCAAACATGCATAAGTGCCCAGTCGTTCTGCCTCGAGAATGTTCTTTGGTTTGTAAGAATTCATCAATTGCTGAAGTCTTTTTCTTTTCCAAAGAGTTGTTTGGCAAGAAAAAATATATGGATGTGAGTAGGTTCCAGCTGGCTCTCCTCCGGTTTGAGGGATCTCATATATATTTAAGTCATTATGAATTTTCTTGCCGCCCTCTACTCCTGATTTCATAAATCTTAGAAAGTCATAATTTGAATCGATTAAAAAATTATTTAAATTCTCTATATTTTCCTTCTTAACGTCACCATATAAAAGATGGTCTTCGTGGGAATAGATTATATTATCCTCTTCAATGTGATCTAATGATTCCACCAGCCTTTTGTAAAATGGGTCGTCTTCTTTGTTATAAACCACATCGCAAAAATTAGGCTCATATTCTTCATTTTGATTTATAATGAGAGTGTGCTTTAAAAAGCCAGCATGTTGTTTAAATTGACCGTAATAGGCATCCCAAACATCGTTGTATGTAGAATGAGTCCAAGTTGCAACTCTAAGATTTTTTATCATATTAAGATTTCCTCTAAATTTTTTTTCACATATTCCATGGGAAACTTAATCCCCGTGTACATATGGAATTGTTTGGATGCTTGGAGTAAAGAAAGTTCTTTTCCTGTTTGAGTATTAATCAAGCAATCTATAAAACACACATTGGGGTTTACAGTTATATTTTCAACAGGAGTGCAATTAAAAATAAGACCAGAATCAATATTTCCAATCTCTTCCCAGTTGTTCCTAGTTATTATTTTAACTTCATCGAACAATTTTTTTGCCGAGAACTGTGCTGCTTTAGAAAAACCACCAGAACCTAATATATATATAATATCTCTGTGTTTTATTTTACTCAAAACAGTGTATGTCGAATAAGCGTCGGTGTTATATGCTGTCAATACTCCGTCATCATTTATGATTGTATTACAGGAACCAATCACCCCAACTTCTTCTGATATCTTATCAACAAAATTGATTGCACTTATTTTATAAGGCATTGTAACTCCGCAGCCCCTAATCCCGAACGCTTTAATTCCTTTTATGGCACTATTAAGTTCTGATTTTTTGACAGAAAAAGATTTATAAATAAAATCACATCCCACTTTTTTGAACGCTGCGTTGTGAATAGAGCACCCAAAGTTTCCTGCCGATTCTGCTATTGATATGCAGACTTTAGTATTTTTATTTATCATTAAGAATCGTCTCCGTCATTTTTTCTGATGTTAATCCATATTTGTTCCACAAATCCATTGGAGGAGCAGACTCGGGAAACACATCATTCAACCCAATTCTCAACAGTCGTGCGGGATGGTTTTCACATAAAACCTCTGCTACTATAGAACCTAGACCGCCAACTATAGAATGATCTTCTATTGTAACAATTTTTTTAGTTTCCTTGGCGGCTTTGATTATAATTTCTTTATCAACGGGCTTTAAGGTCGGAAGATTTATAACTCGACATGAAATCCCTTGATCTTCAAGGTTTTCCGCTGTCTTTAAAGCTTCCGAAAGGATGCAACCGCTACTTATTAAAGTAATGTCATTTCCCGGTAAAAGCTGGTTTCCTTTTCCAAACTGAAATCTATAATTTTCTGAGAGGTGTTCTTCTACAGGTTGCCTTCCTATTCTTAAATAAACCGGATTTTTTAAATCTGTCTCTACTAGATATTTTGTTATTTCACGAGCCTCAATAGGAGTTGCAGGTTGCAAAACAACCATTCCAGGAATAGACCTCATCAAACTTACATCCTCGAGACCCATTTGGGTCACTCCATCCTTTCCAATGGCCAAACCAGCATGAGTGCCCACTAAAATTACAGGAGCCTCAGAATAACCTATAGAGACCCTTATAACATCATACTTCCCTGTAAGGAAAGAAGCAAAAGATGCCATAAAGACTTTGTAGCCATATTCTGACATACCTGATGCTATTCCAATCATATTACATTCAGCTATTCCACATTCGAAAAATCTATCAGGGTATGCTTCATGAAATTTTGAAAGCCTTGTCGCTTTTGACAAATCAGCACTCAAAGCTATAACATCTTTTCTGTCTCTGGCTGATTCTACTAGTTGTTTGCCGAAGGCATCTCTTGTTGCTAACATCTCAACTCCTCTAGTGCTGCTTCATATTCTTCTTTATTTGGTGCTTTAGCATGCCAAGCTGGGTCATTCATGAATGAAACACCTGCTCCTTTCTGTGTGTCTAGGATTATACACTTTGGTTTTCCATTTGATTCTAAAGAATCCATAGCTTTCTCTATTTCTTCATAAGAATTGCCATTAATTCTAATTATATCCCACTTAAAACTAGCTAGTTTTTCCCCCAAAGGATCTAAGGGCAGGATATCCTCTACTAAGCCATCGTTCTGTGATTTATTAAAATCAATAAAACAGATAAGATTATCTAATTTGAATTTAGGGGCTAACATAAACGCTTCCCACACTTGCCCTTCTTGAATTTCTCCATCGCCAACGATACAAAAACACTTTCCGCCAAGGGCCTGTAGTTTCATAGCCAGAGCATGCCCTAGGGCTATACTTAATCCTTGTCCTAGGGAACCTGTTGTAGCATGCATATAGGGCAACCTCACTTTGTCAGGGTGACCTTGCAAGGGAGAATCAATTTCTCTAAATTTTGCCAGATCCTCATCTGATAAGATTTCCAATTCATAGAGTGCGGCATACAAAATAGGAACAGCATGCCCTTTGGACAAAATAAGTTTGCTCCCGCCTATCCCTCTAGATGTCAGATCATAATTTGAATATAGATATGCCACCAACTCTGCTAAAGAAAAACTACCTCCGATATGACCAGACTGTTTTTCATAAATCATTCGCAGCACATGCTCTCTTAATCGATTAGCCGATATTTTCATTCGCAACCTTCCTTTTTAATAAACCCACAGCAATGTGAGTAATTTTAGAAATAGAATCTTCAAAATGAAAATTATTATTATTCTTCCCAGTTTGCCCCGGAAAAATAGAGTCTCCCCTAACAATTATCAACAAATCAGCTAAATCTCTTGCTTTGCAGCTTTCATTTCTTGTAATAACCACCACTTTCATTCCAATTTCTTTTGCATATTCTGCTGCTTTAATAACGTTTTTTGAATTTCCTGAACCACTGATTCCGAAGAACACATCACCTGATGATCCTTGATATCTTAATTGCTCAACAAAAATGTTCTCATATCCCAAATCATTAGAGATGCCTGTTATTGTAGCTACACAATCACACAAATTCACACAATGAAACTTATTCCTAGGAGCGGATCTGTTTCCTTTGTCCTCAGAGACAAACGGATGCATATTTAAATCTACGACCAGATTGCCCACATAAGCCACATTCCCACCATTTCCACAAGCAAACACTTTCTTTTCTTTTTCATAAGCTTCAAAGATTATTTTTACAAAAGACTCGATTTCGGTTGATGAAATTGTCTGTATTACTCTTGATGATTCTTTTTTGTAAACTTCTATTAATTCTTGCATTCTTCATCTCCTTTTAAATGTTTTGATAATAAATATTTTCCTAATAAAAATAAAAAATCTCCGTATTTCCCACCATGAAAATCCTCATATAGAGAGCAAATTCCAATATATTGCAAAATACCCAATAACTTTACATTGCTCCAATCTAAATCTCTCTCAACACAAAACATTTCAAACTCTATCAACAAAAATAATAGATTGCTTTTGACTTTATAAGAAAGAAAAGCTTCTTTGTTTTTAATTTTATAATCATAATGTTTAGATAAAACCATTTGCCCATTAATCAAGAGAGCATGATATAACTTTCCTAAGTCATAATATGTATCTCCAACCTCCAAACTTTCGCCAAAAGATTCCCTCCAATCGATTAATTGAAACCGTTGGCCATCATAAATTATGTTTTCTGGTTGGAAATCACCATGAAAATTGCTAGGAATCGCATTCTTATAAATAGATTCCCAGTTTACTCTACTTAAGGTCTTTTGGATAGGTTCAACTTTTATCCCGTTAATAAATTCTATTTTATCTAACTCACTATCAGAATAAAGACTTATTCTATCGAACAACTTTTCTTTATACATTTTATTGCAATTGTCGAGAAAACCTTTCGATTTTTCAAAACGCGATGATGAAATCTTATCCATATAAAAATCTAAGACACTCTTCAAAACGTTCTCATCCAATATCTGGGATAGAGTTTCTCCTTCTATAAACTTATATGAATACATATTATCATTAACCAATTCTACTTCCGGAACGGAATTGTTAAGAAAATCTACTCTCAACAGTCTTTTCTTAACCTTTTCGGGATTGTGAAAATATTTTATAACAGTTTCATTTTCAATAAAAATTGTTTCGTCATTTTTGGGAGCAACCACTTCTTTATTGTAGACTTTTCGAGTTTCGTCATATGACTTATTATTTCCCGTATCATGCCAAGTAAAAAAGTTTAATCTTATTTCCTTCAAATCATAAAACCCATGGATAACTTGATATTCATCATTTATAATACTCTTTTCTCTCAAAGAATCCCAGAATGTTTTATAATCATAAACCCCGGCCATTCCGTTATAAGCCAAATTCCCTATTCCGTAATAAAGCTCATCCAAGTATTCTTCTCCTTTTATTAAACAATATCCCGATGAGGAAGCACTCTCTATTATTGAAGTGCCAATCCAATTGTCATCTAGGTAGGAAAATTTTTCGACTTCTTCTACTATAGTATCAGACGAAGTGAAAATAAAAGGGCACCGTAAATGTTTTTCACACTGTAACAGACTAAGGCCCGGGCCGGATCCGGGTCCTGAGAAATTTTCTACATGAACATAAGTTATTTTTCTACTTGGAAACACCCTTTTTAGATAAGACTTAACTTGATAACTCTTAAATCCCAGCGCAATCACAATCTCTATATCTTTACTGAAACTCCTTATTATTTTAGATATCACTGCTCTGTTTTCTATTGGTAACAATGATTTGTGCAAACCAGCAACAGTAGTGTTTCTAGACCCCTGGCCTGCTGATAAAATACAAAGTTTGAATTTGCTATTTTTCATTTAATTCTCGTTTTATATATTATAACACATTCTTCGTCCCCTGTCAAAAAAAAATTAATTTTTATGCTCGATATCTATTTTTCCAGATTTTCTATTTGTATCATCTTGATATCTAATGACATCATTAAGATGAGGAGTGGAAACCTCCAAAGCAGTATAGGATTCTCTAGCTATGACTCTATGTTTTCTATTGAGAGGGACTGTCCACCCTGATCCTGCTTTATAAATCTTGGATTCCATAACCCCTTCATCATTTTCCAAAAGAACCTCTGCTTCTCCTTCAATCACATAGTTTGCTTCAATCTTATATTCATGAGATTGTAAACTACATCTATTACCTTTTTTCATATGAATCAGCTTAAAAGCATAAAACTCATTTAATTCCAACCATAGTTCATAGCCCCATGGCTTTACTACTTTATAATCGCTTACTGATAGGTTATCCGGCTTGCTGTTATCAATCGTATCTTTGTACTCCTCTAGTGCTTGCTTTATAAACAAATCTTTAATGTGATCAAATTTTGACATCTTTAATTCCTTGGTTTCTTTTTAAATTTATTGCATATGCATAATCTTTATCCCCTGAGGGCTTTCTATCATTTATAATATATCTTTTTCCTCCGCCAATGCCCATAACTAATTGGTCATAGATAATGCCGGCTTTTGACAATTGTTTTTCTGTTTGCTTTCTCATACTCTCTCTACGACCAGTAGTGAGAATAATGTTGTAGCCTCGGCGGTCCCACTCTTCTAGTTTTTCTAGTGTTCCGTTTAAAATTTCCATTTTATTATCTTGTCGACAAGATAAAAAGGGTGACTGATGTTTTACTAACGTGCCATCTATATCACAAAAAATAGTGGCTGGTCTCTTTTCATTCATAATATAAACCTTGTACTTGGGTTAATGTTCTCCAAGATATCTTTCTTTATCTCTTCTGTATACATTGCTGCCTTAAGAACAACAATGGGGTTAACAACATCTTTTAGAATCTGTGGAGACCGGACAAACAAGTTTGTTCCATAAAGTCTCTGGTTTATTTTCGCAGGGTCGTTATCCAATATGAAAGAAAAGTTTTCCTCTTTCAAACCAAACTTCAACAAAGATTGGGTAAAAATGTGAGCACCAAAAATAAATGTGTTACTCTTATTTTCCAGTTGGTTTTCAATTTTCTTCACTTCTGCATTGTAATAATTCATAAAATCATCCAAATAAGACGAATCTTGTTTATAAACCTTATCGGCTGCAACAGACGAAGATTTGATCGCTGAAACGAAAACACAGTGGTTGCTAAAGTCTTTTTCTTCTACAACTTCAAGGCCAGAGTAATGTAAAATTTCTCTTAACAACTCTTTTGTTAAACCATAGGTGTGTTCAAAATTCATCGCATTTGTGAAACCATCTTTCATCATCTCATCAATTATGGGTGCCGAAATGAACATCATTTTTCCTTCTTCTAAAAGCTCTGTCATCACTTTAATCTCGTTCATAGGATCATAGAGGTGCTCTATAACATGAGAATGAATGATTGCGTCGGGTTTTTCTTTTACAGAATTCTTATCAAAAAATTGTTCTTTTAAAATAATCTTATCTGTTGGCTTATTACCATAACAACTCAGGTTAGTGTCATAAACCGTTATAGATTCAATCTTCTGGTTTTTCTCAAGGTGCTTAGCTAAAACTAGTTGTGCGCCACCAATCTCTACAAGATTACCTGATGCACTAATATTGATGAAGTCTGCAAATTCTTTGTGGTGGCGATTCCAAATTTTACCAAAAGAACTGTTATGAGCATCTTTATATAAAATTTCCAACGGAACTAATTTTGTTAATTGTGCTGTTTTACACTCAGAACATTTTGCAAAATTCAAATCTAGTGTCAAATCGGATTCTCTGTTTTGAGTTGTAGTTCCCATATAGATAGGAAAATCTTTTATAGAATAAGCATCTACTAAAGGAGACGAGCAATAAACACATTCGCTTCGCAGGACATATTTCATTTATCGCTCCACACACAAATTTTATTAATAGTTGGTTCATTTCGTAAATAACCGCGGGTCTTTCCTGCTTCTCCCAACAAATAATGATTAAGTGTTGATCCTATGTCGATGTAAGTATTTTGTGAATTAAACTCAAACAACTGATGGGCTAAAATGTTACCAAACGGTCCGGCACAAAAAAGGAACAAATTATCTTTTATTTCCTCTGTTGTTATGAAATCTTTCACCTCCGATATTAATTCATTATTATCTACCCATGCATTCTTTCCAATCTGAAAATGTTTCGAGACATCAAACGGAAGACTATCCAAATTAGATGCCGAGTTTGAAACCAAAACCACCTCAAACTCTGAATAATGTGGAACCATCTTATCTAAATAATGCTTATGATTTCCATTAACAAAAAGATTGGCCCAAGTTAAATTTGTTAATTCTTGCCCCGATTGTTTTTTTAGCCAATTATGAACAGTTAACCCCCCAATACAACAAGGACATGAGATTCCTACGAAATAATTTTCATTCTTAAATCTAAATGACTCTATCATTTGTTTTCGAAACTCTTGATTCTCTTTTGGATTAAACCAAAACTCACCATTATTAATTGGCTTATTTGATAGGATGTGTAATTCTCCATCAGCATATTTAGAAAAAGAAAATGGCTCTTTGGTTTTTAACTTATCAATCAATATTTTTAAATCTTCCCTAAAACTTTTATTCTCTGTTTTAAATTTCATAATTATTCTTCCTTCCATTTTGGATAAGGTTTATTACAGGCTTTCTTAAACTTGACCTTGAAGTCATCGGGCCATTCTTTATTGATAACTCCATCTTTTGGCACCCTCGGCGGTAAATAAATATTTAATCTATTTTCTCTACAATATTTAAAAATTTGATATACCTTGTAAGAATCAGTCCCTTTGGAAATTCGAACATCCCATAGTTTGTTTTGCGATGGCTCACAATCTCCAAGCAACACCTCCCTTAATGCCTCAACAGTTAAGGAGTCAGCCTCTCGGACAAAACCCTGCTCGGTTGTATAGGGTGTGTATGTAAATTTTTTTGTTTTTAATATCTCGCCACTATCCACCCTATTTTCAATTCTCATGATCGAAACTCCCCATTCGCAGGATTCCAACATTCTTCCCCAGACTAACGAGGCGCCGCCTTGAACATCTGGGAGTATCGCTCCATGGTTACCAATTACTTCGAATTTTGATGTGATTGATTTAGGAACTATCCTAGAATCACCTAAAGTTATAATCAAATCAATTTTGTTTCTCTCACAAAACTCTAGGCAATTTTGCCATTCGCTTGTTTTATCTAGGACTATTTTATTTTCTTCACAAAAACTATCTAACTTAACAGAGTTCACTTTACTGTTTAGTTTATCATCAGGGAGACCAAAAACATATAGGATCTCGAACTTGCCTAGATCACTTATCATCTTCATACTCTCTAAAGTTAGTTTTGTGTTTCCGGTAATTGCTACCTTAATGACATGATTGTTTTGAACCATCGTTTGGCGATCTCCTTATATCCTTCATGTGTAAAGTGGACTCCATCTATCAGGTGGGATTCTAAATCTGACATATCTGCTACTATAAAGTTCATTTCTTTCGATAATTTTGCAATCACCCTATTGTATTTTACAACATATTCTCTATTGGACATATAGTATGGACTAAACTTTAGATCTGGGAGAGTCGCAACAATGGGCATTTTACCATTAACTCTTATTGAATTGATTATTTGTTTTAAATTATCTTCATAAATTTCAAGGGGTGTTGGTTTCTTAGTATCGTTTGTACCAATCATAAGTAGAGAAATTTTTGCACCTGGATTGGCTTTAAGTTGATGCCATGATCTTCTTAATAAATCTGAGCTTGTTTCTCCGTTCACACCATAGTTGTGGCAAATATAAAATTCCCCAGTTTCTTTTGATAGCATACTACCTAACTCAGTAGGGTAAGATCTACCATATCTATCTCTTGCTCCATAGGTGAGGGAATCCCCCAAACACACTATTTCATTCCAAATCATTTTTTCTCCTATAAATTGGCTTCCAGCCATTCATTATGGCATTCTTAACACACGCATCTCTTTGAGCATAAAACACTCCATGGTTTCTCGCCCTAGATGTTGCCTTTTCATCTACTCCCAGTTTGTATCCGTCCAGAGAACTGTGCAGAGACAAGTCCTCGGCAGGATGTGGAGGGCACAACGTTTTTATTCCACCATACTTCTGGGCGCAATATGAAAATTGAATATCTTCTCCATTATGCCAGGTAAATGGCTTCTCCATCCACAAATATTTAAGCCATTCAGTTTCGAAAAACCACGCATGACCTCCTAAATCAACTTCTATCACTTCTTCGTTCTGTGTTGTCCATCCAACTAGTGTTCTACCAACATATTTATCACTGGTTATACTTATGCCGTTGCCGACCAGGATGCCTCTATGATTTTCCATTGTTTTTAGACAATTTTCAAGCCACCGGGCTCCGGGAATGGTATCATCATCAAACATAGCAATGTATTTACTATCGCTCAAAAGTGCACCAGCGAAGCGGCCATAAAATTTCCAATTGTAATCATTCCGAATAACTCGATCAACATTAAATTGAGAAAAATCTATATTAGCATTATCTTCATGGTGATTAACCCAGATCCAAATATCTTTCACTGGGGTCGATTGGTTTCTTATTGCATTTATTTGTTTTTCCAAATATTCTGGTCTTCTATAGCAATTAAGAATAACTGTTATTGAATCGTCTCTCAGTAATTCTTCAAACGTGTTTACAGCATCAGAAACCTTGTTTCTAAGCGTTTCAATCAACTCAGGGCCCGATTGGTCAAACCAAGACTCAGAAGCTGCTCCGATAAGGTTTTTGCTCGTTAAAACCTTACACCCTAACATCTTAGCTTCAACCACAACACGAGATAATGTTTCTAGGACCTGAGGGATGAAAATAAAGTATTCATACTCGGCCATTTTTTGCAACAATTCTTTTTCCGGGAGAGGGCCAATTAATTCATAATCTAAATTTTTCTGCTTGCAATAAGAAACCGCTTGACTTGTTCCCTTAATTGGATTAGGAGAGTTTATTATGCAATATTTTCCATTCTTATTTTGAATATCAATCTCGGAAATAAAGTCAAATTTGTCCTTTGACCACAATGAACAACCAATGCTAATAACATTATTAATATTTAAATTTTGTTCCATTACTGTTTTACAAATCTCACTCAAAACAACAACGGCTTTTGCATTCCTATAAAACTCCGCATTGATCAACTGATCACGAGGAACCTTAAAGTTAGCAAAAGCCGCAGGGTTTCTGTTTTTAATGTATTTATGATCGTGTTCATAAATAATGTAATCTTTTAACATTATAATTTGCTTATGTCTTGCAGAAAGAGAAACAAAGTTGGAAACAATAAGCATTTCCGAATCAATAATAATCTCATCTGTGAGATCAGAACACTTAAGCTTTCTTACTTCAATTCCTTTAGAAACCAACGAATTGATTAAAACAGAGTCATTAAGCTCTGCTCCGCCCGTTAAATCATCACTAAAAAAATCTGCAAGAAAAACTATTGGTTTCATACTAAGTCAATCTCCGATAAAGCCTCTTGCCATTCCAACTCTTCACCGGTTGGGGCATAAATAGCATCGCAAAAACCTTTGTAAAGCTTTTCTTCATTAAAATTTTCATTAATTAATGATTGAAGTTCTACTGCTGTTTCTTTGGCATTATCCCACTCCTTGAAGGTTTTTCTCAAAGTCATTTTGTAGGAACCTTGGGCTGCAAATGCCCACATAGATTCCTTTTGAATAACTCCTTCCCAGACAGCTTCTTTTTGAACTGGTCTTAGGGAGTATTCCACTTTTTGATAATAGTCTTTCTTGTCATGAACCAAAAAGTCCAAATGACCTGACCAACCAACAGCAATGACCGGCAAACCTTCTCGAGCTGCTTCAAATAGTGGAAGACCGAAGCCTTCTCCATGAGCTATGTTGACAATCGCCTTCACTTTCGAATGAGAATATAATTCCGTCATTTGACCAGCAGACAAATCTCCATGAAGCAAATGAACTTTACATTTTCTATCAGGATATCTAGCCAAAGCTTGACTTATAGCTTTTTCCGTCATTTCCAAATCTATTCTAGAATTACCTGCTGTATTGCATTTTATTATTAACCCGACCTCTTGGTCTATAAACTCTTCTACCCACCAATTTATAGCATTTCCAAAGTTTTTTCTTGGGCTAATTTGAGAACACATCAGGAAATTGAAGTCACACGGTGGTTCAAAACCGGGAATAGATTCCGCTTCTTCGCGCGGTGTTGTCTCCCAGACTACTTCTACAGGGGTTTCCAGGGTATAGGGAAACTTCTTACCCGTGGGGTCTTGGGCCTCGACTGTTGTATTTTCATAGGTGGTTTTCGCATGACTGGAGACTACTAAGATTTTGTCTACCTCCTCGTTTCCTTTTTGTAGCCACGATGGTGCCACTTTTGTAGTTTCAATCCCTGCTGTATAGCCAAAATTAACAGGACACAATTTCTGAAATTCATTAGGGATTGTGATTTGCAAACTCATATCTGGTTTCAATTGTTCCTGTTGGAGTAGAATTTGCGTATGTGCTATTCTCGAATCCATCCATTGACGAAATTCGTTGTCTTGCCAAATCCAACCAGTGTGACCCCATGGAATTGGTTGAACATAAATTTCAAATAAGTCTTCACGAGACCTCAAGGCTCTTAGGGCAAATCGAGACTGTTCTCCGTAGCCAGACTGACTCAGACACGGTGCTCTTACAAAAATCTTTTTTCTCATGCGACCTCCTTAAAAATGATTCTATTCGCAGTTTTTCGAGTTTCCCAAGACCCTTCTTCTTTATGGATCTTAAGCATCAACTCCACCCATTGGGTGTTAAAATTTTCAAAATTATAATTCTTTACAACGTGCTCTCTGCCTTTGGCGCCAAGCTTCTTTCTTCCTTCGGGCCCCAGGTCATACATGTTGCTCAGGGCTGATAAGACATGGGATTTACTAACCCTATCTTCATAAATATAAGGCACATCTTGGGATCCGATAACCGATTTTGATGTCGGAAAAATCGGGAAGCCAAATGTATCATCCGGGGAGATTACTTGCTCTTGTAAGCCGCCAGTTACTGTCGCGATAATGGGAACTCCACAAGAAAGAGACTCCAGAGTAGATAATCCAAACCCCTCTGCGTCTGATATATTAATTGTGGCATCAGCCATCATATAATAAAATGGCATTGTCTGCTTAGGAACCTTTTGAGTCGAGAAAACTATCTGCCCTTCTGTCATTCCTAAATGTTCTGCTATGTGGACCAGATCTTGCCCGTGAGCGTCCTTAGGGGCAGTGTGCATTACAAGCATTGCTTTATCATGCAAATCTCGCTCATCTAGCCATTCTTTCCACCACCATACAAGAGTTCCAGATTGTTTACGACGGGCGTTTCTATTATTCCAGAAAACGACAAATTTCTCCCTATCCTTCTCATCGAAATTCTCTTCTCTGAGTTTTTTCTTTTCTTCGTCTGTAACTATTCGAAAAAGAGTGTTATCTACTGCATGTGGCAGATAAGTACAAGGGACGTCAGGAGCCACTTTACGAACTATGTCATCAGTTAATTTTGATATCGTCATGATGTGGTCATTCGACTCATAAAACTTCTTATTAAACATAGGATAAGGATAGTTATCCCAAACGTGATAATAAACCAAGGGACAAAGGGGACGGATCTCGTTTTCCATTTTCCACAACCATCCCCAAAATCTAGGGTCTGTCATAATCCAAACAATATCTGGTTTCTCATTGCGAAGTACCGATCTCAGCATATCTTCGGTTCCATAGCCATCGACAGGGATAACTCTCCAATCTTCTCCAAACTCTTCCACCTTTACGGGAGTATAATCATGATGTTTGATTGCACCCCCTAAAGACAAAATGGAAAACTTTCCACTCCTCAAGAGAGCTTCACAAACATATTTGGTTTGGGTTCCAACTCCTGATGGACTTAGGGGGTGATCCCCTAAGGTTAAAACTTTAATTTTCTTAGACATACGCATCCTTATGTTGTTTTACCTATAATATAACACACACAAATTCACTTGTCAAGAAAAAAAGTTGACTTTTTTTATAAAGAGTCAAAATAAATCACGCCACTCACCACGGCTACGGACAACCCTAAGCCCAACATAATTTTTAAAAAGTCCCCAACGAGCATTGGAAAAATTACACTTACCTCTTTGTCTTTATTAAAGGTGCGATAAACGGCCAATTCACGCCCAGCTAGCAACCCTACAAAGACCCAAGTGGTAGACATAGGGATCGCACTGTGGATCTTAAAATACCACAAAACTAGAGCGTAGAAAAGATCTATTAGACAGGCAGATCTTATAAAACGAGTCCCGCTTTTGGATAGGACAATTTCTTGAATCTTTCCGCCTTTTGTGTAGAATAAATGAGCCAAGCCTGCTACAAGAATCCCAATCACCCCTAACATCATAGGGAGAGTGACTCCTTCTCGAGGAAGATAAGCAAAAACATTGGCAATATCATGAGACAGCCACATATACCACAAAAAGCCCGTAGACAACCATTGTGCCACGGACCAAAATCTTTTGTGATCTTCTCGAACCTTTTGTTTCTCATCAAAGAAGCGATGCATCACCATCCAGATAGCGTAGGCCGAAATGGCTGCTAGACCATAGCCCATTGCTGATTTTATTATAATCTTCTCAAGCACGAGACCTGTCGAAAAGGCACTCAAGGTAAGAAGTGTAGTGGAAACAGGAACCCCAAGCCTGGTTAGACCAAGCAGAAGAACCGGTGCCGCTGCATGGTACCACTGGAATACTTCCGGGAGAGGAATCTTCTCCAATCTCCCAAAAGCAATATCTCCAGAGGCCCAGCCAGACAGTAGGGTTCCCGCCAGGATGCTGGACGCAAACGCCCACATCCAATACCACTTTACTTTTTTATTATTGGAACTTATAAATGTTCCAAGAGTTTGGGCACTATCGTTTCCAATAACTGAATAAGCTGCTAATAAAAAACCGATGGTGCCAAAAATCGCCGATAAAGACACTTTAACCTTCCTTTATCAATAATTAGTCATCAATTTTAAGGACAGTGTTCTGTCTTATTAAAGTCACATTTAGAACAGGACTTTCTATTCTTAACAAAGTTAGCAGCCTTAATAGTTCGACATCCATCTGTCAATAGTTTAGTAGCGCTCTTAGTCTTTCGGGGACCAGAAGTCACACGAAAAATTTCAACTTTATTTTCCTTAGCAGTTCTCTTGAGAAGTCCAAAGTGTGTTTCCACAAGTTTGGGGTCAAGGTTGTGCTTCTCGCAGAAAAACTTCTTGTATAAGGTTAATTGATAAGTCACTAACTTTTCCGATCGTTTCTTGGCATCCCAGCCCCAGCTGCATGATTTCCAATCAAGAATGTGATATTTACCGTCTTCTGTTTTTATAACAAGATCAATGAAGCCCTTGAGATTCCACTCATAAGTAAGCTCATCTATAGGTTCATAAAGCATCTCTTCTGTTGAGAACACCTCGTATTCTCCAAAATGTTCTTTAAGTTGCGGAAAGACAGAAGGGGAAATTTCTTTCCCCTGCTGTCGCATTTGTGTGATCATTTTGTTGTCTGGTTTATCATCCAGTTTCTTTAGTTCACACAAAAATGCTAAATCAAAATGTTCGTCATAATCGATTGGCTCCAATTCTTCTTTTGCAATGTGTTCGCAAACGCTATGAATAGCAGTACCAAAAGCAGTAAAGACATTTCCGGTGAAGCCTTTTAATTTATCAATGTATTGCAATTTATGTTTAAAGGGGCAATCCGCCCATGTTTTCAATTCTGAAAATGAAATGTGTTGTTTTGTCATTAGTCCTCCAAATGAACAAGTTCGTCTATTATCCTGTATAATACAGGACTTAAATCTTTTAATAATCCTTTGTTTCCTATGAAATATTCCTCAAATCCTCGAGCAAAATATTCATTTACTGATGTTACTGCATAAGATGAAATAAAAATGTTTGACACCAGCTGATTAAGAACGTCATAACCCACTGATTTATAAAGATAGTTATCAATTTCCTTACTATACTCTATATTGGATAAGAAGTCTTTTGGAACATCTGTAATCTGTTTTAATCTCGTAGTTAAGTTTCGCCTCTTTGCTTTAAATTCTGCTTGGATGGCGCCTGAGCCATAGACCAGATGCTCATTATTTCTCTCTACCGCATGTGCTAATTCATGAACAATGTCATCTATCATATCTAAATCTTCTTCTTGATTGTTTGTTACGTATATCGCGCCATCTTCGTAATAAGCATTTATCTCTCGCTCTTTCATTTTTGGAAACTGACCTACATAAATAATATCAACATTACGCGCTAAATGAAAAGGCACGCGCGAACTTATATAATTAAAAACAAAGTCAGGATCTACATTATCTGGTAGCCTATCTTTAATATAAACATCCACACCGTTTAGGTTATACACGTCCTTAAGTCTCCTTCCTTTTTTAGCTGATTCGATAATCCACATAATTCTTCACCGTAATTATAACTAATATAACATAAAGAAATTAACTTGTCAAATTATTTGTTGGTTTTTACAATCCAATCGGCTATCGGGAGGACGACATTCCAGTTTGAATTTGGGTTTTTCATATGATGATCCCAGTGCCATCGTTGATATGATTTTGCCCACTTGGGATTACGGTGTCCATAATTGTGCAAAACGAAGAATGCTATAACATAGACAACTGTAGCAAAATAGAACATACAACTAATGTAAAAAATAGGGAAATGGATAATAGCAAGGAATAATAAACCAACCGTTTCGATGAAAGACATTCGAATATCAATAAAATTGTTCTTTTTAGCAACGACATGATGGTCCCTCAAATGATATGCAAAGAGACTATCTTTTTTCTTGCCTCTTACATGAAATAGATGTTTGTGAATCCACCATTCCAAAAAACTTGCATAAATCGTTCCTAAAATAAATCCTATCATAATAATTTAGCGGCGGCAGTTGCCAGCTTTGATCGCTCTCCTTTCCTAAATGTAATATGGCCGGCAAGTTCACTTCCTTTAAACTTCTCAACAGCATACGTCAAACCATTGCTTGTTTCATTCGTGTAGACATTATCTATTTGTTCGATGTCGCCGGTTAAAACAATTTTTGTGTTCTCGCCAATCCGAGTGATAATCGTCTTGACTTCATGCGCCGTTAAATTTTGGGCCTCATCTATAATTACAAACGCATTAGAAATTGACCGACCTCTTATGTAAGTTAATGCTTCAACTTCAATTTTTCCTTTCTCTACGTAGGCTTCGAGCATAGTGCGATCATCTCCCATAAGGTGACGAATATTGTCTTGGATTGGCTTCAACCAAGGAAGCATTTTTTCTTCCATCGTTCCCGGAAGGAAACCAATGTCCTTTCCTAAAGGCTGTACAGGGCGTGAAATAATGATTCGTCGGTATTGGTCACCCTTTCCTCCCAGACCTTGTTCCAAAGCTGCTGCAATGGCCATTAAGGTCTTCCCAGAGCCTGCTTTACCTATGAGAGAAACCAGAGGAATCTCATCATCGAACAAAAGGTCAAATGCGAAGGATTGCTCTTTGTTCCGTGGAAGCACTCCCCACATCAATTCGTTTTTAAAATCTCGGATATGTTGTAAAGGTTTAGCATAATCTGAGAATCTCGATAGCGCTGTTTTCTTTTCGTTGCTCGAAGACACAAGCATGACAAATTCGTTTGGGTGTAATATTATCTTTTGTTCGAGCACTACATCTTCATCCAAATAAACATCATCTCCGAGATAAAATTGGTTGACCAACTCTTCGTCTACAAGAAGTTTTGTAAACCCCTCGTATATCTTGTCTGTGTTGTCAACAACTTGAGAATTGCTGTAATCTTCAGTTAATAGTGCTAGTGAATCAGCTATCACTCTCATATTGATATCACGAGAAACCACAATTGTTTTTCTTTTCGGTGTTTCCTTTTTTATTGTCAGTGCAGTGGCCAAAATCAAATGATCCGACATCTTATGAGTAAGGTCCTTAGGAAGCTCGTTAAGGGCTATTTCAGACGCTTTAACAACACGGAGCACCCCTAACCCCTTGGCGATGCGAACACCTCGAGAAAGGCTGCCAGCGGCTCTTAGAGTGTCAAAAGTTCTTATTGATTGTCTTGCGTGATGACCAACTGAGTCTTGTCGTTTTTTATGAAGATCTATTTCCTCCAACACCTTAAGGGGAATAATAATATCGTTATTTTGGAATTTATAAATGCAATTAGAATCAGAAAGAAAGACGCTTGTGTCTATAATAAAATTCTTTTTAGCCATTACATCTCCTTGAGTAACTGTTCTATTATTGGCTTTAACTTCCGAATAATCTGTTCCCTTCGACCCATCCTTTTATTTATTCTACTTCTTGACCGGGAGGCTGCTCTGCTTGTAACCTCCTCCTCATCTTCTGATGATTGAGTTAAGTGATTGACCAAAAGATTGATTACTGGGTGCTCTTCTCTAACTAGGGCCAGAAATGCAACCCTATGATTATCCTTCATATTTTTCATTATTTGTTGCATTTTTTTCTTGCCGGTGGGGCCTCTAAGGTGGAGGCGCTTGGGGAAGTTATCAACTATTTGTTTTTGTTTCTTTTTTCTTCTTGCATAAGGAGATACACTTTCCAATACCGGAGATGTCTCCTTGTTATAGAGTGTTATAAAGTTTTTGATCGCATCTCGATATTCCTCTTCCAGATTTTCCCAGTGCTCTGACTTAAAAAGAGGGGATACATATTTTTCCACCTCATCTTTGACAACAACTTCCAACTCTTCCTCAGTCTCTGGGAGGTTTTCCTCTGGAGTTTCTTCTCGAACTTTTTTCATAATCCTGTCAATCATACTTTCTTCTGATTCTTCATCGCTCGGGCCTTCTTCCGCAAACCTTCTGGCTATTTCTGCCACATCGGGAAAGTCTGGTGAGTCTGCGTCACTATCTACTGATGGCTGCGGACCCTCTTCGTCACTCAAAGACTCATCGCTGGGATCGAGAAGTGTTTTATCTGCTTTCCTTGGAACTCTCATGGGAACCCCAAAACTGTCTTCGATCGCCTTGGATAAACTTCGCATTCTTAATGCTAAGCGCTTTATATTCGAAGACGAAATTCCATCATCCTTGACAGTCATATAGAGGTCCCTCAAGACTTGCCCAAATAAACCTATTTGTTTGTCTAGTTCTTTTATGGCTGTTGCTAGAGTGACAACTTCACCTTGAGAATTAATATAAGATTGAGGAAAAAACTTTATAATTTCCTTAGCCAGATCTTTCATTTCTTCGGCGGCGGCGATTGCCTTTCTTTGTACATCTCGTGAAATCTGTTTAACTTCGGGCTCTGCTACTTCGGGCTCTGCTTCTTCGGCTTCGTTGGTCTCTTCCAACGTCAATGAGGGTTTAAGAGAATTCACATAGATACTGCCCATTTTATTATAAATTTCCCTTATAAATTTAACCTTTTCCTCTCGAGACCCTTGTTGTTCCTGAAGTGGTTCTAGTTCTGATCCCTGTTCTGCTATTATTTTTGCCAAAAAGGCTATCAATAAACCACATTGCTCTTGAACTTGACCGAGCACGCCATAATCTCCACCTTGGCCTGTTCCCGTTAACATTCTTTCGAGACTTGTGCCATCATATCCGGCGCTTGCGCTTTGACGAAAACCAAATCGCTGATATGCATCGGCTATTCCTCTTGCGTCTTTTAGTAAATCAGCAAAATCTCCCACTTCTCTTTTTAGTGTGATTTTATCCTTTTTTGACCATGGAATATAATTTGTTTCAGTTTCTTCTTCTTTTTCTTCATTAAAGGCTCGGCGCTGGGTTGAGCCGTCTTCGTCGGCTGGACCTCGGATAATCTCGTTAAGATTATCAATCAAGCCATAAAGCATAGATGCTTGTGTCTGCAAAAATAACTGTCCCATAAAGGATGCTGTATTAGGGGTTTGGCCAAAAAATTCGTCCATACTTTGAATTTTTGACTCATCTATCTCTTGTTGTTGAACAATTTTATTGTCGGTGAAATCTTTCGTAACCGTCTCTTCATCCACTTCAGAGGTTTCTATTGGTGAAGGGCTTTCTGGGTCTATCTCTGCTTCTGGTTCTTTTCTATTATATTCATTTTTAAACCACTCTAGCGCTTTACAGTATTGTGGGTGTTCCTCGGTATCGCAGTCTTCAGTCATCTTCTTGACAAAGTTTTCTCTCATTTCGGCATTTCCATCTAGAAACAATTCTGGATGGAAACCATAAGGGTTACTTTCCTCCGATGTAGCTGCAGCGTGCATCAGATAAATCAGGGGGTTGGCGAATTCGGGGTCTCTCATCTCATGATCGAAGTAAGGGTTGTTTTGTGGGAGTTCCAATGGCAATTGACTTACCATCTCTAGTTTAGCGTCGACTGAGCCTTTTTCGTCTGACGAAAAATATTTATTCATGAAAGCCTTCATACCTATCTTCTTTATTTCGGTGACCCCTGCTTCTATGAGTTTTTGCTGCCACTGATCAAAGGCACTATAGTCTTCGTCCGTGTAAGGGGCTTCATCTTTGCCAGTGGAGTCGGTATCGGGTTCTTTCGGGGAAGCTGAAGGAGGATGTGTTTTATCAAATGTTTGTTTTAGGATTTCTTTTTGTTCATCCGACAGGTCAAAGTCCGGATTTTTTTTAACATTGCCTAAGATGCGCTGGTATGACTTAGGATCGTTGTTGATAGATTTTATGAAACTTGCAATTTGCTCATCTTCGGCGGGAGGCAATCCTGTTTTCACTGGGCTCTGGGAATCCCCTAGGGAATTAAGTTGGGCCTCGACTGCATTATTAAGAACCTTGAGTCCTTCTTCTTCTTCACCTAAAGCTTTTATAGCACTTGTTAGCCACCTTTTGTACTGTTTGGATTCGGGGCTTATTAATTTTATTATTTCTTCGGGCTTTCTGTTTGCAGCAAGCGCTCTTGTGATATAATTTCTCACTTTTGCGGCTATGTTGCCTTTCGGGGTTGCCGCTCCTTCACCCAATTCGTCTTCCACCATTATTTCTTCGACAATCAATCGATTGACGATGGATGATTCGGCTAATTTTTGTTTGAGAATCTCTTGGATCAATGGGTGTTTAAAAACGGCGGTGGCTAGTTTTTTATTATTCATTATTTGTCCTCCCTTACCAAAGCTATATATTGTCTTACAACTGCTTGTTGTTCAGAGGGCAATGACGATAAGATCTTCTCTACATTATCTTCGAGAGATTGAGAATCCAATTCCTCTTCATTTACACGAGACAGTTCTTCTTTTATTATTTGCTTAAGCCTTTGTCTAGATACTTTCATTATTTAATCTCCGTCACTGAATTAGATATTTCTGGGTTGAAATCTGTTCTTAATTTAATGAGTGGGTTAAATGATGCTCTTTTTCTATCTAACAAAAGAGCTCCTTGTGGTTTTACCAACTGGCCTGTTACATCAACCCCTTCAAAGTCTATCTCTGTTCTACTCTTGTATTTGACATCACGGTCAACGTCCTGTGCAAATACTAGAAATACTAAAAACAATAAAAACATAATATTCCACCTCGCAGTAAATAGATTCAAAAAGATTAATGAGTTAATGTTCTACGGGTTTAATTCCCATCGAATTCATTTTTACTAAATATTCGAAAAAAGATTTAAGACTTTCATCTTTTGATAATTGGAACCCTACAGAACCTACTGCTGCCACTTCATCTATAGGGATCCCTGCGTCCCCGGCGGCTTGGCACCAATACAAAATTCCTTTCATTATTTCCATTATTGCTGGGTCATTTTCTGCTTTTTGCAAGAAGGACTCGAGATTTTTATCATTTAGCTGCATTTAATTGCTCCATTGCTTTATTAACCAACCAAGAGGATGATTGAGGTTTATCTTTTCCGCCGATTCCCCATAACATCTGAACTCCCAGTTCGTCGCACACTTCCATTTCGGGTGTATTGTCTTTTTTTCTGTCTCCTCCGTTTGCAAAGGCTGATGGCCTTAGTCTTCTGATGGCTTCGCACACAGTGCCATCGGAATCATCCACATTTGACACCACTTGAACTCCTTTAATATTTCCAAGGATAGAGACCCTTTCTTCATAAGGCATAAAAACATAACCCTTTTTTCTTAGAAGCCACTCATCTGAATTGACTACTACTATTACAGAGCCCCAGTGGGAGGCTTCTTGAATCATTTTTACATGACCAACATGGACGGGATCGAACCCTCCGCTTACCATAATCCTTTTCATTTTCACCTCACAATAAAATTATGCCATCCGGTGGGAACATCAATGTGATGATAAAAATCAATGATGCTAACATTTGGCACATATGGTATTTTAATTAGTCTCATAGAAGCCTCTTGGGGTGTTTTATTACCCTTTTTCTGATTACAAGATAAACAGCATGTCACAAGGTTTAACCATCCTCTTCCGCCACCTCTTGATTTAGGGATAATGTGATCTAGTGACAAAAATTTATATTTAAACTGCCCTAAGCAATATTGACAAGTATATTTATCTCTCCAATAAATGTTTTTTCGGGTGGGGCTCATTGAGACTCTTTTTTTTTGAACATAACTCTTTAATACAATTACCGATGGAAACAAAAAACGGGCACAAGGCCCGTGAGTGTAATCCTCAACAGACTGTGCCCGCCCAGTATAAACCATAGAGAATCCTTTCTCTGCTGGTATAATTTCTATAGGTCGCCAAGAGGCGTCCAGTTTTAGCGTCATCAAGTTTCCCACATAATAATTAGGCCTTTGACATAAGTTTCGACGCCGCTCCGTCGGGAGTTAATTTGGAACTTACCACCTCTGGCATGTTAAAATTGTCAACAAACGATTTTAGTTCCCCAAATGCTTTCTTATAATCTGGTTCCATAACAACTTCAGTTTTTCCTCCGTGTCCATGGATAGCATGAACTTCTCCAATTGAATCATAAACAGTTACACTAGGATGTTCTGATAACCACGTGACTGCGACCTTACCATTATCAAAGACGAATCCTTGGGCAACTCTACCTGTGCCGCTGATTCCGCTTTCGTCTTCAGTTCTATTTAAATAAAATATTTTCATACTATTGGTTCTCCTAGATCCATTCATAATCATCATCGCTACTGGAGTCTTCTTCAAGTTCTTCTGTTTCTTCATTGTTTATAGCTTCCCTTTTTTTAAGTTCGTTAACTGATTCTATTTTTGTTTCTTCTAATCCTCGAAAATCTCTCATTATCTCGGCGTGTTGTGTAGAAATGAATTGTAAAACAGATGTAAAAATTTCAAACACATCCTGTTGATAAGGAACCATAAATAGCGTTGAGCTAACTATTTGAATTTGCATCCCGAGTTGCATTTCTAATGTTTCCACATCAAGAGCACCATCGTCCTTTAAATAGGCCGTAAATTCGGTTTCTTCCTCAAAAAACTCCAACATTTTTAACAAATAAAATTGCTCTTCTTCAGCACTATCTAGGTTTAAATTAATTCCATTCATTAAAATTTCTTTAATACCCGAGGAAACAAAACTACTCATGGCTTCCTCCGCAGAATCTCTATCATGCTATCTATTATTTCTGCAGTGTGCAAGGGCCCTGAAGAGACATAGGATTTTCCTATACATGCTTGATAGATCTCATAATCATTACCATTAGGTTCGCACCTATCACCCACAAACCAAACATCCCAATTTTTAAAATGTTGGAGTCCATATGTTTTATCCCAACCAGTAGGATATATATCAAACGATGTGTCTCCACCCAACTTTACAGTTACCAAATGGTCTATTTCCTTTATTTTTAGAATTGCACGCAATTCTAGTAATACTCTTTCTCTAAGACCTTCAGTCTTATCTAATAGCATAAATTCTTCTCTGTCTTCATGAGTGGCATTTCGTCCTATCGGACACCAATTTATTATAGAGCCTCGACAGTTAATAAAGTGACCTGTAAGGGGGACTGCTGAATTTGCCATGTCTACTTGAGAGTAAATAAGTTCTTGCATAAGGATTTTATAATTCTTTTTTCCCAAGTGACTTTCCATCGAAACTTCATACTTCAATTTAAAATCCTCTTGAGGAAATGACGGAGGAGTATAATATTTCGTGCCATTGCAAGGTAGCAAATGTGTTCTATAGCGACCAGAAGACTTTCTTAAAAAATCACCCATTTGCTCTCTAAGATAATCTTCATCGGATCCCGTTATAATTCCCATGTGTGCTCCACAATTTGTTAGGCGATAAAGGGCTTCAACAAGTTCTTTACAATTAAAAACTTTTCGAGATTCTGTTAAGGTTCCATCCATATCAAATAAAATTATAGTGTTATCCATCTTCTTCTCCTTTTAGGAGAGTCCCTGTTCTTACTACGAACTTAGATTTGTCAGGGCCGCACCTTCGAACTTTAACAAGGCCCTCTAAGGACTTCCTGTGTTTGTCTGCTTCTTGGAAGGTTTTGTAATAGGCAACATTTTTCCATTTTACTTTTTGGGGATTTGGCAATCTTTTCTCAGTAATCTCAGTGTTTTCACTCATACTTTCTCCTATTTGTAATGTAAGTTAGTTGTTATTCATATAATATAACCCTTTTAGGGTTTAGTGTCAAGTCTTTTTTCGACTTCTTCTTTGACTTCTTTGATAAGGTCGAGAGCCTCGTAAATCTTTTTTTGAAAAATTTCACCAGTAGCTAGATAAGCTGATCTTCTTATTTGATGTTCTGTTTTATCCAGCGCTAGCCAAATTTTTGTATCAAGGTCTTTATTCATTTGTTATCACCTCCAAATAGATTTCTGGTAAAACTTCTTCTCTACCGTTTGACCAAACTACTGTTATATCACCTCTATTTCTTCCGTCATAAGAAAAATTAGTTTTATCATGTACAATTTTTATAACCCCTATCATTCCCATATTTAAACCGCTTCTAATAAACTCAGATAAGATAGCAACGCCCACTTCTCTTTGTTTAACTAAATCACCTACTTCCATCTATCACCTCCAATTCGTAATCTGAGAACTTCCAAACACCTTCAATCGTTTGAACATAATAAAGACACCCTAACAAATCACTATAATCTATTTCCAAAATTATACCTATCAATCCAAGATCTGGTCTGTTATAAAAAGGGGAATAAACCGATTCTTTAATTCTTACAAGATCTCCTACTTCTAGTATAGCCAGTTCTGATGTCATTGTCAAATTTTTCTTTTTGTATTTTTTTCTTTATATACATGTAAATAATCTTAATCATTTATAAATAACTTCTCTGTTTTATATCTTTTTAATAATTTATCAAATTCTCTAATATCAATACCTAACATTCTTGCACCATCTCTTTTAGATTCACAAGCTGATAGTACATACCTTAGTACTGCGTCTTTGCAAATAGAAGGCATTGCCTTCCATAATGGAAAATTATATAATTTATTCTTTGTCAGTTGAACCGCTAGCTCCAACTTAAGAGCTATAACTTCTTCTAAAGTAAGAGAAGAAAGGACATTTAAGAACTCATCATTTATCTTCCGATTTCTTCTCATGAAAGAGATAAAAGAATAATTTTTAAATTTATTTATTTTTTTATTTGACACAGACACCAAAATAGGCTATATTATCTATAGTTGTTATTAATCTTGTTTCATAGAGTCATACTGATCAGTTGATGGCTCAGTGACTTCTTTTTGAAGTTCGTCTTCAAACTTATCAAAATATAATTTTAAATTAGTAATCAGATAGTCTACAAAGATTTTTTTATCTTCTATGTCTGCCAGCATATCATATGCATCAAGGATGTATTGTGAGATTTTTTTGAAACATGTGAAAGCCATGTTTCTACCAGTCTCATCCATATCTGATAGTTCATTGCTAAATTCTTCAATTTCATTAGGCTCATCGTCATCTTCAACAGGAATTTTTTTATCTTCATCTTCAATGTCAACTTCAATTTCAGCTTCTTCAAGATTTTTCAAGGTTGCGTCCAACTCTTCGTCACCTTCCTCACCCGTAACATCTATATTTGTTTCGGTTTCGGACTCAGATCCATAAACCTCTTCATCAGTATTTGGCCCACCGAAATCAGGTGTAGGTTCTGCCATCAAAGCCTGCGTGCCTTGTAAATAACTGTCATTTACTAATGAAGGAGCAAGAGCTTTCTTCACAGCAGAGATCATATGAGCCCTAAATGACTCTCTTTGAACTTTAGAGGTAGTCATACGCTTATAATCAGTTCGGAGGGTAGTAATCATCTTTTTTAAGACATCCTCAAGGACGTTAATCCCAGTGGAACGATGAGGGTGCATATCTGAGATATCACCTTCTTTGAGGAGACCTCTAATAACTTTCCGCAACCTTTGTTCCTGCAGGAATTGTTGCTTTTCTTGTTCATACAGCATTGACTTTATTTTTTTTCTTATATATTTTCGAACAATAGCTTCGCCAATTATTTCTTCACGCATAGGGGTTTCTTCCTTTTCATTTAATAGCTCAAACAACTGTTTAAGATTGTTTACCTCAATAATGGCCATTACTTAAGCCTTAAGCGAAGTTTTTTATTACTCTTTAAAACTTTACGGATGCTCTCTTTCAAACTACCGGTTTCCAAAAGAGCATCTTCAGGAGAAGCTCCATCATCTGCTTTCTCAGAGGTAGCAGCATCTTCGCTAGCTTCGTCTTCTGTAACAAGCCCTGATGGATCTCTGTCTTCGTGGCCAACCAACTTATCTTTTCGATTGCGATGCTCATCTTTTCGATCATCTTCATAGTCATCGTGATCATACTCAGCCTCGTCGCGGTCGTGGTCACGATCACCCTTGAGAGCCCTTAAGTGTCTTTCTATTTCTTTGATATGATCATCATCAGCATGTTCATTTTTCCAATTATTCCAAGCTTCGTCTTCGCCGCTGTCTTCTTGAAGCGCTTCGCCTTTATCCAGAGCAGAAGTTTCTTCTTTTTCTTCTTTCTCTGTTCCAGTAAAAGCAGCGGGGGATTTTCCCCAATCATCTGTTTTATCTTCTTTAAGAATCCCAAATCTCTTCATAAGAAGTTGATTGAGTTCGTTATTTTTCCATTCATTTAATGACATTTCTTGTTTCTCCTTAAGTTTAAGATTGTCTTCGTATTCTCTAAAGTATCCGTTGCCTAATTTCATGGCTTCGTCTTCTAAATCTTTAAGATCTTTGTTTTTTAAATAGTATCCAGGCCCAGAGTATCCTCCAACATCTAGTCTACCTTCTTCGTTTTGCCAATGGTGGATTAATTCATGGGCAATAGATCGAAGCATGTCCTTTGGGTGTCTCCCATCGGTATAAACATGGATTTGGATACTATTAGGGTCATAATATGCCGTCTTTCCCAGGATATTATCTTCGTTTGAAGGTTCTGAGTCAAAAACCATTATCGGCGGCTTATTAAAGCCGATTTTATTGTGCATATGAGAGTATAAACCTTGCACATGATCTTCTAAATCACTTAAATCTATGTTAGCTGGGTTTTTTATCATGCAAGGCATAGTCTAATTAGTCCTCTAAATCCGATTTTTTCACTAAAATAAGGCTTATTTTAACAGGGTTTGAGTGCCCAAAAGGCAATATCTCGGCTATTTTGATGTCTCTTTTGTCCAATTTACCGGTGTATATGGACAGTAAGACACCGTATTTGTAGTTTCGAGTCACATTTTCGTCTGTATGTTCCCATCCTGGCCACCTAACTATCTCTCCAACCTCGAATTTTAGCGTTTGAGAGTCCCCCAAGACCTTATTCTTGAGTTTTTCGAGCATTTCTTTGCTCAATTTAAGGATTCGCGCCTGAATCGCGTCCATAATAGATGAATTCCAAGCAGTTTCCATAAGGATCCAGCAAATAGCAGCCGATAGAGCCGTCTCTATGGTGTATAATGTGACCATTTTCTGGAAAATCCTCCATTTTATCTACAAAAACACCAATATGGGAGTGTTCATAGTGTTTTTCATCGATAAGAGATAGAAAAGTATTATCTAATTGTAATCTTTTGTAAGAGTTCGTCTCATAAACCACTTTTGAGCCGAGTTTTTTACAATACCAGGCGCTTGCTGCATTAATATCGGATACTTTGATGGCAATATGGTCTATTTTCACGAACCACTCAGTTTTTCGAGCATTTGAATGACCATTTCATCGCTCATATTGACATCTGCGGAGTCAATAGGGTCATTTTCAGGCCCAACATAGTCATATGCCCCCTCTTCCATTCCGTATTCAACGTAATGTTTAACAGTTTTAAGATAATCCGCGGCCTTTGTCAGTTTTGCTTGCACCCACGACTCTAGTTGAGTAGTATCGGCAAGCATTTCACTTAATTCTCGCGCATATGTTTCCATATCTTGGAGTTGGCGTTTAGCCATGGCCCCCTCTTCATCAATTTCAGGCTGCATTGGCCCTTGGGCCATAGCACATTCTTCTAAAATGATTTGTGTAAGTCGTTTTTTGCTAATTTTCATGTTTTTTATTCCTTCAAGAACGCAATGTAGAACAAAAGTAGCATAATCATAAACAATTCTTCAAAAACTGCTACTCCTAACATGGTAAATAGAAAAATAATGGTTATTTTGATCAAATGAAAAATTTTTTCTTCTTGGTGTTGCATTAATTAAACCCCATAAATTCAATTTGGTCTTTAAAGACCTTTAAAATTACTCCGATTTGCCATGTATGATGAGAATAAACATAGCACCTCTCTTTATCATCATCAGCCCAGGGCATTAGATAGTATTCTTTATCACGAGGGACAGCAATGTGGATCTTATCATTGACAGAATAACAAAAAATAATTCCATTTCCCTTAAATCTTACAGGTGGTAATAAGGTTCCGTCATCTTGGTGTAGGAGTTTTGCAAGCTTTAGGGCTAATTTTTCGGGATTTTTATATAAATATTCCCGTAATTTTGCTTGACTTTTAATTCCGCTATTCTCCGCCGCCACCATCGCCGCCTCCATCTCCAAAATCTACAGGACTGTGCCCACCAGAGCCTCCATAAGGCCAAGTAGACCACCCGGTCGACCCTTTATTGCTTGTTTTTCTCTTATTTTTGCGTTTTTTCTTTCTTTTCTTCTTTCTTTTTTCATCTAAGTCGTAAAGAAATTTTATTTTTATTTTTGGACGGGTCTTTTCCTCCTTTTCTTCCCCAATCGGCCCCCATCCACCACCGGGAGCACCCGGAGGCGCTGATTTTCCTAAAGGTTTCTTAACATTCTTATAAGGCGAACCACCTGTGCGTCCTTGTCCCGTTAATTCTTTAAAATCTTTAGGATAATCCTTCAATCTTTGGGAAACTTTTTGATAATCTCGAGATTCAAAGACTAAATGTTTCTCTTGAATCATCAAGTTGACCGCATTTGTTAAATTTTCCGTCGCCCCTTCAGCAGATTGTAATTTATGCTCAACTTCTCGAATGTCACCACAGAAATAATCAGACAATTCCCACTGTAGCTGAACGGCGCCAACTAATTCTTCGCAAGAATATGGAACATAAGAGAGATAGTAATGCACTAATTTTTTTTTATTTTGCCAGAACGTCTCCAAGCTGTCTAAATATTGGAGATTTGTGATTTTTAGTTGCATTTCTTCATTAACTTCCCTCCACAAAGCAAACTCGGGCAACTCCCCTACCATCAGGTGACCTCCGGCCGCATCCCATTCATGAGAGTCTGATCGCTGAACTATAACAAACTTGTTGTCATTGGTAATTATAATTCCTTTTGCAACCTCTTCTGTGTCGGATAGAAGGGAATCTGCATTAATAACTTTGATATTAAAATCCGAATGGAGATGTTGGAAGGCTTCGATAGCTTCGAGTTCTTCGGGGTTGTCTTCATAGTGCAAAGAGGAGCCTAATTCGTAAAGTTTTTGTGCTTTTTTATCTCCGTTTGTGTAAAAGATGCCATCTACTTTAACGCCCAGCCCATCGAGCATAGACTTTACTGATGATTGTGGATTTTCAAGAGCTGCATTGCGTGAGGTGACTACTAAGACAGTCACGCCTTCTTGCTCTTTAAATTTTTTAATCCTGGAAATAATAGCAGGATTTATTCCTCCAAATTGATATTGGACCTCTAGACCATCATTTTTATTTTCGAATGACTTTACAATCGTGTTGTCAAAATCAAATGTAACCACCGTTCCATTTTTGTTTTCGTTTAATTTCTTCATTTTATCTAAAAGATCTTTCATAATTTTATTCCTATTATAACAATATAACATATTTTAGGCATTTTGTCAACGCTTAAAACGCACTTTTATCCTCTTTCTGTGGGGCTTTTCGTTTAATGTCTTAAGATACTCTTCTCTTTCTTTGTAGCCATCAAATTCATCCACCTGAGGGCCCAATCCGTAAGTAAGAAGCCCACCAGTTGAATACATTTCTTCCAACTCTTCTTCTTTTTCGGTTAATTTTCTTCCAATTTTTTCAAAAGCGTCACCAGGAACGTCAAAAGCAGAACTGGGGGCAACCATGGGAGGCAAATCAGGAGGTAAATCCTTTGTCATCTCTGGCGCTAGTCCATCTGAAACCAACTTATCTGGATCATCTCTGGTGGTCCCCACTGAACCAACAAGACCTCCTCCCCCCGCAGCTGATATTTCCTCTATTTGCTCTTCCTTCTTCGGACCAGAGCACATTTCTTCAGCTTCGGCCTGTTCTAGACCCTTCGGTCGGTCTGCGTCTGGTTTTTTCATCGCACACATATATTTTCTTTGTTTATCAGAGTAAACTTCTCTTATTATTTTTACTTTCATGAAGACGTACCTCACAATAAATAGTAGAGGAACTAGGTTAATCTGGGATCCAAAATTTTTCTCCACCAAACTCAAGAAGTGGGTGCATTATATGTCCTGATTTTTCTACATGACTCATTCCAAACGCATGACCTAATTCATGTTCCAAAAGACGGGGCTTAAATTTGTGTTCGTTAGGTAAAACAATCTCAGCAGACATCATTTTGTTTAAAATTGTTAATCTTGAGGTTATAGCGTAAGTGTTTGGCAACAGTTCCCCCTCGGCCCTTATAAAAATTATCCCCTCGGACCACCGACCTTTACTGCAGATTTGATTATCTCTGTCCCAATGCACGTAGTCCACAACGTATCCTCTTAATCCCCACCATTCTACGGCTTTATGAACTCGATAGTTGGTTACCTGACTATCGGGGCATACAACAATAATAGGATTATCATCCCATGCGGCAATAATGAATTTACTTTCCTCCCAAGTAACTTTCAAGTAGCTCCCTCCGATAAACCCAATAAGCCCAGAAAACAAAAGCCACCAATGATAATAATTTTTTAACATCCCCAGATACCATATTCGATAGTAATGGTCTGGCTAGGTTGTGGAATAGAATTCTCATCGAATACAACAGAATTAGAAACGGGGTCGTAAGACCATCCGGTAGTTATTTGACCATTAACGCTTACAATTATAGAGGATTCAATAGGATCCGGCTCATCCAAAGCAAAAGTGCTTCGAACAGTAACTGTGTTTGCAAGGTCTTGCATTTGATTTCCCCAATCAGTGGCACAAATGGAATACCAATCCCCACCATAACGCTGGGTCATCTCATAATAGCCTGAACCAAACCCAACACTTCTATGATAGAACCCGTTATTCCAAGTACAGCCTGATGGGTAGTCGCCAATTACTCCAAAGTGCCGCATCATATCAACGTTAGGCTTAAGAGTATCAAAGAAACTAGTGTAAGCAGTCCAAGTTCCTATACTAAAGTCTGGCTCGTCTGAGACATAAATAATAACTAACGTAGCATCGTTCCGCCAAAAAGAAGTTCCCGGTGCGGCACCAGTATCATAGTCAGTATTCTGAAGCGCTCTGTGTGCCATTTCAATACCTTTTTCATAAGCAGACCCGCCGATGCTGATTAAACTGATAGTTCCTTGAGCCCAATCAACAGCGTTAGTGTTAGTGTTATCAATCCAACATACTACACCTGAACATTGGAAAAATCCTCGATCTGTTGTGATAAATCCTAGATGAAAGTCTGCCCCGGTAGCCAAAAACACATTCATAAAGGATGTCATTTGATTAGAGAGTTCCTGTTGGAACATAGACATGGAACCGGAGTTATCGATAACAAAAATAATATCTAAAATAGGGATTTCTTCTTGAACATGGGTTTGTGTAATGAACTGCTCGAAGACACCTTCTCCATATTGTACAATTTCGACTTCTGGGGTTAAAGGATCATCCCCTCTTACGGTAATAACGCTGTCGTCAATCCCCGTGTCATCGGGGATGTAGGAGACAAGGAAATCTACCTCTTGATTTGGTTCCAAGTTCCATGGTGGAGGAGGCAAAGAGCCAAATTCCATAAGAATGTCCACGGGCTGAGTTACCATCTGTGACACACTATCAACTGTAAGAGGAAGATTGCCATCATTTCTGATTGTTATTCTCTCTTCATTATCACAGCCCATTGAAATAGTTCCATAATCGAACGTGAGAGGCTCCACAGTCATTACAGGGGCATCACCACTCCCGAGGATTAGAACTTCAATCTGAGGGCTCTCATCGTCGTTAGAAACGACTTCTATAAGACCACCATTATTCTCATATGTTTGAGGCTCATAATAGACGTCTATTTGAATTCCTTCTCCGGGTTGCAGTTCCCAATCTTCTGTCACATCATGATCAATGCTAAACCTGTCATTTCCCGCAATAAGTAAAAGGGGATCGAGTATTAATACCTCATCCCCTGCATTTACAATTGTTAATTCTTCTACGCCGGTCTCTTCGCCCGATCTTATGTTGCCAAAGTCAATAATCTCCGGCAAAACCACAATCTCAGGTTGTGGATCCTGCATTTTTGTCAATGTTATGTCTTGACAGCCTAATAAAACTCCTAATAAAAACATTCATAAGTCCCCCGTCTATAAGTAACTAGGGGGCCATAGACAGATTTGGAATTTTTATTTCATGTATTCTACGGCAAGATTGTTTTCTAGCAACAGATCGTTGATACTTTTTTCACTTTTTTCATCATCCTCGATGTGCCAGATGGTTGCAAGATATCTACCGTACTTTCCTTTCTTATGAGACTCAACATAAATCTCTTTTCCTAAACACTTTTCCCTAACGTAATCTCGAGCTCGCCGGGCGTAACTTTTAGTTTCTTCCGTTCCTCCCCGTAATTCGGGGGTGTCTATTCCTAAAAGACGAAGTTTAATGTTACGGAGGACAACCGAAAACCCAAGATCAAGGTCAACAGTTAGAGTATCTCCATCATAGACACTTGTTACGGTCGCCTTATAAATGTAGAGGTTCATTTGGGTTCTTTTTTAAATTTCAATAATTCATTAAGAATTCTTTGAGATTCTTCATCGAGATCCTTCGCTGGCCGACTCATTAGAATCTCATCAGCCACTTCTGCAAGTTGATTACCAAAATCTTTTCCAAGTTGGGTCATTACTTCTACACTAAAGTTCCTTTTTGCAGCTTCCATAAAAGCGGCCAGATTTTCTCTTTGATGATCTAATTGCTCTTCGTTGAAACTAGGGTTTTGAAGCGCGTTTGTGGTCCAATTAAAATAAAGCACCATATTACCCCCATGAGAGAATCTAACTCTCTGAATGCTGTTCGAGGCATCAAAAAATTCATCCCATTCTCTGGGGATCATATTTATGACATAATCATCAGCAAGAACTTCTGTTCTTTGAAGTCTTCTAGCAGCGTTCTTATAATCTCTCACATCGTCATATGTCGCATGACCGGCCTCCGAGCCCACTTTAAGAAGTTTTCTTTTTATTCTCATACTCATAGAAATTCTATCTTCTTGGGCAATCCATGTCAGCCTAGAAAAGTCTCCCTCTGTCCGTATATTATCTCCTTCGTAGCTTTTAACATTATAGAACCCATCGGTAATTTGCTGTTTCATTTGAGACCAAGTTGCTGTAAGTGATTTGTTTGATTTAAGTCCGAGGTACATTAAAAAATTATAAACTTTACGCTTGACATCTCCACCTTGAACATGCTCCCAAGCATAATTGCTAATTTCTGGCTTTCCCATTTTTTCGTAGAACCATTTGATATAGGGCCAATATTCTTCCTTTGGAACTTGATTGCTATTTCCGAGCACCTGAATAATAGCGTTGACCCCTTGATTCCATTCAATCATCACGTGCCACCGGGGCTTTCCGGCCTCACTATAACTCATTAAATTAAAGAGTTCACTGCCGCCCATGGATGCTTGTCCACAATTATTTAAATGTCGAGCAGACAGATCACAATTATCAGACCTTACATCATACCAAAAGAACCCGTCGTCAAATTGATGAAAAACACAAGGTTCATCCCACTCAGCAGATGCATCATCACAAGGAGTCATATCAATATTTAACAACTCATCTTCGATCCATTCATTTGTTGCACCAATAATATTAATGTTAATGTTATCATCTGCCGCCTCCTTTTCGACCTTCTTGCGAAAAGCAGTAAGTTTTTTAGCATTGGCATCGCTGCCTTCGGAACGAGTACTGTAGCCGTCTTCATCAACGAATTGTATAATGTTGAGAATTCTGCTGGTCATTAAGTTAGCTTCTTGAAATTGTAGTGATTGGATTTGCTGCGTGATTATATGATCGACATGCTCCGCCGGGTCTTGATCCATACCTTCGGTATCAATTGACTTCCAGAATTTACCCAGTTGTTTGTCGAGACTAGAGATCATCTTGTTCATGGCTCGAAGTTTCCCCATTGCTCCTTTATTCATTTGTGCATCTTTAATTTTATCAATCCAGCCCTTTTTTTCTTTCAAATTCAAGACCTTATTAACAAACCCTCGAGCTTTTGTGAAATCCTCTGGTCGCTCATTGGCTGTTTGAAAATAAAATGAAGTAAGATTTTTAAATACTGTAGTATATTTTTCCCAAATGTTTTCGGCGTTTAGAAACCGAAAAATCAAACTATCCATGCTATATTTGAAAAGAATGTTTTCAGCAATCTTGCCTTTGGTGGTTTGATCAGCAATGTGAGATCTCAATTCTTCGAAATGTTTAGGCCACCCCGAGTCCCAAGCTTCATGCAGCAAACCGCCGGATGGCATTTCGCCAAAATTTTCCTCTGTTTCAGACATTACTTCCGCAATTGTCTCGTAGAGACTCGCGCGATTTAATGTTGTTTTCGTTGATTCTTTTTTCTCTTCCTCTATAACCCCCGCATCATCGAGGACTTCGGAGAGCATCTTAAATAAATTCTTTCGATTAACTTTCACTTCTTTTTTCCTTCATATTTAAAGCCAAAGAGTCCCGGACGAGGAGCTCTTCGTGCGTTAGCATAAGGCAACTGTCCCTTGGAAGGTGGAGTGCCTAATACAGCCGAGAAATGCAACTCAAAGGCCATTTTGAATCCAGCCTTATAGGAAGCGCTTCTATGCTCTGTTGCTACATCAATGTACTTGAGTAGACCCTTCTTGGTCTGCTTCTCACGCTTTTTAAGCAGTCGAGCAGTGGTTCTCTTCCCATCGCTGAGACCTTTGTTCCATTCTGGACCGCCAAGATCGATTGAATTTAACTCATCAGGGGAGTCCCCAACATCAGACAGAGGATTCTCAAGTTTCCCAATGCTAAAAGCATCATCATCGGACTCTCTCATTACTTCTTCAATAAGCGTAACAATCAATTGTTTCGTTAGTTTCATACACCCGACCACTTATTTTGTTGTTTCTTGGTGGCAACAATGTTCCCCTGGTTATCAAGGAGATTGGCGTATTTGTCTGTAATCCCTTTTCTTTGTAAAATAAAATTGGCTACATCCCAAAAGCGACCTTCTTCATCTGGTTCGACATATTTGCCGTTAATGTTGATGTAGTAGGGGACGCTCTCAATGTTCCCATCTAGATCGATTACGTCCTGGGTAATTTGTAGAACAATATTATTTTTCTGGTAGTTCTTCTTAAGGTTGTGAGTCCACCCTGAATCAACAGCGGCCTTTATGCGAACCATCCCACCAGGAATCTTCGGAGTGCCCGTTAGCGACTTATCAAAGAACACCAGTGCGGAGTCCCAAGGTTTTATTTGTGAAAACCCCTTTCTCTTATCAGCTTCTTGCTGTAGCTCTTCTTCAATCATTTCCATGATTAATTTTTTTGTTACCTTCATTCCTTACACTCCTCTGGCAATTGTGATTTTAATTCTTTTTTGTAAACATCTATTGTGGGTTGAACCCACGAAATTTTTGGGCAAAGCTCTTTGTGATCCTTTTTGTCTTGTAGAAACAACTCTAGAGCAGTCATATCGCGCTTCAAATCATCGCAATCCTGTGCTATTGTTGGATCACCATTGAACAGTAATACAAACATCCCGACGGTCATTGGCTTGTCACCAGATGCTCGATCCGACCCAGGGAACCCTTCATATACTCGATGTCTTTCTCGATTCCTATGATCTGCTTCGCGTTGTCGTCCGAGCCTGCTATCTTTTTTTCAAGTAGGTCGATTGCCTCCTGTGCATCACCCAAGTCATTCTCAAGTTCTGCCACCATTACATTGGTGTTCCATACCCAGCCTGCTAAAGGAATTACTAGCATCCCTAGGCACATCTGCAGCATCTTCCACACATCGTCTTTTGTCAAGTTAGACATCTATAAAGCTCCCAAATTTTTTTTAGAATATTTTTGCTATCCTAAATAGTGTCTCAATGATCTAATTGGGGGAAAATGCAAAATCTGGGAATTTTTGTGGAGGGTCCTGGTGTACCTCGCTGCGCTCGCCGCCGAAACCGTAACATGTAGCACTTATTTCGAACCGACGGACATCGCACGACCCACGGGGGAGGGAGGAGTACCCCCCTCGAACCGCAACTTAAATTTGTTACGCGAAAACTGAAGCGACAGCATAAACGAAACACATGCCAGCCAGTGTAACAACGTAGCACCAGAAAATCATCTGGCATAACATTACTAGACGTTTCATGTTACACCTGCGTAACAGGTGTCGGTGTCCAGTCGTTACCGAATGTTTCGTTGAGTTCAGCAACCAACCAATCAGGTCGCGCTTCATCCTCGAGAGTACCGACGTTAGACGCAGGCTTCTTAGGAGCGCGAGGCTTCGGGGCTTTCGCACGCTTGCGCTCGGACTTAGGAAGTTCCATAGCGAACTCATCAAACTCCCAACCGAAAGCCTCGGCATCATCGATGTTAACGATGACCTCGTTGTCCTCGGTGCAACGGGCGATTAAGCTCTCAATCATTCCATTGACCAGCGCGGTCGCACCGATGAAAGCATCTTGGCAACTCCAGTGAGCACCTTTGCCAGTGTTAGGGCACAGACCATCACGACGCGCCTCAAGACCAGCGATTTCAATCTCTGCTGAAGCAGTGCGAGCAGCAGACACGGCAGTAATGCGCTCCAGCGCACCCCATTCGGGCGAGGTGATTGCAATGCGGAGGCGAGAGCCTGAGCGCGTCACGACCTCACCAAAGCCAAGCGACGGGTGCATGGCAATAGTGCCACGCGCAGGAATGCGAGTACCAGCAGGAGTGAGAACAGGGATGAGAGTTGAAGTTTCAAGAGTAGTCATAAAGTGCCTCCAGAGGCGAGAGAAGAAAGAAAAATTTCTTTCTTACATGTATAATATAGCATAGTTGGAAAGGGTTGTCAAATTTAATTTAAGGGTTTTCGGACAGATTATGTCCTTTATTTATATGGTCTAAGTTTCATCATCTGATAACTCCTGAAGTTGCATGAGGTGATAGGCTTCACAAAGAAGAATGCCTGCAATGGTGGAAAGGAACATAACGACAACAACGTCGAACGGGGTAATAATCATAGAGCCTCCAGATTATTGGTTTCTATAAGCGTCAAGAGCGACCTCTGAGGACACTCCATTGCGAGAGTAGTGTAATGCAGTAGAGGCGTTTGCAACGTCCATTCTAACACGTTGTACGCCTGCCTTAATGACAACGTAGTATTGACCGCTGGGAGCCACGAAAGCGTCAGCAGCATAGTTGCCAACGACTTCTGGAACCTTGTTTGGCAGCCGACCTGTTGAATAGGCTTGAGCAGTGGAGAAGTTGTGACAAGCGACATAGCGCGATCTGTCGGGAGTGACGGCAAAGAGCTGAGTGATTGGATCCAAAGCAGTTGAAGAAGGATCGGTGATAAGAGCAGAGCGAGAAATGATAGTCATAAAGACCTCGAATGAAATAGAGCAACGAAATTGTTTACCCTATACTATAATGTAACCCATTCTAATCCTGTTGTCAAGTTAAATGGGTCACTTTTATTTTCTTTTGACATTTCCCTGACATCTTTTTATGGACGTCGATAGCTCGGGGCGTGTAGCAATTCCGCTCTTAGAGGGTTCCATAGTTATGTAAAGTATTTTCCTCTTCTTATAGTTATGTAAAGTATTTGCTCTTATCATAGTTATGTAAAGTATTTCGATGACCTCCGAAACTTCGTTTCGTTACGCATGTTACACGCGCATCACACGTAACACGTAACACACACGTTTTTTATGAAATAAAAAAGCCCAATAAAATCGGGGGGTTAAGTCACATTGCTCTAGGAGGTTTCCATTGTTTTTCCGTAACACCTGCGGCTGTTACACGGGTTACGCGCTACTTACATACGAGTGTTTCGCCTATAACCCCCGCAGTCCCGAAGGGAGCGGGTCTATTACACCCACAGTGCTGGCACACAGGCACACACAACACAGAACCCGCACAATCGCCCTCAGAGGCTTTCTAAAGCCCTTGCATTGCCAACACCCCCATGCAACACACCAAACGCGCTCAATGCCTGTTTACAGCCTCCAATGTGCATCTGTGATCATCTGTAGGCACGAACTCACGGACGCACCACACGACATACACACAAAATAAAATCCTCTCCAAGAGAGAAGTGGGCACGGGGTAGGGGGGTAGATGGGTAGAAGGTCGGATTAGACAGGCTCTAACAATGATTTCATTATCCAATAGTCCATTGGCTTCTTCTTGAGTTCCCTACACAATGCAAAGCCCTCTTGATAACAGTCGCCAATCTCCACAACCAAGAACATCAAGCAACCACGAACAACCAAGTCACCGACGCTAATCCTTGATGTCACTGAGAACCTCATAGCAAAGATAGAACGATGGGATCGTACAGGTGTGAACGTGTTCATAACGATCAAGCATCCTCACCTCAATGTAGTCCATTCCTACCTTGTGATTATGTACCTTCGTAGCGTGTCCATACTCGCCTGATTGTATTCCTCTTACTAATTTATTTTTCATGTGTTCTCCGATGTTTCAACCAGCGTCACCCATTCGGACGAGTGGTTTGATGTAACTCCATTCGACCATTGCACACACAGACCTTGAACGTCCCATGCGGCTTCTGGTGCGGTGGCTTCCAGCACGATACCGACCAATGACGGCTTGTCTCTCCAGCAGACCAAATCTCCTACCTTCATGCGTTCTCCTTTATCCGAACGAGCCAGCCGCTTGAATGGCAACTTTCAACTCCATTTCCCCACAACACCGTAATCACGCTGTTTCTGTGGACGTTTACGACGATCCCGATGTAATCTTCGGGAACTGCATTACCATACTTAACTAAATCGCCTACTTGCATATCTTCTCCAAATCTTCCACGTGTGCCCTCACTCTCCCATTTCTGCACTGGATAAGAGCCGAAGCTTTCTTCCAACTGTAAACCGATGATGATGTTGTTCGCACCCAGCGGATTGTGACAATCTCACCAGTGTATTCTCTATCTCTATTGTTTACCTTCACTAAATCACCTACTTTCATAGAACCTCCAAATAATCGCGATGAACATCGCTTATCATGCCATTGCTCCAGCCAACCTTGTAGCAGGACACAATGTCTCCATCACTCATCACAACACCGATCTGTTGCCGATAGACATTTCCTTCTTCTCTTAAGCAACTTGCTATCCAAGACAGCGACCATTTAACTAAATCACCTTTATTCATTTATGACCTCCAGCCATTCGCGCTTTTCTAATCGCTTGTCTTTGTTTGTTTGCACCACGACCCAAGCCGTTGCGCTTGATACGTTGTATTTGATTTCCAAGATGATCCCGAGTTCATCGAACCTTCTGCATTTAACTAAATCACCTACTTTCATCTATCAACTCCAAATCTCTTTCTAAATGGTAGCCATCTGTTCCATCTGCCCAGCGGCAGACGACCACAGAACCGACCTCCACAACGATCCCAATGTCACCATCGAGGCGGTATCTTACTAAATCACCTACTTTCATTTATCACCTCGACACCATCGAAATACAGCCAGTAAATACCGCCCGTTGTTAAACTTTGAACCATCACTTTCCTTTGTGCTTGCTCGATGATTTCGACCACCATCGAAAGTTGCCGATGGAATGGCTGAGCATGCAACCTTCTTTCTATAACTAAATCACCTGCTTTCATTGAAGCCTCCGATTTCTGAGCATGCGACCAGTTCAATGTCCTCTCGGGAGCAAAGAACCTGTGTGCTGTTGAGCAACTGGACGTTAGCCAGCATTTCATCGTTGTCATCGTCCCACTGAAAGTCGATTATTATTCCCAGACCGAAGTCCTTGTCTTTTACTAAATCCCCTATGTTCATGTGTCCTCCAGACTACGGGGTTATTGGAATGACTTCACGAGCGTAAAGCCAATAAGAGTTGCCGAGGCTCTCGAAATGAACCTTGACTAGAACCGTTGCACCATCTTTGTATCCTTCGATGTCAACGACAATGCCCATTGTGTTAGTTGACCACTGTTTGTGAACATTTTCATGAATGTGAAGCCGAAGCACATCACTGTCCACTGTCACAAGGTCACCAACTTCAAACATTGATTGTTCCTCCTACATGATATACTTATCTCGTTTAGAACAAACTGTCAAGTAAATCGGACAAGTTTTTTGGATCTTTTCGGACAGTTTTTGTCCGTTTCTTAAATCCATTCTTTCGTCCCTCCTTGTAAAGCACCGTGGCACGGGCTTCATCAATGAACTCTACTTCATCACCCAATGTAAAGTATTTCCGAGGCATGAAGAACTTCTGAGATTGTCCTGTGGCTTGAAAAGTGACCATGAACAGGTCATCGCGTGGATCTTTTCGGTATTTGGTGAGTTGAGCAGCCCCTACTCCATAGGTTTTGTGCTCACAATATCTGTAGGTTTCTTCAGTCATAATCGACCTCATCTGTTAAAAAGGTTAAAATTGCGTGGTGGTGGGCATTATAGTTAAAAATTACAGGAGTGTCATAATCATCGAAGAACCAGACATGCCAGTAGTCATTGACCATCTTGGCATGTCCATATCCGCGATCAAAATGCCTGACAAGCCTCATCGCCTGTCGCGTGGCACAAGCCCCGCTTGCCTTGCAGCCTCAACAAGCATGATGTTGCGACGGGGAACTTGTTGTTTGACCATCCCAACATGCGACGATGTTGTCTGAGATCGGTATGCGTTTCCACGGGCTGTGTAGTCATACACGATTGTGCAAGCACCGCCATTCTCCTTGATGTGCTCGGCAATGCGTAGGTTGTAAGAAAAGAGCGATTGACCATCTGTAGTCAAAGCACCCGCGTTCAAGGGTCGTTGGTTCATAAAAGCCTCTACGACTTGTTCATTTGTAAATCTAGCCATTGTTACCTCCAATGGTGTTTGGGTTATATATAATACCTATCGGGTTGGATAGGATTTGTCAAGAAAATAGTTGAAAACAGTTCTAATCCATCGCATATCTCGCTTTCAAATCGCCAACGATGGTGTTGGTTACTCTCCAATCGGGGTGAGAAGTGAGAAGTTCGATGGTAGGCATGAGAAAAATAGGTTTGTTTTTTATTTTCCTCACGACTGCTAGGGCATTCTTGTAGTTTGGGAAGATTGCCAGTTGACCACCTGTCAAAAGGTGGGTTACAACATACTTTTTACTGTATCGTGTTCTCTCTCCCGATTGTTTCTCCAAGTATTCATCAAGAGCACGATGAATAATGAAGGGGAAAATGTGTTCGGCTGGCATGGTGGCAGATATGCTCTTTCCTGTTCGTGAAGTTATAGTGATTGTTTGTCTTGTAAGGCTCATAAAGGCTCCTTAAAGGCTCTTGAAGAGATTGGAAGGTAGAGGATAGGGCGAGGCTCTTACGAGCCTCTAACGACCCTTTAACGGTCGATTGCTATCACTCTCTCGTTTGTCGTGAAGTAAGGACGATCGGCACACTCTGGTGTTGTCATCCACATTCTCTGACACTTCGATGGTTTCGGCTTTGGGGCTTCCATATCGGTGAGAATGATGTGACCGTCGAACTGACGTTCATTGACCCACTTGGTGGGAGCATTGAAGCAAGTTCCACCGCAAGAGACACGCTCGAAAGTTCGTCGCTTGCCCTTTTTCCAGACATAGACCTCGCTTTCAGCAACCTGAGTATCGAAGGGAACCACCGTGAACTCGGCATACTTGGCAAGTCCATTCAGTTCAGCAAAGAAAGAGGCTAGCATTGCATCAGAGACAGACCCCGACTGATCGATGCTTATCGCAATCTTAGCAGTGCGGTTGATCCGCTTTCCAGAATGAATGTAAGGGAAACGCTTGTTTATCCTCCGAGGTGTCGAGCGTTTGTTGGCTCTTTGAGAAGTCTTGATGAAGTAACGAAGAACAGACCGCCAGTTAACCTTTGGAGTTACCATGTCTTGGATCTTCTTTCGCATCCCTTGGGATACAGTGCCCCAGCCTCGACCACCTGAGTTTACCTCCTCAGTAGCCTTGCGGATAGCATCCTTCAAGCGTTCTTCAGCCATTGCCTTGGTTTCAGCGTCAACCTCACCCCAGCCGCTGTGGTCATCGAGGCTGTCAGGAAGGGGTTTGCCCTTGCCGTTACCTTGACCATCGCCAGATTGAGGCTCTCCATCACCTTCACCACCTTCACCGTCTTGACCTTCGCCCTCGCCACCTTCGGGGGGCTTGAACTGTTCATCATTCTGGAGTTTGGAGAAGTACCATTCAGCAGACTTTTCCAAAGGATAGTCTTGAAATGGTTCTTGTGTCGGGATACAGCCACCTTCGGGCAACTTACCAACAAGGAAGGAGTTGATTGCAAGGTCTGTGGCTACATTCCACATCTTGCTCATACCTTCGGGAGGAAGCCGACCAGTGACATGTTCAAAGATGAGGTGGTAGAACTCATGCATAAGAACACCAAGCCGCTGTTCCTCTGAGAGGTCAGCAAAGAAGTCAGGATTGTAGAGCATGACAAACTGCGCAGTCTCTTTGTCAATCATGACACCAGCAGTGGGGATAGCCTTGCTTTCCACCTTGTGAATACGACGAGACAGCCCAGCAAAGAACGGCTCAGATTGAAGCAACTTGAAAGTGTGCTTGTTCAAATCAAATGGGGGTTTGGTAGTCATAAAGACCTCCAGAGTTTTGGGTTATATATACTACTATCGGGTTGAGGGGGAGTTGTCAAGGAGAAACTAAAAAAACCTTGACAACCCCGTCAGGACGGTTAGTCCTTCTTTGCACCGAGTATCTCGATCATGTAATCACGAACCGAGGTTCCACCAGTGAGTTGCACAGAGTGGACACCAGAAGCATTGTGCCGCTGTTCAGCACCCGAAGCAATCACAGTCCAGAAGGACATTCCGATTTCCGAAGGAAGAGTGACCATATACTCAGCAACATTTTTCAGTTGCTTCTTGGTCAACTTGCTATCGAAGCACTTAGACTGCTTGAACTTCTCTATAAGAGCGTTGTGATCGTTGATCTTGAACTCTTTGGTAAGTTTCAACTTACCTTCATCTAAGATGTTCTCGACGGTTACAATCTTCTTGTAGTTTGCAACGAAGTCATTGAAAGCCACCGCACCTTCAAAGCCAATGAAGGATGAGGCAAGGTGATAAAGAACGGGACTTTGCTTAAGCTCCCCATTCATCGACAACAGAGCGTCAGAAAGGCGAACCCAAGAGCGTCGAGAAGGATAAACCTTGTTAGGCTCATACTCGTCTTTGTGCTCCAAGTGCTGGTGGTTCTGGTTGATGAAGTCCCAAACTTGAGAGATCACGTTTCCATCTGCCCATTCGAGCCAATCTTCGACAGTTGGGGCAACATCAAAGACAGTGTAACGGTCGAGTTCCGCAGGATCCATTTCCCCGACTTGGTACTGAGCACCGTGCTCTCCACCATTTACACAGGCAAAGATGAGGGTGTCGGGGTGGAGGGTGTAACCCGCGATCTTCCGACTGTCGCACAACTCGAAGATGCCTTGGCGAACTTCCATTGTCGCACGGTCAACTTCATCGAGGAAGAGGATAACAGGCTTGTTACAAGCCGTGTGAAGCCATTCTGGAGCCAACCACTGAGTGACATTGTTCTCTACCTTCGGTAAGCCGAGAAGGTCACCTTCGGTCATTTGAGAGGCACGACGTTCAATAACGTCAATCCCACGGGCTTCAGCGATTTGATAGACGATAGCAGATTTCCCGATACCATGCCGCCCTCGAATGAGGACAGGGAACTTAGCGTCAAGAATGAAAGGAAGGACTGAGTTAAGAGTTTTGAAGTCAATAGCCATGATAGGCTCCTACTAGAGGTGTTCTCGAAAGAACGGGTTATATAATAAATAGTGATTGAAAAGTGAAAGAGGGTCTGTTTCTCTTTCATACTAATAATGTAACCTTCTGCCATAAAAAAGCAAGGTCAAAAAATGTCCGTTTTTATTTTGTTTCGACAATCTCGTAAATGTCGGGGTTAACAGTATGTAAATCTCCATCTTGATTTTCAATGATGGGGAACTTCTGTTCTTTTGTTGCCAAGAAGTCAACTACCTTTCCTCCAAGACTTTGAAAACCTTTGCTTCCTGTCGCTTGTTGGGGGTATCCCGATATGGGTTTGATGAAATCGCCTATTTTGAATGTGCTGCTCATTGGAGCCTCCATTTGTTTGGGTTATACTGTATTCTATCCGATTGAGTGAAAAAAGCAAGGACATTAAATGTCCGTTTTTATCTTGCCTCGACAGGCTCGTTTGTTTTGCTTCTTTTTTTTATTACTGGTGACGGTGTGAAGCCCACCGCGCCATTCGTGAAGGCTACCGCCCTCTTCAAAGTGCAACTTGCGTTCGACCCCTCTTATTCGAGCGAGTTCTTCAAGTTGTTTGTTCCGCCTTCGGATTTGAGCGCGGCTTACTGGTTGTTTCTGATTTGACATGGGATTATTCCTTTTTATAGGGTGAGCAAGGGGAGCGGCATCTATATTGCATAGTGACCTCCAAGGGTTAAGCGTTGATGATGCCCATAAGAGCGAACATTGACATAAGGAATGAGAGATAAAGGGTAATCAACAGCATGTTGACCTCCATTGTTTTGGGTTATATAGAATACTTATCGGGTTGGATAAGATTTGTCAAGAAAAAAGTTTATTTATTTTTTATCTCCCAGACTTTCTCGTCAAGGTCTGCGGGTTCTACTTGCCAATCACTTGCGATTGCGTTTCTGAAAGTTAGTCCGAACCTTTCAAGGTATTCATCTTTCAGTTTCATAAAGGATTGAGCGGCATTTTCGACACGCTCAGCATAGGTGAATAGTTCAGTAATAGGCATTTTGAAACTCCCTGTTTCTTGGTTATATAAGTAATCTATTGTGCTGGAAAGGTTTTGTCAAGAAAATAAATGATTTTAATTGGCATCGTCCAGCTTGCCTGACATTTCGAGTAGTGCCAAGATTGCAATCCAGATGGTATCGGTTTCTTCTTCGCTTAATCCTTCGCACTCTTCGAGGGTTTTCTGAATAAGATTACAATAGATCAGACCATCCGCAAGATGGTCGATGTTTTCCTTTGCTCGCTCAAACGGGGTCATATTCACCTCTTTTTCGTGCATTATACACCATTGTTTGTAAGATATCTCTTGAAAACTCTTTACCCTTAAATGTCCTAAGACCTTTGTGGTTCAGGGCGATTGCCATTTGTCTATAAGTGGCAACTTGCCCATATGAGTTGGCTTTCTTGTGGAAATATTCTATCCAGTTAAGTATTTTTAATCTGTGTTGTTTTGCTCTTGTAGCCCGAACTCTAAGGGCTTTGTCAAGTGCTTGAGGGTTGTTTCTAAAATCTCCAATACCGCTCATCACTCACCCCCTTTAGGTGGCTTAAAGCCCATAGAAGGACGCTCAGGAGCCTCTGGAGGAGCCTGACGGATAGCCACGGGCATCCCACCTAGGGTGGGCGGTAGGGTAGCACTAGAGAGGGCTACAACGGTTAAGATTTTGCTCAACAGTTCTTCTGATATGTCGATCGTTAGTTTGATTTGATTGCTCATGAGAGCCTCCTTATAGTATTTCTTGTCGTTCAATGTCGAAGTAACCTACATCTTCACTGAATAGGTATTCTTGGAAATCATTAAGATTTAAGCCATGCTCCTCGTCGAAGAGGTGCTCGAAGTATTCAAAGACGTGTGCCTCTGCCTTTCCTCTTGTGGAGAAAACGAAAACATCGTCCTCTTCTCCGCTGTGCCTGATTTTTAATGTGTAAACGTGTGTCATATCACTTCTCCTTGTTGTGGTTCTTTCGAGACACCAGTTTGATTTGGTTCTCTCGAAGGGTTACTTCCCCAGAGGGGAACATTATCCTGTAAGTCTTTGTGCCACCTTTGGTTTTGTTGTAGGTAGCCACGGTATCCACGTAGGAGGCTTCGATTTCTGTAATGAAGCCCATTTCCTTGTCTACTCCCTTTGCTCGGTCATAGTAAGACACCTCGCTTGCTCTGATTTGCACCAGTTCACCAGCGGTGTAGATGGGTGGGTGGTCATAAATCTTCCGAAGTCTGTCTGCTAACTTCGAGGAAGTCATTGTTTCGCAGTCCGAGAAGCAGGGTGTAGTGCCCCCAACGACAGCCAGCAAAATGCGATTGGCGCATTTTCGTCTGTTCTGAATATGGTGGATATAGGCGGTCTGTTGAGACTTGTTGAAGAACCGAGCCAAGAACAAGACCCACTCACGGTAAGCGGCATCCTCTCTCCACTTGCGGTCATGAGCCTTCTCACCCTTTTTCTTCGCCCGAAGTTGCGTGGTGGAGTTGCGCTCTATAAGAACCTTGGCGAAGTCCTCTTGACGAGGGGTTAACTTCTTCCATTTCTTGAGGCTCTTGACCAAGTCATTTAGGGTGAGTTCGTCGCGACGATTGCCGAGGACGATTGCTGCTGCGGCAGCATTAATGAGTTCGCTTCGAGTGATGGTCATTGTGACCTCCATTTGTTTGGGTTATACTATACTCTTATCGGGTTCAACCTATTTTGTCAAGAAAATAGTTGTTATTTGTCTATGACCTCGAACCATCGGGCATACTCTTCCCTCAGTTCTTCTTCGGAATAAAGTAATGTTGTGGAATAGTCCGTACCTTCGGGTCTGTGGCAAGTCCAGAAGATACGATAGATGGTTTCATCCAACCCACCTTCTTCTATTCCTACGACTAGCCCAACATCGTTGGTATCCTGCATTGTATCTATGATAAGTTGACCTATTTCTAGTTTCATTTTATTCTCCTGAGCCAGACCGAACCGAGTGTATCGACAAAGTTAGGGCTTGGTAAAATTATCCATTGTACCGTAACGGTCGGGGGGTTCACCCTATCGCCCGTAGGTGTTCCATAGGTTTTAGTGATAACTCCCAGACTTTCGGGGTGATTAACGTGCTGGATTAAATCTCCTACTTGCATAATACCTCCAAGTGGGGCACGGGGTGGTAGGTGCGGTAGCCCTCTGTGAGCCATTCCACCAGAGCCATGCCACCATCAAAACCCACAACTATTCCCAACCATTTGGCTCTTCTTGCACTTACCCGTTCGGGCAGGTGCTTTACTAAAGTTCCTATTTGCATAATACCTCCAGCCCTTCGGTTCTTACCCAGCCAGTTGAGTTACTGCCTAGGGCGAACCAATAGACTTTCACATGGACTTTGGAACCAATGCTAACTTTGGTAATCATCCCCAACAGTTCGTTGGTTGTGCCTTTTACTAAATCACCTATTTTCATAATGTCCTTCCTTGTTCTGGTGGGTGTATCATCTTTAAGTCATAACTACTGTACCACCCGTTCTGGGTAGTGTCGGGGAAGTGGACTAGATAAGCACGTTGTCTGTTACTCGCTTCTGGGAAAAACCATCCAAACTCCACAATAATCCCGATGTTATCAAGTCCATCGTCTACTAAATCTCCTATCTGCATAGAACCTCCAAGCATGTGGGGTTGCACCAGTGGTAGCCGTCAAGTTCCTTATAGCCTGTCCCCGAGAACAGAACTTTATGATTGTGAGCATCGTTCCAGTCAACTCTTATCTCGACGATAACGCCCAGACCAAGTTGACCTACGAACTTTACTAAGTCTCCTACTTCCATAGAGCCTCCAAGCATGTGTCGAAATAGTGTCCTGTGTCTCCATTGTGCCACAGCACCACACAACACAGTTCACCCTTTGGGTGAGCCAAGAAGGTGTCTTGGACTATGCCTATCCTTGGGTCTTGTTTGGGGTGATTGTCATGTTTTATTCTTCTTACTAAGTCTCCAACATTCATCGAAGCCTCCATTTGTTTGGGTTATACTGTATTGTAACACTTTGAAGCACTTTGTCGAGGACAGAAAATGTCCGTTATCCTACGACCTCCAGCCTGTGGATCTCAAAGGAAACTTCAGCCCCACCGAGAACACCGTTATTCCACAGAACCGTAGCCATGTCGACCACATCTTCGCCCTGCAACCCTTTGGGATAAATGTCTTGATAAAGACCTATAACTATTCCCATAGCCTTGGGGTTAGTTTTCATAATAACTAAATCGCCTATCTTCATATTACCTCCAAGTGATTGAGCCACATCCACATAGGAAGCCCGTTGTCCCACTGAACTTGTGCTTGCAATCGCAAGGAATGGTTTTCAACTGCTATCACGATACCTATGCCCCAGTGGGGGTTCGGGGGGTTGATGACTAAATCTCCGATTTGCATAATGCCTCCAAAGCCCAAACGGCAATCCATCGAATTGTCCCATCGTTCCACACGACATGAGCCTCATTCGCAACGGGCTTCGCCATTCCTATGATGACACCGACTTGGTGGAACCCATTCTTTGTCTTTACTAAATCTCCGATTTGCATACGACCCCCAACATTCCATCTTCAGCATACTCATGACAACTTTCTCCCCAATAGCAATGCTCCCCGTCTTGTGGGAAGTCTGCTCTCCATAGGAAGTCTCGCTCATCATCGAACAGCAGGGTCACCATCCCAATGACGGTAGACCGATCACCTTCCAAGTGATACCACCAGACGAGATCGCCTACTTGTAGGTTGTCCAGTTGTTCTATAATGTCTTTCATTTCTTACCTCGCATAAACTTGATTTCATACCGAGCCATTGGGACGCGCTTGAGTGTTCCATCTGGTCTGAACCAGTCTATCATGTAAGGATGCTGAAGCCCTTTTATTTCCATTATCATCCCCCAGTATCCGTAGACCTCTGAGTTTTGCTTGGCTTTGTTGCCAGCGGCTGACAGTTCTACTAAATCACCTACTTGCATAAGACCTCCAAGTGGCGGTTGGTGGACGACACTTCATATCTGAAGCCAACATGGTTGGTTAGTCCGATAATAACCCACCTGTGATTGTGTGCTTTTTCAACTACAATCCCGAATTCAGTGGTGTCTTTGAATTTTATTAAACTTCCGATTTGCATACTGCCTCCAGTGATCCATCGTTAAACCAATAGTGTTCCTGCCGCTTGGGGCAATAACAACGAAGCATTTTGTTGTTATCACCAACCTTAACAACAATAAGAATATTGCCGCCCTTGTAGTATCTTGCTAAATCTCCAACTTTCATGATACCACCTTGCACATAAAATAGAGCCATTCACGCTCTTCACCTTCACAAAGAACAGTGTAAGAGCCTTTCATAGCGTTTAGCCGAAGGCAAACCCCAATGTAATCTTGGGGCTGCTCTCCAGTGTAGTCAGTGTAGTGTATCAGTGATCCAACTTCATCATTCATAATGTCTCCATTTGTTTGGGTTATACTATAATGTAACACTTTGGGGCACTTTGTCGAGGACATAAAATGACCGCTTTTACAGCCATTTGTTGATAAGCTTGGTAACATCGGCTGCATCGAGTTTTGCCTTTGACCGCTTTTTCGTTAGAAAAGCCATAGCCTTGGCATGTCCTTCCTCTATCCACTCGTCACCTATGGGGGTTTCGGATGGAGACAGCACGGAGACAAACTTCGGGGCTTGGTAATAAGGGGACGAGAACTTTACAAGGCTCCTTGGATGGTCGGTTATACCCAGATCACCGAAGGAGACAATCTTTGTCTCGTTGTCTATCTGGACTGTCACATCAAGCTGTTGTTTGTAAGCATCATCCCGATAACAGTAGCGAGAAGCCCCATCATGAGCAGCACAGAACAGCGAGAGTTGATCCCAATTAACAGCGGTAACAACACCAATGACTTCTCGGTCATCTCTGTCATAGCCTTGCCTCACTGCGAGATTGAGCAGTGCTCCTTCGGAGATACCCATTTTTTCTACAAACTTCTTATAGAAGGCTCTACGCCAGTTGCGGTTTGCTTCGATAGCATCGGCAGTGTAACTATCCATCGCAACACAGTTGCGACGATTGTGGGCTTTTGAACCACAGAACCCACACTTAGGAGCAGACCTAGCCACCCCAGTACGGGAGGTGGAGGCTTTCAGTTTTGCTGCCTCTTGTTTGGCATGAGCGTCCTTGCACTTTTGATACCACTCTCCCCAGTAACGGGGGGTAGCATACCAGTGACATGTCTTTAGGGTCTTGCTTATCCCTAGGGGTATCACGGGGGGTGACTTTGATAAATAAACATAGTCCTCGGCTACACGGGGGCAGTTGGTTGCGTTGTGGGCTGCGTTTCCGCAATAAGAGCATTTGGGTGCGGCTCTGTGGCTGGATCTTCCTTTGTTGTTATATATATTCATGATTACTTCTCCTCTGGAGTTCTAGGGGTTTGTCCACCTGTGTTGACAGGCTTCTTTGGTTGTTTCTTGATGGGGACGTAGCACAGACCATTTTGGATCATCACACTGGCGGTTCTTCCGAAGAAGCCCTGAAGTGACCAAGCCAAGCCAGTGTCGATAAGGTGTTGCCACGCTTGAATGTATTGCTCGTCGCTTTCAGGCTCCTGAGCACCTTCGGCTATCATCGTAGCCTCTAAGTTAGTTAGTTTCTTCATCGAAACCTCCTGTTGTTTGGGTTATACTATATTCTATCCGATTGGCAGACTTTTGCAAGGACAAAATATGTCCGTTTTGCTATTCTACCCTGTATGTCGGACTCGTTTGATTTCATATTCTTTCATAGGGAATGTTCCATCGCCACAGTTAAAACCGTACCAATGGATGACGTAGGGGTATCTATCCCAGCGACCCCGCTCGTCCCTTTTATGCCTCAACACCATCCCAATCATGTCATAAACTTTGTCGTTTTGCTTGGCTTTCCGACCAGCCGCAGACAGTTCGACCAGTTCTCCAATCTTAAATCTGAAGTTCATATCACACCTTCCCACTGTCTACATCTTGGACGATAAGCAGAGGCTCACCATTCACATAGGAGGCTGAAACGAACGCATATTCGCTGATAAACGCCCCATCCTTGAGTTCTTCGTGGAAGTGTTTAACGTCCCCGCTGGTGAGCCACAAACGCTCGTCAGGGGTCACGTATGCGCTTGCTGTGGCAAACTCATGAACATCTCCAGACCATTCACCTAGGTTATCTTCTGCTAGCATTTGTGCGGTTTTCATTATTATTTCTAGTTTATCGGTCATCTTGACCTCCTTTGATTATTTTACAGTTTTCGTTTAAGAGATAGTCAGTCCAGTGTTCCTCGGCAGAGTTGCTAGATAGCCAGTGGACTACCACATGTTCTTTAAGGTTGTGATGGCTCGTTAGCCTTTTTTCTACATGCACCACCCACCCAGTGTCGGGTAGCCCAGCAGAAGAACCTACCATATCGCTCTCCCACAGGATCATATCGCCTACTTCTAGTTGCATAGTTGCTCCATTTTTTTGGTTATACTATATTCTATCCGATTGACCAAGAAAGTCAAGGACATTTTTTGTCCGTTTATGAAGTGTGCCAGCCGTACTGTTCAAGTCTTTTCTTAAGTTTCCCAGCGTTGCGACCTCTTCTAGAGGGGTGGAACTTGGCTATCAGGGGAGCAAGGTAGGCATTAACTTCGTGTAATCGCCTGTTCTTTGCTATCCACTCCCAACACTCGGTGTAACCATTGTTAAACCATTCCTCTGAAGGTATGTTCTCACTAGGTGCTAGGACGTTATCTATCCGCACTCCCCAAGAGGAACCACGGGCAAAGAGTTCGGCTATTTTACCTGCTTTTCCATTCACTGTGTCGTTCTCGACAATGGTATTCCAAGGGTTTTCAAGAGTGAATGTGTCACCGTTAACCAAAGTCTCAATCTTCATAACGGACTTGTATTCCCAACTGTTGAGAGTTAGACCCATATTGACTTTATCCCAATCTATCTTTGTGATAATGCCTATCCCAGAAAAGTTCTCTATCCAGCCGCCTTTGTCTCTCCAGTGGTCAGCAGACAGGGATAGCAAAGCACCTTCGGCAAAGCCCATGCCTTTCACAAAGCGTTCGTAGAACTGCTTGCGGTAGTTTTGGGAGGCTCGTTCGAGGTCATCAACAAAGTTGTTCATAACATCACAGTGTCTGCGGTTATGCCCTGTCTCTCCGCAGAAGCCGCAAGAACTCTGTCGCTTGGCTGGCTTTCCGTAGAGCCGTTCTTTCCGCGCTTTCTTTTCTTTTCTGTCGTCTTTTCGACGCTCTTGGCGACGGTGGGCTATTCCCATCCTTTGAAAGATGGTATCATGGTAAACCAACTTGCCGTTGTTATCGCGTCTACCGTAAGACTGCTGTTGCCATTGTCCATAGAGGGTAATGTCTGGCTCCTTGCCTTGCTTTTGTAGTTCCATCATTTTGGCTGGAGCAGGGCAAGTCATCCACATGTGACCTTCACTACCACAGGTAGGGCAGTGGGTGGTTCGTTTATTTTGTTGTCTGTTCTCGTATATTTTCATTCCGACCTCCAAGTCGTTTGGGTTATATAATACTCTTATCGGGTTCATCTTGTTTTGTCAAACATTTTCTTGCTTTTTCTTTATTGCCTCGGTGATCTCGATGAAATCTTCAGGCTTGATTTTCGCTAGGGCTAGTGTTATGGTGGTAGGGTCGGAGTTCATTTTGTCTAGAATGTCCTCCAGCAGCCACACATCAGCCTTTTGCAGTATGTCAATCGACCTGACTGACAGTTGTAGTTCGATCAACTCCATCTTCCACCTCCTCTATCACTTCGATCTCGTTGGAGGAACAGCCAATATAGTCTCCGTTCTCCAAAGCCACATGCCATCTTCCCCACTGCTCTTGCCCGAACTTATCGACACCTTCATCAGCCATTACTATCCCGATGCGTTCGGAATAAACGTAGCCTTTCTTCGGTGTCCATTTCTTCACAACGACCAGTTCCCCGATCTGAATGGCTTTTTTGTCTCTGTTTATTTTTATCATAGTTTCTCCAAATAATCTATATCGTGCCAGTCATAGCCTGTGCCTGTTTCACCACAACCGAACCAATGAATAAGCACATCTTCGCCAGTGCCGACCTCCACAATCATGCCCATCCCCCAGTAGGGGTAGCGGGGAGCGTGGACTAAATCACCTACTTTCATATTACCTCCAAGTAGTAGCCGTATTCGTGGGCTTCATGCGGCTGGTGTGCCCATTGCACAATCCACTCATCGTGCTCGTCAAGCACGCCCCCCTTCCCACGGTAGGAGAGTATCATGCCTATCCAATCGAACTCTTCGCACTCAGGGGTCGAGAAGCCCTCTTTGATCCTTACCAAATCACCAGTTTGAAACATCATCGCCTTTCTCCTTAACGTCCAAGAACGCGCCAATGTAGCCCGCAGGACACACATACATGATCACTCGCCAGCCCATAAACATCTGGGGTAGACGGGTAGACCACGGGGATACCTCGGTATCATCTGTCTCTGCGTAAACGTCCATAGTCGCACCGCAGTCGTTCGATGCTTTCTTAATAAAGAACGCACCCTCCGTAGCCTCTATCACTAGGGCTTTAATCTTTTCTTTTGCCTCGTCAAACGGGGCTTTCTTTGTATTCCAATGTAAATTAGCCATTTATCACCTCCATTTCGCTTTCTAAATGCCAGCCGTTGCAACCATCTGCCCATTCAATCCAGACCGAACCGTCAGTCTCATGCACAACAGTCACCCATCCAATGTCTCCATCGTAATGGTATTTTACTAAATCACCTACTTTCATGACACCACCTCCAATTCATCTGCAAATCTCCACTCAGCACCAAGCCCAATCCAATGGACGTAGAACTCTGGGTTCTTGCAGTCGGGATCATCGCAATCTATGATAAAACCAAAGCAAGTGAGAAGATGGTATCTTACTAAATCTCCGACTTTCATAATACCTCCAAGCTGTCGGTGTGACAAAGAGTATCCATTCCACATCGCCACAATACAACTCTTGCGTCCTCTGACCATACTCTTATCACGATGCCAATCTCTCCATCGCCTCTTCCTCGCACCAAATCACCTATTTCCATAGATCACCTCCAAGTCTGCTACAAGTTGGTTTACCTCGAAGCCGCCATCTTCATCCATTATCAAGACTGTGGCTATGTTACCTGTTTGTCGAACATCGACGACAAGCCCAAATAACTCACCCCAATGCTCTGTTGTTACTAAATCACCTGCTACAATCATTTATCACCTCGAAGTTTTGGGTTAGTTCCCACTTTTCACCCCAACTGTTGTTAGTCCATAGGACTTTTGCTTCAGTCTGTGAGTTGTAGTTCTTCTCCACTATTATCCCCAGCGCACCGCTGTGGACTGCGTGTCTTACTAAATCTCCTACTTGCATATTACCTCCAAGTCTACGTTCTCGAACCAACCTCTATCTCCATCGCCCCAGTGAATGTAACTGGAGGTAAATGTGTAGTGGTTCGGTCTGCTTTCACATGTTCCGATGCGCACAACTATCCCAACGTCTGTTTCGCTGGGGTGTCTCCAGACAACTAGATCACCTACTTCTATTCTATTCTTCATTTATCACCACCAGATCCTCGACATAACAGATCCCTATCGTTCCCTTGCTTGCCCACATAACTCTTGCTTGCGCTTGCCTCCCTGAATATGGGGCAACGTGCTCAACCACAACACCTACGGTGTTTTCCCAGCCGAAGCGGGTTAGTCTTACCAAATCACCTACTTTCATGTCAGTATCCTACCTGTATTTCGCGCTTGACATGAATGTCGCTACCATACCAATCGCCACGTTCCACAACATCGTCATTCTGTTCGCCAATGCGAACGAACCGATACCCATTTTGCGTTTCTTCTTTCTCGTCCATAGCGTTGAAGAACTTCTCGAACATTTCAACGTCTATGTAAGATGAATACCACTTGACGCTATCGACTGTAAAGAGCCAATGCCCATCACCTTGATAGTCTTTATCTAAGTGGAAGTCAGACATATCTCCGAAGATATGAGCCATGAGTTCAGTTGTATTAAGAAAGGTGAGGAACTCACCTTGTAAGTCTTTGTGTATTGCTATTGCAACATCTGATCTGTATCCCATTGGACACCTCCATTTGTTTTGGTTATACTATATTCTATCCGATCGACAGAAAAAAGCAAGGTCATTTTTTGTCCGTTTTTACTTTTTTTAACTCTATCTCTGCTATGTCTTGTTGTCTGCCGCCAGCCCACTGGACTTTGTACCACATGTGACCGTTGTATTTGTAACGATAGGTCACAATCCCCACCAATGCTTGATAGAGAAGGTCGTACCTGAATTCGACGAGATCGCCGACTTCAAACTTAGCGCGCATTATGCACTACCATTATCTCGACTCCATAAAGACCACGGGTGATCGTTCCATCGCCCCACACCACCTCATAGCGACGATCTCGCTGCCCGATGCGAGAAGCCTCCCTGATGATGCCGATACGACCATAATCCGTGTATCCTGTCCACATAACTAAATCACCTACTTTCATCATTCACCGCCATAAGTTCAAGATGATGGATCTCTTCCCCAAAGACACCATCGCTCCACTGGACATCATACCACTTTGTGTGTATTGTATTGGGGTAAACTTTCGCTATCACCCCAATTTGTCCGTGGTCTTGGTCTTTACCGATCCACATAACTAAATCTCCTACTTTCATATTGCCTCCAGTTCATCAGTCCAATAAAGACCTGCGCCCATTCCATCGAGCCAATGGACTGTGACCATAGTGTATTTCTCGCCTTGTGTGTATTCTCTCGACCTATTATCAATCACAATCCCGATCCCTTCGTAGTGATCGTTCTCGTGGATAACTAAAGTTCCTATTTTCATTGTGACCTCCTATAGTCCATAGCGTTCTAGGACTTTGAGATCCCCTGGTTCTACTTCCTGACGGGAATAGATCGAGTAATGTCGATAATCATAGCTACTTTCATAGACGAAGACCTCCACTTCAACCCAATCTTTTTTGGGGTGTCCTGTGAAGTCCACAAGAATGTCGAGATCGGTTGGTTCCGCGCCAGTCGTTGGAAATAGCCACCTGTCATAGTATTCATGCTCCCCATCACGGGTCATGATTGTGAATAGATAATGTTTCATGTTGACCTCCTTGGTCGTTTGGGTTATGTTAGTAATGTATCACGGTCATTAAATAAATCAAGGACAAATTATGTCCATGTATTTTTTATACAGCCTGGTGCTCCATTGGAAAGCCTCTATCTTATGGTGAGACATGCTCTCACCATCTTCATAATAGGTTGTGTCTCCATCATTCCAATAGACTTCCCATGCAGTGCCGTCTTCGTGTTCTTTGCCTTCGGCACAAACAACCCCGACGAACATCCCACTGCTGTCTAGCACTATGTCTCCGATCTCAAATCTTGTCATTGCGACCTCCACTATCTCTATACGAGAAAATGTCGGGGTTGCGGTCTTGGATCTCCTGGATGGCTCGTAAGGTTTGCTGGTAGCTTTCTTTATATTCGTCAAGCGGGTTCATTTCGTAGGCAACTTGTAGCTCATAGGCTCGTTCCTTCACAACCGCCAAGATCAGTATGTCTACTTGCTCATGTATGGTGGGATCTCTTCCTAGGATCCCTCTCAATTCATTATTCATCTTTTTAATCGCGCTCATGGCTATCTCCTTTTATTTCTTTGCATTTGTAAGCGAGAGATTGATCCATAAGGAAACTCTCATTCTTAATTATATCGTGGAAACGATAGTTGTTTATCACAACTCCATCGTCACGATTGATTGTCTCTATGCCTATAAATAGAAGCATGTCCCAGCCACGATCCCATGAGTTGTTGTCATGGTTCCACTGGTTTGTTCTCCACTGGCAACTGTATAATAATCCTGGTGTCATATTGTCCTCCACAGTTTTGGGTTATACTATATTGTATCCCGTTGTGGTTCAGTTGTCAAATCTTTTCTGTTGCTTTTCTCTTCATGCGCGTTTCCTTATTATGGTCAC